GCCGAAGTCAATCGCGCCACTGGAGTCAGTGATGCTCCCGTTCGCCAGGGTCAGGTTGCCGACCGAAGAACCAGAGGCCAGGGTGGCGACGCCGGCGCCCAGAGTACCAGTGGTGCTCAGGTTCTCGTCGCCGAAGTCAATCGCGCCACTGGAGTCAGTGATGCTCCCGTTCGCCAGGGTCAGGTTGCCGACCGAAGAACCAGAGGCCAGGGTGGCGACGCCGGCGCCCAGAGTACCAGTGGTGCTCAGGTTCTCGTCGCCGAAGTCAATCGCGCCACTGGAGTCAGTGATGCTCCCGTTCGCCAGGGTCAGGTTGCCGACCGAAGAACCAGAGGCCAGGGTGGCGACGCCGGCGCCCAGAGTACCAGTGGTGCTCAGGTTCTCGTTGCCGAAGTCAATCGCGCCACTGGAGTCAGTGATGCTCCCGTTCGCCAGGGTCAGGTTGCCGACCGTGGTGCCCGAGGCGAGGCTCGAGGCATCATCGGCGGTCAGCGCACCAACCTGGAGATCGCCGTGATCGTAGCCTGCGCCGCCAGTGTCGATGGTGGTGCCAGTGGCCGGGTCCACGGTAGTAGTGTCGAAGAGCTTCAGAACACCATCCGTGGCATCCCGGAAGATGCCCCAGAAGCGCTGCGAGCCATCGTTGTACGTGCCGTAAAGGCCCATGTCGACGGTGTCGCCCCCGGTGTTGCCGCTGGCGAGCTCGATCAGCGGGTCTTCGACCGACAGAGTCTCAGTGTTGGTGGTGACAGTGGAACCGTTAACCGTCAGGTTACCGGTAACTACAAGGTCGTTGCTGACAGTAAGGTCGTTGCCTACGACAAGGTCACCGTTCCCGTCCATAGTGGACGCAACGTCAGCCTTAACCTTGCCACTCTCTAGAAAAGCTAGGAAGCCCATGAACTCTCCTTGGTGCTAGGGGCTGCCTCGAGAGCAGCCGGCGTCTAGACAAAGAGTAGGGCAGAATAGGGACGGAAAAAGACTTAGTCAGCTGCTAGGAAACTACCAATTTGTCCCAACAGAGTGGAAATGTCCGTAACTTCTGCGAAAGGCGGCTCCGCCTCTTCGGCCGCCGACGAAAGAATGTTCATCAGGTTACGAGTGACCTGGTTGTGCAGGACCACTCGGTCCTGGCTTCGTTGGGCTACCGCAGCTTTAGCCTCTTCTAGCTGTTGCTGCAGGCGCTGCTGAACCTCCGCAAACTTGCTGGAGTATGCAATCTCATCTTTACGGAGAGCTTTCCAGGCCGAATAGAGCTGGAGCAGGTGCTCCTCGGTGATGGCTTCGGGAGCTGGCTTCGTAAACAGGCTCATGTGTACGCCGTCATGATTCGAATGTTAATTAATACCTGGTCGCTCATGTGACTACCCACCTGAACAACCACGCGTCCCGCCGCAACTTCGGGGGGACTAGTGCTTAGTTTACCTGGGTCAGTAGCTGATAAAAAGAGAAGATCGCCAGGGCTAGCCCCAGGGGCACCGTCTTCCAGTTGGTACTGAGAGAGTCCACTGACCTTAAGGCTCGCGGAAGCTCCGTGCGGGACGTCTGCTGCGACAAACCCAACTCCAGCTCCGGTGAGCTCACTCGTGGCCACAGCCAGCTGGAGCTCCTCGCTGTCGTCAACGTAGACAAAGGCGCCTTCGTTGATGGTGTTGCCTGTGTTGTTGAGAAACGCCGGCGTGATTACGCTGCTGGCGCCTAACTGCGCGGTGATGACGATCGGGTTAGGCTTCGGGATCAGGCGGATTGTCGACATCGACAACCTCCTCTACGGGCTTCTGGCGTCGACGGCGCGTCCGGCGGGGCTTCGGAACGTCAGGGACCGAGTCCGCAACTTTGACGGGCTTTTGCTTCTTATAAGCCAGGTGGCTGGGTAGCGGACCCTCGCAAAAGACCCCGCGCGCTACCAGGTACTTCACCGTGGCGTCTTCAAACTCACGCTCAGTAAGCAGCAGTTCTTCCAGTGGGGCTACCCTGCGCTGCCCTCCAAAGAGAAGCACAACGTTCTCAGAGAGGTTAGAAACCACGTACATGCTTAGTCGTCCTTAGTTAGGTGACGCGCGGCTAGTATACCTGCTGTGGGCAGGCTTAGTAAGCCCCCAACTGCCAAACTAGGTAGTAGGCCGTGGCCTGCGTACGTTTTCCACGCACCAAATAGACGTTTTCTAGCTGCGTCATACGCCTCGCCAGAAATTCGTCCCTGGTCTTGCATGGACTTAAGACCCTTGAGGGCTTTAACGCTAGCCAGACCTTCTTCACCAAGAACCTGGGCTGCAGGTATACTGGCCAGGGCCATGCTCGCAGGTACGTGCCCTGTCGCATCCGTGTCCCCGGTGGCGGCCATGTACAGGCCCCCCGCGCCGAGACCCATCCCCAGGCCTCTACCAGCACCAGTGCCGCTGAACCTACGAAGCTTATTGAGTAGCCCAGGACCTTCCTTGGTGGCGTGGCCTAGCTCGTGGGCTACGACGTCAGCCTTGTTTATAATGTCGGAGGACCCGATGTTGATAAGGCCTCGGCGCCTAGCGGGGCCCAGTATTTCGTCGCCGTGGTGTTCTAGCCCAAGGTCTTTTGCGGCACTAGGGCTTTTCATGGCGTCCGCTAGCTGATCACCAAACTGGCTCTGCACAAAGTACGCGTTTTGTCCTTTAGAGTGGATCTGGTGCGGAGCATATAGAGGCCCACCGGGCTTACTAAAGCCTAACGATTCGGCGATTTCGTCGTAAGTCAACCCCTGGCCGTGTCGGATTTGGGTTTTGGCTTGCTCAAGCATTTCCGGAGAAGCGTCAGCCATGCCTCCTATGTTCTTAGGAAGCTTAAGTTCCCCAGGAATGTCTTCCGCAGGAAGCGGGCGCCGTTCATTCCAAAGGTCCTGAAGCACAGACTCTCGTGTAGCGTCATTTCCTCCTCTACGCGCGTAGTGCCCTCCGCTGGTTTCTTTGTCGGGGTGCGCAGCCCGGGCCTTAGCTAGTTCTACTTCATGATCAATGTCAGAAACATTGCCTTTGAAGATTAGATCGTCTGGAACCTTAGTATCTAGCAGAGTGCGAGCACCGCTAGTCGTTAGCATTAACCCCGCGGGGATGCCTAACATAGAAGCTGCCATGCCAGCCGCGTGATTGCGTTCCCACTCCTCATCAGAGATGGCAGACGGCGCTCGGAGCAGGGAAGGCTCATCTTCCCAAAACATCCGCGCTAGCTTTGTAATCGGACGGGGGCGCATGGCGGGGCTTACTCCTCGTAGGAGGGAGCTTCGTCCTCCGACGCCTTGCGGCGGGCGCGGCGGGTGCGCTTGGACTTCTCTTCCTCAGCAGGGACCTCAGGCTCAGCAGGGACCTCAGGCTCAGCAGGGACCTCAGGCTCAGCAGGGACCTCAGGCTCAGCAGCAGGGACCTCAGGCTCAGCAGCAGGCTCAGGCTCAGCAGCAGGCTCAGGCTCAGCAGCAGGCTCAGGCTCAGCAGCAGGCTCAGGCTCAGCAGGGACCTCAGGCTCAGCAGCAGGTGAACCCTGGACTATAACGAGTTTGCCCTCTTCCACTAGGGCCTTGAATCGGTCCGTGGCCAGGAGGGTGTCCGGGACCCGGACTACCTTCCTAGGGTAGAAGCCCCACCACCGCTCTGAGATGATTACGCGAATGTGCCTCTTAGAGACGTTCTTTACCTTAGCCACGTTGCTACCCTGCTTGGGGAATGTTCTGAACGAAGTATAAAAGAAAAGGCCTTGGAGGGAAACCGCCAAGGCCTTTAGTTACGTTCCTAGGCTAGGAACTTACGCGCCGGGCGCAGCGATATCCGTGATCCTGGCGATGCCGTTCACGTTGCCGATACCGATGCCCGGAGCCGAGTAGCTCCAGAACTCGATGATGTCAGCCTCCTGCTTGATGAACAGGGTGGCGTCCTGCAGCAGGAAGAAGTTGCCGAGGTACTCCTGCGGGGCGAAGAACCAGATCTCATCGTTGGCGATGATGTCGTTCTTGATGGTCGTGATGACCGGGTACCCGTACAGGCTCTTCTCGCCCTCGATGCCCTCATTGTAGTGACGCGAAGCCACCGAGTCACCAATCTGCGCGGCCTGCATTTCCATGGCGTAGTTGTACAGCTCCTTAGTCATCAAGAGCTTCCCGCAGGGAATCTTGTTGGCTAGAAGCATGTTGACACCAGCACGAATGATGGCAGGGTCGAAGTTCGCAGCGCCAGCCTTAGCCGCGGCGGTGCCTTCGTTAGCAACAGGTACCGCCGCCTTCACCGTCTCCATGAACTTCTGGTCTTCCTGGTCCGCCATATCCTTGACCGAGTTGTCAGTCAGGATCTTGCGGATGTCGTTCTGATAGGTCATCAGCTCGAACTTCGACTTCGTGAACCGCTCGGATTCAACCTTGCCGAAGTAGACCGAGTACCGGGGACCCCGGAACCAGCTGCGCTGACCCGTACCCTTGAAGGTCACGTAGGTGGCCGTGCTGTCCGGCTCCTTCTCGATGATCTTCCGGGGCTGGTCCGTGTTGACGTCGCGGTCCAGCTCATCGGGGCCGATCTCAACGGGCTCGAGGATTTCCCGGGCGAACGAGTCCTGGCGCATCCGCGAACGGATGAACCGGGAGCCCTCGTCCTCGGCTTCCTTGACCCGGCCCTCCTCGAGCTTCCGAACGAAGTTCGAGTTGATGAACTGGGCGCTAAGCTCTGCAGTTTCCTTGCGAGGCATTTTTAGCACCCTTCCTTAGAGGCTGATGTAGAGGTCGCAGGTGGCGTTGTCGCCAGCGCCGACCACCTTCAGGCAGTATCCGAAAATCTGCGTGGTGGTGGGGAGCACCGCCTCACCGGCAGCAATCCCAGCGTCAACAATCTGGCCGTTGAGCAGGGTAACCGGACGTCCCGGGGCCATGAGCGCCTCGTCAAACATCTGGTCCGCTGCAGCCTTGTCGGGGTCGTTCCATAGACGAACGATGTACCCGCCGCCAAGAAGAACAGTGATCCGACCCGAAGCCTGCGCCGAGTACTCGTCGCGACCCTCGATAACAAGACCCCAGAGCTCGGGAGCCTCGATGTTAGCGTGAGCCGCCCCCGCGATCAGACTGGCGTCCTTGGCGGTACGCGCTTCGTCCACCGGGGCGTAGCCTGCACCGGCAGGATCCAGGCGAACCCAGTCTCCCGTGTGCAGAGAATCGTTACTCGGCACGCCGATGACAAGGTCCTCAGCGACCGCGCTACCGTTCGGCCACCCACGGAGAATGTCGAACTTAGAGTTCAGAATCGACATCTATTTTCTCCCTACTTAGAGAGCCAGTTGAGGAAGCGCTCATCGGCCGCAGAAGCCCTGCCTTCCTTGTTTTCAATACCTGCTGTCTTAACAGAGTCGGGTCCACCGAACTCATGCGCAGACTCTTCACTAGCTAACTTAGAGAGAATCTCGACGACAGACAAGTCCGCAGCCGAGAGTTTCTCTTTGATTTCATCCTCGTCCAGACCGGTGGCCAGCGCAACCTTGTCAAGCACGGGGGACACGAGGCTGTTACGAGCCTCGCTCTCCTTACGCGCGTAATCAGCAGCACGGGCATCGTACTCGTCAGCCGCAGCTTCGAGTACGGCGGCTACCTTCTCTAGGAGTGCGTTACTCATGGCTCACCATAAATCTTAGACTTCAGGAATTCCATGCCAATAGCAGACACAAGAAGAGACGCGCACTTTTGGGTGCGGTCTGTCTCATCCGCCGCGGCTTTGGTGCGAAGCAGCTCTGCTAGCTTACGGAGTTCTTGCGCGGTGACCTTGTGGTTCACGGAAGCCTCTCCACAAAAGCGTTGAGTTCTTCGTACGTCGGGTCTGTGTCAGAAGCACGAAGCAGCTCTGCCAGCTTACGCAGTTCTGCACCTTTCTCGGTCACAGGGTGCGCGGGCTCAGGCTCCGGCGCAGCGCTAGCAGTTTTCTCACGGTAGGCCTGCTTAGCCTCTGCGAGGATGCTGTCAAGCGCCTCTACTAGTTTGGACTTAGACATCAGATGCTCGTGAAGTCATACCCGCCGTAGTTGCCACCAGGTAGAAGTCCCTGGTTAGCAACCATGCGGTTAAGGCCCTGTAAGAGGTGCGGAGCTGCCAGGCCCGTGGCCAGGCCCCCGCCGTATGCCAGGCCGCGGTTTAGCGTAGCGTTGCCTTCACCAGCGCTCTCGCCTGCGGCGTAGCCTCCGGCAGCACCGGCACCCGCGGCTCCCAGGCCGGCAGCACCGAGCCACCAAGGACTGATGCCGCCCCCAGAAGCACCCTGGGCGGCTTCCGCTGCGGCCTCGCCAGCTCCGGCTCCGGCACCGCTTGCGCCGCCTGCGTTGGGAGCCTGCCAGTCAGGCATCTTGGCCAGCCGCTGCTCATCTAAGATGCGCATCTGTTCCTTGGGGTCCAGTTTACCCATCGTAGTAGCATCGGGCGCGCGCTTTACTTTACGGGCGCCACCGGACATGAGTTTACGTACCCCGCCGGGAAGCCCACCGCTGGGAGCCCAGAACGCCTCTTTGGTGCTGAAGTCAGCAGCGAAATCAACGCCAGCCACCTTCTGCCGCTCAGCTTCGAAGAGCTCGAAGTATGTATTTAGAGCAGCGGTGCGCATCTCTTATCGCTGACCAACCCGCGACAGCAGGCTGAGGGTGTTCCTGTAGCCCTTGTAGGCGCAGTGTTCCGCAGCGGTCTTAATGACCTCCGCGGTCTTGACGTAGCCGTCCTGGTACGCCGATTGCGCAGCGTGGGCCAGCTTCTCCCGCGTCTCGCGGTAGCCTAGTTCCATGGCCTGCTTCGTAAGCTCAGGGTTGGCTGCGGCGAATTTCTCGAAGCTGTCCGCCGACGCGACCTTCACGCCCGACCCTGCGGTGTTGTACTTGTCCATGCGAGCAACAAAGCCATCACAGAGAGCAGCGCCAAAAAGCTCCGCCTCCTTGATGAGAGCTTCCTGCTCCGCAGTGGCAAGACGCTGCGCGATCTTGGTCAGGTCCTGCGTAGGAGTAGCCTGCGGCCGTGCGCCAGCAGTCTTAGTCTGCGTATCCGCCGCAGCCACTGCTGCCTTGACAGCATGGCTAAGCGTATTAGCTGTGTCAGTCTGGACAGAGGCGGTCTTCTCGGTGGGAGTGTCGGTCCCAAGCTTGTCCAGAATTTCCGAAAGGCTAGGCATCTTACAGTTCCTCTCTGGTGTACCTGCAGACCACGGTTCAACAGTATACGTGTTTTACAGGTGGCACAATAGTTCAGGCTAAAAGCCAGGCACCTAGCGCCTGGGCTGTGGCATCAAAATCAGCTTGTTCTCCAAGCACCGGGTCCACCGACCCAAGCTTGACAATCGTCTCAGGTAGTTTAGTCGGTGTGTACGCGCGTGCAAAGAGCCTATCTGCGTAAGAAGACACTGCGAACTGCGGTACATAGCTGGCGGTCCGTTCAACGAACGTAGTGCTGTCAGGTACAATCAGGTCCTCTCGGACTCGCATAGACTTAGGGCGCATCATAGCAAACGCGCCTGCACCCAGGCCCCCGGAAGCTAACCAGCGAAGTCCGCGATCACCGATTGTAGGCTTGAGTAGCTTGTTTGTGAGAGCGGCCAGCGCCAGGCTGCCAAGAGCGCTGCCCCCTAGTGCTTTAAGGTGCAGGTCTTGTGCACTCCGCACCGCGCTACCGGTGGTGTAGTGCAGTTTCCCCGTGGCTGTGTCCCGAACCGGGATAGCAGAGAGATGGCCCCCCTCAAACGGAGACCTAGACGGAAGTACCGGAGACGAGGCCAGCTTCATCATCCCGCGATCGGTCCAGTCGCGCCGGGCGGCCCAAAGCGCAACTTTCTCTTTCACTTCGTCATCAGGCTCAGCGCTGGGATCGATTACCCCTGTCTCGATTACCGCGGACGCTAGTTCTGGGTGCTTCGCCATGATGCGAAGCAGATCGCCCTGAACGCTGATTAGCTTTTCAATGACACCCTGCGGTAGCTGCTGGCCTGTCAGAGAGTAGACTAACAGACGCAAGAACTCAGGAGTAGTAAGAAGTACCCCCATGTCTGAGAGGCTTGCGAGGACCCGAGGGAACTTCTTACCGGACAGCCACCCTAGGTCATCGTTGTCAAGCGGCTGGTAGCCGGACAGCACCTTGGGGATGATGTTCTTTACCCAGCCCCGAAGGAGCTTAGCGTTGTTGGGGTCGGTGCTCTCTTCGGAGTCCTGCCCTGCTGGACTGACCCCGAATCCAACACCCTCGACGTACTTGTCGATCTCCGCTGCTTTAGAGAGAAGGCTCGCCAGGATCTCTCTAGCTGCTACTTTCTCCCCCAGGGACGCTGACGACTCCGTGAACTCTGGCGTTGCGCTGTCTCTCGCTACTTTCTTGAGCATGTAGCCTGTGCGGTCCGCCGGACGCCACACAACAGAGATGTCAAAGAAGACAGGGTTGGGGTTGTCTACGAAGACAATGCGGCCATCCGGGAGGATCTCGTTTAGGTGGTACTTAGCGTGGTCGCAGTACTCCGCGCGACTGGGGGCTTTATTAGCGCAGATGGAGCAAACGTCGAACTTGATCCTGCACCCCATCGAAACCGCCAAATCCCGCCCATCACGGATTTTGCTAGCGATATCCGGGGCTTTAGCGTCATCAATTTCAAGCACCAGCTCTACGCGGTGCATGTCTTCGTTGTAAAACGACTTAACTACACGTCCGAAAGACTTAGCAGGGTCCTTGTTGACGTGGGACCGGTATACATGCGCAGACGACTCAAAGGTCTTGTGGTGCTTGCGCAGCTCTGCCTCGGAGAATCCATCCCCATTACGGTTAGGCCCGTAGTACTCGCTAGCACCGATAGCCAGGACAAGGATGTAGGTCTTACCTGCCTTGGGCTTGATGCTCTTAGCCCAATCGCTGGCTTCGCTAGCGGTTTTGATGGTCTCCGGGTGGCGGAGATCCAGTAGCTGTACTGTAGGCTCAATGGTACCCAGTCTGCGGGAGACCAGCCTATCCTCGAGCTCCAGGAACTTTGTCAGGGACACTTAGTCCTCCAGGATGAGCTCCGCCACGATGTTGGAAAGGTGGCCGGCAGCGTGCTTGGTGACCTCGAGGTGATAGGCACTCGCCTCGGGAGCCACGACACTAGCACTCTTCACCAGCTTAGCAAAGGTCTGGTACGCAGCCTCAGCGTCAGCAGCGGTAGCAGCGCCATCAGCGGCCGTCTTGGCTCCCTGCTGTCCTCGGTTACCCATCATCTGACTGAGCCCGTACACGCCTGCGCCTACGCCCAGGGGCACCGCAGTCATCAGCGCCGTGTCCCTGAGGTCTTCGTTGGCCTTGTTGGCCACCATAGCGCCTGCGACACCTAGAGGCACCGCAGCTCCGGCGCCCATAGCCATACCTTTGCCTACAGACCCCAGTGCGTTGCGGACGTTGTTCCCCTTAAGAGAACTCAGAATCCTGGACCCCATTTTCTCAAGGCAAGCAATGACCGCAACGTCATGAGCGAACTTAGCGTTGAGGACGTTCTCCCGCTCCTCGCCCTCGCGCAGCTCTGCCAACTTAAGCAGCGCCTGAGACTTAGCGGCATGCTCTACCATAGCAGGCAGAGACGCATACGCAGTGAGATTGCTCATTACCGCTTCTCCGTTAACGCTGCCGACGCTTCTAGGCCCTGTCGGACAATGGTCCACGACGCGTTCTTAAGGTAAATCTTTTTACCTAACTCACGCAGCGCTGCGTCCATGTCGAAATCTGCTACGCCAGCCGTCTTAGCCATGAGCTCGTGGAGCTGCCCGGAGGAAGCTAGCTGGGCAGCCTGTCCCGTAACTTCCGGTAGCGCACCAGCGGTCTTGAGGTACTCGGTTAGGGTGTCGGTGTGCGTCATGTCCTTACTTCTTCTTCGAGAAGCGGCCAGTGACCGCAGTTTCAGCCTCAGCCAGACCCTTGATGCTCATGAAGTCCAGCCCACCCTCGTGCTGCACCGCTTCCCGCAGGAAAGACTTAGTGGCGTTGAGGTCGGTGGACAGGTTCGGGGCAAACCGAGCCATGGAGTGGTACGCCTCGAGCACGCGCTTCATCGGCGCTTGCTTGATGATATCGTCTTCCTTGCGGAGCTTAGATAGCACTGCCTGGCGAGCAGGGCTGTCTACCAGGGTGTTCTTGAGGCCCTTGACGGTGTCTTCCGCCAGGCCCCCGAGGATCCCCGCTGCGCTTTCGACAGCGAGACCCACGGCCTTCTCCGCGGCAACCTCGTCAGCCTTTACGCGCGTAAGCAGCCCGCCCAGGCCGTCGTTGAGGCCCCGGTTGATGCGGTAGCCATAGGTACTCATGATGGGCTTGCTGAGCTCATCCAAGTTGAGGATAGACCCGCCGATTATGCCGCCCGTCAGGATGTCCAACTTAGGCTGAATACCCTTGTCCAACACCGGAACTGCACGCCCGCCTCCACCGCTGTTGCCGCCACCTCCTGCGCTAGCGCCAAACAAACTTCCCAGAAAAGCCACCTTCTCCCGGTACGCTTCCGCGGTCTTACTTTCCATAACGAGACTCCATGAGCTCTAGGCCCGTCTGGGCGTGCAGCCCGCGTTCCCGGGAAACAATGAAGTGCCCTGCGGCAATGAGCGCCGGGGACTCGTCGTAGACGCGGTACTGCGCGGCTACCTTAACTGTGCCCTCGTCCGGCATCTGCGTGTACGTAGGGTAGCCCAGCTTCTCCCGCACAGCGTTGATGCAGTGCACAGCATCGGAGCCGTACGCCGCCAGGCTATCCTGCTCCCAGGTAGCCAGCTTTTCTCGGCTGTACATGCCTCGAAAGTCCTCAGCGATAGCCTGGCTTAAGTCGTCACAGAAGTAGAACGCCGACGCGATCTTGTCTCGAAGACCGTCCATGGTCCTAGCGATGCGTACTGCATTCCACTCTGCATTGCGTGCGCTGACTCGAGGCTCCCAGGCTGCGGTCTTACAAGAGCAGCTTTCGCAGCCACCCTCACAGTCGCAGCCCCCTTCTTCCATGCTCTCTTCCGCAGAGTTCTCATCGGCTACGTCATCGAAGAATAGTCCGTCGCCCTCATCCTCGGGAGGGGGGTTGGTGGGGTCGTCAGAAGCCTGCTTTACGGGGCGCACATCAACAGGACCACCGTAGTACTTATCAAGAGTAGACTGCGGGTCCGCGACCTCGAACTCGACCATACGGTCGTCACCTGCGGTCTTTCTGAACAGATCTAGGAAAGCTCCGGTGTTAGCCATCTCTACGACGCGCTTAACCTGCTCCGGGTTGAGCTCCTCGCGCTTGGCTACCTTAACGATCCCGTCCTCGAGAGACGTGCCGTCGTCAATGAACATAGCCACAGCTTCTTTGGCTAGTTCCTCGTAATCCTGTCGCTTCATTGAGGGCTCACAGAGTGGATAGCGATGTCTGCTCCAAGTTTATTTCGGCTGGTGGTGATATCCAAGCCGGTGAGCTCGATTCGTAGCTCATCAATGGAGCGGATACGGTCATTGTTGTGTTCTAGCACAGCATCCGCGAGCCGGATAGTGTGCGGTAGCCATGCCCGCGCCTCTTGCGCTGCGGCATCGTTGAGTCGGCTGAAGATGTGCTCTCGGCTACGCCACATGGAATCAGCCAGCAGAGTCTTAAGCATCTCTGCTACGGAAAGGCTGTTGTTCTTACCAGTTACACGCCACTCGACGTATTCCCACCCCAGCTTTAGGGCCCAGTTCAACATATCCCTGTAGTACTGCTCGTCATCAGTGCCCGCAGGGAGGTGTTGTACGAACGAGTTCTTGAGCAGGCGGTTACGGAACACGTCTGTTTCAAAAAACAGAGCTCTGTAGGCTAGGACAGTATCTTCTTCCACCTCAGTGATAGAGAGGATCTCCCCTATGGGGGTGTTAGAGAATAGCAGCGCAGACAGCACAGTACGCGCGTACGGGATAGCGTTAAGGCACACTGCCTCGTAGACGCTGGCTACCACCTCTTCAGTACCATCAGACCGGATGAAGTCCACCAGATAGTTCTGATGTCTGTCCGGAAACGTAGGCGCGGACCCGTGGTCCGTTTGTAGCCACTTAGTGACTTCCCGGTACCGGTAGTCGGGGGCCCTGTAGTAGCCCTGCGGGATTACTGTCCGGACGTGGTCCATGTCGCGCTGCCTAGACCCTCAACACTGGGTGCCTCTGCAGCTAGAGTATGCCTATCCAAACGGATAATCAAATCTCCAAGTCCGCGGAATACCTGCTTTAACTTCGCCTGGAGGGTAGAGAAGTCCTCCTCTCCAAGCTCTTCCATCAGGTCTCCCTGCTTCATGGCTACCGACAAAATGATGCGCCCCAGGGAGTCCAGAGACTTCTCCAGGTGAGGCAGGTACTGCGCTACTAGCTCTGTCATCTCAGCCGACTGGACTAGAGAAGCCACTGCGGCCGTGTCGAATACACCTGCGTCACGAAGGTCCGCTGCGGCCTCCATGAATTCCGGGTTGATGGGGGGCGCCTGCATCTGTCCGCCAGGAGCACCGCCCATCATGGAGGGGTCACCGCCCATCATGGAGGGGTCACCGCCCATCATGGAGGGGTCACCGCCCATCATGGAGGGGTCACCGCCCATCATGGAGGGATCCATGGGAGGCATCCCGCCACCGCCGCCCATCATGGAGGGATCCATGGGAGGCATCCCGCCACCGCCGCCCATCATCATGGGGTTAGCCTGCTTGAACAGCCCCGGCAGGTTGGCTAGCCGTGCAGCAGGAACAACATGAGCGGTCTTAGAGTACCCGGGGGAGATCTCTCTAAGGAAGTTGAGCGCTGCCTGAGCGTGAACTCCGTCAGCCGCTAACTTGTTGATAGCGCTGACGATGTTGCCTACGCGCTGGCCCTCGATGCTCCAGTCTCCCTGGCCCGAGTTCTTGACTCGCACCTGGTGGCTAGCCTGCTTCACCAGGCCTGCGGAGATGAGGTCCACTAGGGTAGACACGTCTTGCACCAGAGTCACTGCGTTGATGCGGTTACGCAGCGCTACCGACTTGAAGTGCGCCGGGACAAAGACGGTGTTGCCCCCCGGAGGTGCGTGCAGCTTCTTTACCTTCAGTTTCTCACTGAGAACAACGCTACCTCGAGCGGGAAGCTTGTTCCGGCGCTCGGAATTGAGGTCGGAGCCCCAACCATCCTCGCTTTCCCACCAGTCAACAATCTCCGCGCGAGACTCTCCGTTGTCATTTTTAGTGACGCCCCGGGCCCGGAAAGGCTTAGTAGCCTGCCACATGCCCTGTGACACAGAGATTAGCGCCTGCTTACCATTGCGTAGCGTAGCAACAGTGTCTTTGTTGAGCGCAGTGGCTACAACGCCAACAGGCATGTCCTCTACAGTAGTAAGCGCAACTAGCCCGCCGGTGAGGGCGTAGTCCCCATTAGGGAAGAGTACTAGGAACCTATCGCCACGATCCCGCCACCTACTCCCATAAGGGCTCCGAATCTTGATGGGACGCGCTCTCTCCGCGTCAACAAGGTCGTCCATGCACTCGGGGTTAATGAAGACCGCAGCAACGTGGATCTTCCCCTCGGAGTCGATGATCTTGTAGACGCCGCCTTCCGTGACCTCTTCGTAGGCTACCGGGTCGTCCATGTTGACAGGGATAGATGCAGTTTTACGCATGTCCCGGACGACGACGCCCTCCGAGCAGGCTGTTTGGTAGGCTACAGCAGCCCCCTTGCCAAAGGCAGCCCGGAAGTCTGTCGCAGGACTGTCTTGTGTGAGGACCCACACCTGCTGCGCAGGCGCGGAAGCAACCTTCTCGGCGTGCGGACGTAGAGACTTAGTCAGCCGTTCCGCCCCGTGGTACTCCACTGCAGCGCGCAGGCAGCGCGGGCTCTCTTTGAGAAGATTTGCGAACGCTACCTTGACAGTGTTCGGTGCCTCTTCGAGGAAGTCGCACAGGTTCATCTGTGCGCTAGCGTAGCTAAACCGGCCACTAGACGGAGGCGTAGTTATTCCCCGCAGGTCCACCCCAGCGTTGGCGGAGTCCGGAGCTTCCGCAGGACCGCCTAGAGGGGTGTCCGTGTCTTTTTCTATTTCCTCGAGCCATGCCTTGTCCAGCGGTAGGAACGCGTCAGCATCCTTGTCGTACATGACCTCGGGCGGATCGACCTTATCCCCCGCTAGCACCACAGGTACGTAGATGAACTTCTGCCCCAAAGCTACGATGAACACACCGGTGGCCCGCGACTCATCAAGACTGGAGTCCAGAACCTTGAACGTCACGATGGAGTCCAGAAGCCGGGGCATCTTGCTCTCTAGCATGGTGTACGCCAGCGTAGAGAACATCTGGTCAAAGACGCCCTGCTCAGGGGAGTCCGGAGGGCCCGCGGTCATGAACGCGTTAGTGCGCGGGGAGATAGCAGCAAGCTTAACGGTCATGTGTCGGTACCCTTAGTTGAGAGAATCTGGCCTAGGTAAACAGTAGGCGCGGCCAGGCCATGAATGTAGTGTTGTAGCAAAGATGGCAGTAGGCGCCCAGCAGACCTGAGTTTTTGGTCTGCACTGCCTACAGCATTAACGGTAGCTTTGGTCTCTTCATAGAGACTTGGTAGGGCTAGTGCTGCACTGACGCCTGCCAACGGCGCCAGGACTGCATTCCTAGTGTCCTTGTCCTGCACCATAGACCCGAGGGTCATGCTCACCGGTAACGCTGCAATGGAATTGATGAGGTTGGCTTTGTTGCTTAGAGCCAGCAAGCTCTTGTACGTAGGCGACGCTCTCCCAACGCTCCTGGCGTGGCCGGCTTCGTGAGCAAGCTCATCTCCAGAAGGCGCAGCTAAAGAGATAACGTCTAGCTCGGGGGAGTAATGAGACTCCCCCGTGCCTACTTGTACGTCCTTGAGTTCTGGGGCTCTGGATAGAATACGCTTAGCGCGGTCTCTGACCTCGTGGGCTTCTTCCGCGCTAGCGTTCGGGAAAAGGTCCTGGACCCCGCTGAGAGTTACGAGGTCCTGAAACCTAACTGTGTGACTCGCGGACACAAAGGGAAGCCTTAGCGGCCCAGACCCAGCTGGCGGAGGATGTTGGTGGCCGCAGCGGCCTCCTTCTCCTCAACAGCAGCCTCGTCCTTCTTCTCTTCCTCCGCCTTCTCCTCCGCCATCTCCTCTTCCGCAGCGGCCTCTTCGGCGGCCTTGGTCAGGCGGCGGATGTACTGACCGCGCTCCTCGTTGGTCATGCCAATCATGGTGCGTAGCGCAGCTAGCTTGTTATGGTTGGAGAGGCCCTCGGGGAGAAAGTGACCTACCTCCGACGCGGTCTTGCGAAGCAGGTACTCAAACGCCCGGTCCGCAGCGACCTTGCCCTCGAGCTTGAGGTCCGTGGGAGCGCCCGGGTGCGACTGCTCCTGGCCCTGCTGCACCGAAGGCTCGCTGACCGGAGGACGCTCGTTGGCGTAGCCGTCCGGGCGCTTGCTGCCCTCCGCATCACCCTCGGCGGTGTGATCCAGCTCCGAAACGTGCTGGCCGGCTTCGACGCCGCCGCCCGTAGCACCCTTGAGGTCCGACGGGTTCATCTCACCCATGGCGAGCTTACGCAGAATCGCTGCAGCCGTGGGCCCGTCAAGGTTCACGTTGGCGGAAGCCGACTTACCGTTACCGGAGTGGTCAAACACGTAGGTGCTGGTGGGAGCACCAGGGTGCATGGTCTGCTGGCCCTGCTGCGCAGCGGGGTGCATCTCCATAGCCGGACGCTGGTTGGCGTAGCTCTCCGGACGCTTCTGCGCCTCAACCGAGCCTTCCTGCGTAATGGCCGCAGCCTGCGACAGGTGGTTGCCCGGGTTGTCCATGCCACCGCCGGTAGCACCGATGTCCGACGCGCGCTTAGCATAAGCAACGGCCCGCTGCGCACGATTTAGAAGAGCAGCCTCCTTGGAGGCTTCCTCCTCCGCCAGCTCCAGGAGCTCTTCCTCGGGCGAGGGCTCTGCGTCACCGGTAGCCTCCGCCAGCTCCAGGAGCTTAGCAGCTACGTCGCCAGTGACCTCCTCAGGAACCTCTTCCTCCGCGACGGCGAGCTCCAGGGGAATTTCGTCGGCAGCCACCTCCGCAGCCAGGTCAGCCATGGCTTCGTTAGCGTACTTGCCAATAGCGCCAGCGCGGACTAGCGCGTTCTGGACGCCGCGAACGTAGGCGACCTTGAACAGCTTAGGTGTACTCATTAGTCCAACTCTCCGGTGGATATTAGTTCCGTTGCAATCATGGTTCATCCCTTTAGCAATTGCAACTGTGGTTCATACAAAAACGGGTGCCTGTTGCACCGCAGGAGAAGCGGGTTTGTAAACAGTCATGTCTCGGCCCCATTGGTTTCCGACTCCCAACTCCGGAGCTAACTCGCCGGGGGCCAGTTGCACTTCTTTCTTGGGAAACAGGCGCCCCACACTACCTCCTAGGTAACCTCCAGCTAGAGACCCCGCAATCCCAAACGGCCCGCCCAACGCGTACCCCGCTATCTCCCCCAGGCCGCCTGCCGCGCCCGCTGCGTCACCAGTGGCAGCTGAGTGCGCAGCTAACCCGATAGGAAGCGCGGCGCCCAGAGTTAGGTTACCCGCACCCATAGCTCCGGAACCGGCAGCCCCGAGAAGCCCTTTAGTACGGTCCCAGCCCCCCAGGTCCTTGTTTCTAAATTTAGCCCAGTTCTCCTTCATCCCGGGGCTAAACGCGAAGTCCCCTCGGATGATGCCACCTTTGCCTAGGATGCCGCCCTGGTCATACCGAGCCTTCAGGATCTTATGAGGGCTCTTGTCGCCTAAAAAGATGCCGCCAAGGAAGCCTCTCTGCAGGTCCGGGTTAATCCACCCAGACTCATTTACGTACTTCCGTGCTTCGCGGAGTTGTCTGCCTTTCAGGGCTTTGCCAAAGAGAACCTCTTTGACTCCAGCTTCTTTGACTAAAACGTCAGCAGCGATAGTAGCCGGAGTCTTCATCAGTACTCACCGCGAGGGCCTTTGCCTAGCTCTTTACCGAATACTATAGCGGTGTACGGGGTGTTGCTATGGAGGTCGGAACTTTCTCCGTACTGCGCGGCCTGCAGGAAGTTAGCTTTCTGGTACCTGTGGGCCATCCGCTCCATCCAGTTAGGGTTGAGCAGCGGTACTCGCGAGGCCGACTTCATGACGGCGACTAACTCAGGCGGCTTATCGTTTACCGAGACAGACTTGATCCCTGCACTCGACAGATCTTTGGCGACACTGTCTGTGACGGTAGTGCCTGCGGTGTAGTGCAGAGCACTCTCTGCAAGCACGCGCCCTTTAGCTCCAGCTAGAGAACTCTGCGTAGCGTTATTAGCGTACGCAGCTCTAGCAACGTTGTAGGGGACTATATCCCCCGGCAGGTAGTCGCCCACCGGGCTACGCACTTCCACGGAGTTAAGGTGTGCTTTTGCCATCACCTCAAAGTGGCGCGGGTCCACGGTCTGTCCAGCGTCGCTGTAGACCTTTTTGAAAGCGTCAACAACGTACTTGCGGCCGGCACCCAGCCCTTTGTGCTGCACAACCTCGTGTGGCGCAGGGATGCCATCCGTTAGCACGTCTCCTGCCTCGAGCTTGTCCCCGCTCTTCACGTTTAGCTTGCGGCTAGGAGGAACGTAGTGCTTGGTGTTGCCTACGTGTACGTTGAACCCGCCTTGCGCGGCTTCCTGAACGTTGGTTACTTTACCCGCCTGTTGCGCAAGGATGGCCTTGCCCGAAAAGCTAGACGGGATTTCTAAGAACTGACGCACGGCAGCGACGCCTCCGGGGATATCGCTGCTCGCGTCCTCAGTGAGGGACACTCCGTGCTTGGAACTCAGGGCCATCTGAGTTAGCGGCTCCGCCATGACCTGCGCTGCGCGGACGCCTACGTTGTCGCCAATGTTATAGTCCGCGCCAGTGGTGGTCTTCCCTTGACATCTCTGGCAGACCCCCTTCGGGGCCTCGCAGGTCATAGGAGAACGTACGCGCGTAGTTCCGGATGTCTTAGCTAAGGACCGCTGTTCGCGCACATCAATGGGGGAGTTACTACCCACTTTGAACCGCCCAATCAAAGATGGGTCGTCATTAGGAAGGCTGATACCGTTGCGCGTCTTGCAGTCGTCCAGGCTCACCACCTCCCCGGACATCATCATAGCCATCAGGTTGCCGAGCTCCCCTGGGTCGGCTGTGCCCAACTGGCCTTTGATGACCTGCCCACGACTCTCGTCCCCGGTGAGCCATGCTTCTGCGGGGGACAGCCCCTCCGCGTAGGAACGCTGGATGAAGTACGGGACCGGTTTCCCAGAAAAGTCGCCCACCACGGCCTGACCGGTAGTGGTCTTCATTAACTGCGCCGTAGACCCGCGACCCCCAGAGCTGGCCATCAGCCCCATGTCCCCGGGGTGCTTCTTAGTAATGTCTAGGAATTTGTCCTGCGCCTCTAGCAAAAGCTTAGTAGCAGCCTTGGGGTCAGTGGTGCGCTTTAGACGAGAGTTGATGTCTTTGACGACCTGGTCCCGCTCTTTGTACATGGGGGCGATGTCATCAAGCCCTACAGAGATCCCCTCATACGTAGCGAACTGGTCCCCGATCTCTTTGATCTTAGCTATAGAGCCCGCGTAACCCGTAGGGTTGCTACGCGCGTAATCCAGTACAGCGTTCTTAAGTACCTTCTTGGAAATAGTACCGTTGATGCGGTACTCCTCTGGCAGCTGTGCGTTTACCAGCGCACTGCCAAGGGTGCCTGTGATGGCCATTTACCGCCTCTCACGATTCATAAACGCGTTAGCACCCTGCCACCCGCCTACCCCGCCGAGCAAGCCTAGGAGAGTTTTACTCACCGTGCTCTGCCCCAAACCACCTAGGAGCCTAGCCCCCGCTACAGCGGAGGCGCCTTGAGCAGCGCCCTGCCCTTTAGTAGCAGGGGTAGCCAGCAAGGACCCAGGGACACCCCCTGTCATGGTCGTAATGCCGCCCGCCAGGCCACCAGCCAGCAGCGAAGGCAGCAAATCAATGCCAGCGTGCTTTTGCAGGTCTTCTCGAGCCATAGCAGCCCCGATAGCGTAGGCTCTATCAAGCATTTCAGAACCCTCCTACCGGGTTGAAGTAGTTTACCGGGCGACCGCCAAGCCCTAGGTGCTGGGCTCCGTACTCACCACCTGACTGACCAACCCCATAGAGCATCATAGAACCACCAAGACCGCCTGCGAGGCCCATGGCTTTGGGGGCGAGTCCGCCTACCATCTGGCCTATGCTCTTGTCGCTATTGGCAAAAGCGTTCGCCTTGCCCTTAAAGAAGCCGGAGGCGTCAGCCCCTGCGAAAGACTTGGCTTTGGCATTGAGGTAATCACGGAACTTGGAATCAGCGCCGCCTAGGTTAGCAAAAGCTGCCCCAGGCTTAGTTTTGCCGAGGCTACGGCCGATGCTATTACCCACCCCCTTGGCCACTCCTTTACCCGCGTGCCACCCCGCTGCGCCAGCTAAGCCTCCAGCAGCGCCACCAAGGAAGCCCTTCCAGCGCTCCCCTTCGTTAGCGGTAGCAGCGCCTAAAATCCCGGATCCAATGGGGGCCCCAATCCACTCAGCCCCGGGGCCGCCCATACCCGCCCCCCACTTTAACGCTTTGAAGCCTGTGGACTTAGGGAAAGCTTTAGTGGCGTTCCACAAGCCTCTAACGGCGCCGAAGATAGCTTCCTTGGTGAAGTCCTCTTCGGCCTGCGCCGCCCCCAGCCTATAGGCCTGGCCTAGCATTTAGTACTCAACCGGGGCAGAAAGGTCCATCTTGGAACCCCACGTGACCTTGGTAGTTACGTCATCCGGAGACTGGTCCGCCAGGTCCACTGTAAGGTCGGCTTGCGCTTCGGGCTCTTTCATGCTCTTCACGCTGTCTGTGAAGGCTTGGATACCCTTACTGTTGGGAGGCGCCATCCCTACCTCGGCTAACGCAAGCTTGACCCCCAGTTGGTACGCAATCTTAAGCATCCGCCTTCTTCTTGATGACCCCGAAGCTCTTCAGGAGGTCGTAGACCACAGACGAGAGAGGGCCCGAGACAAAGACAAAGACAGCCTCCGCCCAAGTGAGTCCTCCCATGACTGCGCCCAGCATGGCCGCCACGCCTGCTACCAGGGCCACGACGGACGACCCCCACTTCTTCATGAACTCCTCCGGCAGCCATTTCTTCAGCCCAAAGACCAGAAGCTGCAGTAACACGATGACTACCGCCATCCACTGCCCGGCCTTGGCCAGGCTGACTACGGTAGCCAGGCTGTCAACAGCACCCCCCAGGTCTTCGGGGGCCTGAGGTAGCTCCACCTTGGCAACCGGCGCAGTGTGCCCAGCGTCAACAACGGCGGCGTCGCTGGCTACAGCAACGCCAGCGTCGCCCGCCAGGCTCAGCGCCGGGGCAAAAACCAGAGCTAAAGAAAAGACACAAGCACGCATGGAGACCTCCTCAAGAGAATAATAACTTAGGGCTTCAGGATCTCAACGGGGTCATTCACCCCAACTTCGCCACGGTGGTAAGCTGCCATAGCTTCTGCGCTAGTAGCAAACGTTCGCTTGGGCTTGTTAGTCGCCTTACCTTCCGTGGCCTTGTACAGCCCAATAATAGCCTCGTGAGCAGGGAAGACATTGATCTCGTTGCGATTCTTGTCTGCGATCACGTTGTTACTCACCAGCATGTTCTGAGCGTCGCGCACTGCTCCTGCTCCGGCAGGGACGTGTACCTGGAGCGCGTCTCCATCGTAGTCCAGGTTCATCCCGTGCTCAATGAACGGGTTGACCTTGATGGTCTTGCCGGGAATAGGCTTAGCGTAGCTAGCTACAATGCCATGCTTGTGAAGCGTCGGCGCACGGTTGAGCAGCAGCGGCCTGGACTTCAGTTCGGCCAGCATAGCTTCGCGTGCCTTGGAGCCTCGCTCTTCCACCATCTGCTTCGCGCGCAGAGCGGGCTGCCCCGACTTCACCAAACGCCCCATGATGAAGGGGTTGTACATCTCCCAAGCCATATCTTCCGGGATCCCTACTTCGTCCATGCCTAGGGAAGGATCGGGGGCAGCCGTGCCGCGCCCGCTGGTGTCCAGTCGGTTAGCGATGAGCTTGGCGTTATAGAAGCCCGTCTTGGTCCCGACGATAGTCTTGAGGAGCCCCTTCTTAGCACCCTTGGCTAGCTTCGTGGACACGGGGTCATTAGTGCCTACCACTGCGCCCACGGCGTCGTGTAGGTGCTTGCGCAGCTCTCCCACATCTTCGTCAGGGAGCCCCGCGTCTTTGGCCTGCTTGAGCTTATCGGTAGCGATGAGCGCGTCTTTGTACATGTGGTTGACGTCTGCTACGAGGATGTCACCCCGAGGGCCCGGCACAATGGGCCGGAACATCGGAGGTAGTACCGGCACTTTCTTCATGGTCCAGGCGTCGCCCGGCTTCAGGCCTTGAGCGTCAACGGCCTCGAGGGCCTTGATTTGCTTGATGACGTTGTCTTGGCTAGAACCCGGAGTCATTTTCCAGACGTCTTTGCGCAGCTCCGCCGCTTTGTCTTTAGCGTTGATAGCGTTGAGCTCGCGCTTAATAGCAGCCCCGCCGTCGGTCTTGATTTTGTTAGTGAACTCGTTGTTGGTCATCCCAAGGACACGTCGAGCAGAGTCCTGGAAAACAGGGCTCACCACCGGCTCATCGAGTTCGATGTGAGACCACTTTTGGCCAGTTAGGCCGCCGGTAACAGCTTCGTCGAAGAGCCCGCCCTTCTCCGAGCGCAGGTCCTTAGCACGAACCATTTTGGCATTGTCAATCTTGCCTGCGGAGAACTTCTCTACGTCCTTGTCCGTCAGCGGCGCGAGGGACATCTGGTTGTCCTCGCGCTGCATGTTTACACCCATGCCCTGCAGCATGGCAGTGAACTTATCGTAGGCGAAGCTGGTCTTGGGCGGGGGGAGAGGCCGTCCCAGCTGTACAGCGCGCCAGTACTCTGTGTTGCGCGTACCACGGACAGTAGCGTTCTCCTTGAGAGTGTCTCTGGCGTCGTGGGCCAGGAGGGCGTTGATCTCCATGCGCCCGGTGCCCTTGGCTCCGTGGATACCCCCCTTACCCGGCTGCTGGTTGATGTCGTAGGAGTTGTTTACACCTCGGGCCGAGAAGTTGGTGTCTGTGCTTTTGAACATCTTGTAGGTGTACTGCGGGCCGACAAAGATGTTGGGGATCTTCTTACCTGTCACCGGGTCAAGGAGAGTCTCCTTGTCCTTAACGTCATTGTCTTTCAGCAGCTGCTTCGCCCACTGGACGTTGTCCCTTTTAGCGAAGTTGTCCACGACAATGGGCTTGCCCTGCTTCTCTGCTACCTTTGCCACCGCTGTTTCCAGGATTTGCCCCGGGTTAATGCGGCTAATGACGCCAGCTGAGGTCCACAGGAGGTCCAGCGGCTTGCCCCCCTCGTCTTGGAGCATTTCGTCATCCTTGACGATCTTCGCCACTACGCCCTTCCCGCCATATCTGTTGGACAACTTGTCGCCTACCTTCATAGGCTCAACAGACTTAACAGTTACCGCGATACGGTTCCCCTTCCGGACAACGTCAACAACTTCTCCGGGGGTGTCTTTGTCCCAGGTGAGAGACTGATCTCGGAAGTTCCGGCGCAACGACTTGTGAATGCGTCCGAACATCTGGCTCTCGACCGACGGAGGGGCCTTGCGGACTACTGCTGCGATGGGGTCTCCAGGCTGCAGGATCGTCCCAGGCTTGACTAGCCCTTCCTCGAGATTTGCGTACTGAGCGTCTGTGAACGTACGCGGGAACTGCGCGGAGTGCTTCTTGTGGTCAACAAAGGTGTCCGGGTCAGCCTGGATGGTCTTCTTGACCATGTGCTTGCTGGACATCCTGTTAGCCGCGGACTCGGACAGCACCACAGCGTCGTTAGAGTTGAGACCGTGGTACGCGACGTAGCCGACCTTGAGGTTCTTGCCCAGGGCCAGCGTGCCATCGCGAGTGAAGTTAGAATCAGCTAGGACCTGGCCCTCATCGACCTCGTCGCCCGGCTTCACCTTCAGGTAGTGGGACAAGTACGTCTTCGACGCCAGCGGGTGCCGCTTGCTAAAGGGAGTCTTGTGAAGCTCGCCCTGTTCGTCGCGGATGTTGATAAACCCGTCCCGGATAGAGGACACAGTGCCTTTGACCGCAGACCGAGGCAGAACCTGGTTTCCGACCTCTTCCTCCCAAGACTTGAACTTAGAAGAGTGGGCGTTGACCTGCACAAGCGGCGCCTCAGAGTCCTTGAGGGGCACGGCCTGCTGCGCAAACTTGGAAGCCATGATTAGGCGGTTACCCTGAGCACTGTCCATGAAAGGGATGAGGTTGGTGCTCACCCCGTACATGGCCATCGGCCGAGTAACCTGGTAATCAACGTCCCCAGGGCGAACCTTTTTAACCTCGCCCCCTGCTAGAGCGTCTACTCGGCCTTTAGTGATGTCCTGGTTGGGGAAAGCAATGGTGGCCTTGTCTAACTCGGCAGCCGAGACGGACTCTACCTTCCCTGTTTTGGCGTTTTTGAGGACGGTGTAGATGTTCCCGTCTTTATCTTTACGCGCAAAGAGCGCAGCGCCAACATCAACGCCAGCAGCGCCAGACTCAGGAGTCCTAAAGGGATCCAGAATCCCGAGATGAGAAGGGTGTAGAGTTCTGACATCTCCCGGGATAGCTCTGTCACTCTGGATACCCCCCTCCCCGAAGCGCGTTACGTTCGTCGCAGCGTTCAGAATCTCCACCGGGTTGATCTGCGTGGGGGACACAGAGATCTGCGAAGTCGTCAGAAAGTTGCGCAGGGACGGAGTCAGCGCCGAAGTGGGCAGCACCTTCCGCACTTCGGGCTTACCTGTCAGGTCCAGCTTGGACTTGGTCTTCCACCCAAACTCGCGCTTTGTCAGGTCAAGCCGCTCCTTAACGAAGTCCTCGACGGTGTGTAGAGTCTGAAACTCCAGGCTGTCTCGGTTGTCCTGCTTCTCCTCGCCCTTGTGGACCTTGAGGAGCTTGCCACTAGCAGCGAGCAGCGCCTGCGGAGTAACCTGGCTAAAGCCCCGCCCCAGGGTCTTAGCCGTAGTAGCTTCGTCTAGCTCGGTAGCTCCGAACTCCTGGTGTAGTGCATCTCTAACCTGGTCTCGGCCCTCAGCCGATCGGCGCTTGGAGGGTACGAGCTTCTCGTAGAGCTTCTTGGCGTGAGCAGCGCGGTTGCTGTCAAACGCTGCTTTGTTATCAGCAGCGAGAGCCTCGCCCCACTGACCTGCAATGTCCTGGTGCGGGACGCCCATCTCCCGCAATACGGAGTACAGAGGGATCTTACTGGTCCCGTACTCCATGTTCAGATGCCCCTCTTCGGGGTTCATACTCAACCGGAAGTTAGCGCCCTTCTTGAGGTTGAAGGATGTCTCCAGATCACCGTTGCCTCGTACGCGCGTATAAACTCCCGGCTTAGTTCGGAGCTGGTTACGCACCGAGTACTCATTACCCCGCACTACAAAGGTGTTCAGCGGAGTGAAGTACGGCACCTGAAGCAGCGTATGCCCCTCCTGCTTGTCCAGGACGTTGCCTTCTTTGTCCTTGATGACCACGTCTGCCTTGATGGGCTCTGTCAGAGAGCGGCCCTCGAGGATGGCGTTCTTGTGGTCTTCTCCGGAGAAGGTCTTGGGCTTCAGCTGTACGTTGCTTACCTCGATAGTTCGGTGGTCACCGATGATCGGGAAGATGTTCTTGACACCTTCTAGAGCCGATTCACGGATGCGCTCCCGGCGCTTTTCCGAGTAATCGAGGACTGGGATGAGCTTATCAGTCATGGTCTAAATCTAGCCCAAAACACGCAAATCAGACATCGGAATTTGGCATAAGTAATTGACGCGCACCCGGTAACATTCCGTTATCGGGGCGCGTCCCTGCAGGAGGGATCGATGGCGAGAGCCAACGACCGCCGGCAGGGCAAGGGCAAGCAGGACAACCAGAAGAAGGCGCCGCCTCCACCGCGGCACCCTCGAAAGAAGTCCGCCTCGTGTCGCCGTGACAACGGCAAGACGAGGCGCCAGGCGGGTCCCTTTGGGGACGCCGCCCGGCTGCTGATCCAGGGGTGGCAACGAAGGGAGACCTTCATCAAGACGGGGGAGGCACCCCCCGTCTCCGGGCCACCCGCCCGGACGCCCGATCTGCCGGCCCTCCGTGATCGCCCCGAGGTCACGGAGGCCTACATCGGCCACACCTTGAGAGAGTTGTGGCGGTTGGACGGGGAGAGGTGGGGGGCCCGGCGCGCACGACAGTTGCGCCGTGTCCTCCTGGGTTTCGGGGTCCCCACCAAGGCGAGCAAAGCCGCTCGCCGAAAGTGGGGAAAAACGGAGGCGCCGCCGAGCACGGGAGGCAGCGCTTCGACCCTTCAAGAGCAGCTGGTGCGGCTGCTCTTCGAGGGGAAGCTGGATGGGCTGGTGCCACAGCCCAAACAGTTCGTGCGAGTCGGGATCGCGTCGGAGGTGGAGGCCGTCCGATCCTGGAAGTATGACTCGCAGAGCGCGGACTACAACGAGCGCGCGTTGTGGTCAGCGGAGGAGTTCACCTACTTCGAGAACATCATGCAGCTCGAGGGAGCGCCTACCCTCGAGCTTCGCGCTGGTGAGACGGAGGACCTGTATCTCCTACAGGGCCTCCCCTCACTGTCGTGGCTCTCCGCCCGTGCAGCGGAGAGCGACGACCTCTTGGTGGGAGCCGGTGTTGACAGTCACCGACTCTTCATCGGACATCTCGAGTGCACCGGTCCAGGGAGGACCGGTAGTTGCACCCACTACCGAGATGTCACGCTGGGGGACCTCTTCTACTGGGGACGCAAGTCCTCGGGTAGGTTGAGGGTCCCCCCGCACAAGTGTCAATTCTGTCGCAACTTGGTGGACTGGGCCTACAAGGCGTAAGGGTCCAGTCACCGAGAGTCGTCCACCCCCACTCAAGGAGAAACTGAGTGAGAGGGGGTGGGCGCGTTTTCCACCACAACACAAGAAAGGGGATACCGTGCAGTACTCGCGCGAGTCCCTGAAGCGGTTCGCGGGGGCCTTCTCGGCCACCGCGAACCGGGAGCCCCGCGTGTTGACGCACGCGGACAACAACAACAACAACAACAGCTCGCTGCCGACCAACAACCTGTTCGGCTTCTCCCCGGGGCGGTCGCGGCTCATGCACGACCTGGTGGGGAAGAAGGTCATCGCCCTGGGCTGGCCCGAGGCGAGCCCCTGGTTCTCGAGCAACACCGGGGACCCCGTGCTGTTCGAGGGGACCCTGAAGGAGGTCACCTCGAACTGGATCGGGTTCGAACCCCGATTGACCTTCGAGGGGCAGGAGCGGGCGTGCTACCTCGAGCACGCCGTCGCCGTCGGGTGCCCGGATGCGGCGGTCGTGCACGTCTGGGACAGCGAGATCGCCGGGGCGCTCATGCCGCTCCTCCAGACGGTCGTCAACGGCGGGGAGAGCCCCGCCGAGCGCAAGGCGGATGCGGTCGAGCGCAAGCTCGAGCGCATCCTGGCACTGATCACGGCCGCGGGGGTCGACCTCAGCGCGCTCAACCTCGACGACGACGACGACGCCCCCGCCGCCAAGCCCGCCCGCAAGGGCAAGAGCAAGGGCCGCAACATGGCCCCCACCCACGGCGACCGCCCCACGGTCGTCTCCCGCCCGGCCCCGGGCGAGACGCTGAGCCCCGCCGTCCAGGCCGGGGCGAAGCGCGCCCAGCGGAAGGCCACCGAGGCCGACAAGCGGCGGGCGGAGCAGAAGGAGGCCCACCGGGCGCAGGCCCAGCGGCGCAACGCCGCTCAGGCGGCGATCCTCAACGACCTCGAGCGGGTCGTCGAGGCGGTGGCCAAGCTCCCGTCCGTCCCGAAGGGGACCGGGCGGGAGGTCAAGCAGAAGGCGGCGGCCCTGGCCAACGCCAACGCGTCGTACCACGAGGCGGTCGCCGGCATCCGGGACCTCGACAAGGAGGACCCGGAGCACGAGGTGGCCCTGCAGACGCTCAACACCGCCAAGGCCAACCGGAACAAGGCCGGCAGCGAGCTCATGGAGCTGGCCGAGACCTGCCTCGCGGAGGGCACCACCGACAGCTTCGCCGGGGCGCTCGAGGTCCTCATCGCGGCCGAGGAGGCGAGGACCGCGTGGTTCGACGCGAAGGCCCGCGGTGACCGCGCCCGCATGGACGCGATCGTCGCGGAGATCGAGGCCGCGTCCAAGGAGGAGGCCGAGGAGGCCGAGGAGGCCGAGGAGGCCGAGGAGGCCCCCGAGGCCCCCGAGGCCCACGCCGCGGGAAACGGCTGAACCCGAGGAGCCTCTCCTGCCACGAGCGGGAGAGGCTCCGCCGAGCCCGGCTAGCCGACGAGGCAAGCCGGGTACTCATAGGGGAGGTCAGGGTGGTCCGCGGGCCCCGAAAGGGGTTCAAGGGCCGCCTAGGCCGTCCGGGACCTCGCGTACACATCGAGGCCCCGGAGGACGCGCTCTCTTCGGGGCGCGTCACTCAGCCGTGAGCGTGGCCCCTACCCACCGCCTGCCGGGGTAGGGGCCTAGTAAGGCAGGCAGACCACTCAGCCAGGGGTGCACCCGTACAAGGGAGCGGTACCCTGGCTGAGTTCGGCGTTCCTGGCTCCCCCGCTTCGGCGGGGGAGTCTTTCTTTTCCTTCGGGGCCGGGACAATACCGGCCAACCCTGCGGCGCCACACCTGCGCTGCGTTGTTCAACAATTGGAGACAGCATGGACCCGACGATGGATCCCGAGCCCTGGCCGATCGACCGCGACTAGTCTAGGCTAGCCGCGAAGCCACTCGGGAAAAACTCGTCACTAGCAAGAGGTAGCTGGGGCCAGCCCCAACAGCTGCAAGCTTCAGCGCCTCTTTTTAGGTTGCTCGACGCGCTCCATCCACTCCAGGTACACCTTGTAAGACTGGGTACCGATGATGTCGTGGATCTCTCTGCGAGCTAAAATGACGTGCCCGTTAGCGCCTTTGTTAAGGAGCTCTTCGTACTCAGCGTGCCCCTCAGCGCCCACGATGAATACACGCGCGTACGCCTTGTAGTTGTCCTTCTTTTCTTTAGCTCCGGGAGGCGTAATGGTCCCGGCAGGCTTAGAGCTTAACAGCTCCTCCAGGCCGTAGATTTCCCCAACAGGGCCTTCGCGGATGATCTCCTGCTCCATGGGAGGACGCGGTGCGTCGAGGCCCCGTTGGTCTCCCGCTAGCTGCGAGTAGTCAACAATGGTATCCGAGCCCGCCATTACATCATCCCTCCGGGAGCACCGCCGCCCTGCATCATGGCGCTGGCTTCGTTCTTCTGGTCAAGGTTGATCTGCTCCATACGCTGAATGACCACGGAGTACATGACGTAGTCTTCGGCCTGTAGCGATGCAAGCTGGGACTTCTTCTGCGACTCCGGCATCTGCATCATCTGCATAGCGATGTTCTCGGCCTGACCAATGATCGCCTGCTGGTCATAGTTAGTGCCCATAGGCTGCTGGCCCTGCTGAGCCTGCGCCTTGGCTTTGGACGCCAGGCTCTCTTGGAACTCGGTCTGTAGACGTGCGATATCTTCTTGCATGCGCATGTCTGCGAGCGCCTCTTCTTTGATGCGCGACCGTTCCTCAGCTAAATCAATTTCGTACGTCTCTGCAAGCGTGGTCTTGCTAATGACGCCGCCCTGCCAGAGGCTCAGGATGAGCTGCTTCTGCTGCACGTCATCAACCATCTTGAAGTCTCCGAGCTCAACCTCGATCTCCGGCCAGCCCAGGTACTTAGCGACCTTGGTGCTCATCCACTGCAGGAAGTTGTTTAACTGCGAGACCGCCGTCTCTAGCTGGTTCTCGAGCATCCGCAGGGTCACACTGGACCCGGTGAAACTAAGCCCGCCGTACACGAACTCCTTAGGGAAGCCCATTGCCGAGATGATGTTGTCCTCGGCGCGCTGGATTTCGGAGTCGACTAGCAAGGCTCTGCCGTCCCCGCCTAGCGCTGTCTGTCCGACAGCCACAGGAGCGGTCATGATGTGATTGGGGTCCCGCCGCCACTGCTTCATGTTGTAACTGAGGTCATCCATCCAGGACTGGATAGACATGGTGGTAATGGGGTCTCCACTGCCGGACGTGGCAGCAGGGTGGACGATGCGCTTGGGCACAATACGCTCTAGCGCGATGGCCTCGTTGGCTTTGCGTAGCACTGCTGCGTGGTAAAACAACGGCATCGCAGCTACTAGCTGCGGGTAGCCCCAACCACTCTCGACACCCGCAGGGGCGTCAGCCTTCATGTGCCAGAGCTCGCCTTTGGTGAACTTAAAGGAAGAGTCCTCAGCGATTGTCTTTAAGACACTGAGAGGCATCGTCATCACTGTGTGACGATCGCCTTTGTCAACGAGCTCCTTAGTTTTGGCCGGGATCTCTAAATAATACTCGTACTCGTTTGTGATGGGGTTGTGGACGATGTTGATGAGCTTGGGGTCCCAACGGATGATATTGATCCGTGCGGGGTCCACCACCTTCTGATCTTTTACCAGAAAGGAGCCCTTCTTCTTACAGGCTGGGCATACGCCAGAAAACCTCGCCCGGCGAGGGTGGTACTTGAAGTCAACGTAGGCAATGTCCGTGCGGACGTTGCACGTCTTACAGACCAGCATTCTCTTGAACGGAAGCTGCACCGACGTAAGGCTGTTGCCGTAAACCTGCAGGTCGATACTGGCGCGAATGCACGCACGCTTAGCGCCGATGACCTTCTCCAGCGTGCGGCGGTACTTCTCGCGAAGAGACTCGCTGTCAGTGTAGTAGTTGATAGTGGTGATGGGGTACTCAGCGAACTTCCGCACCCCTGCGAAGATCTGAGCAGAGTTGTAGTAGAGGTACTCTACCCAAGTGAACAGCTTCTTCAGATCCTTCGGGGTATGCGCGTGTGCCCAGAGGCGCATGGGGTCCGAGTACATATCCCCGAGGTTGGTGGACTCATCGGCGCCTAGAAGCATTTATCCGCCTCGAAATTTGGTATAAGCGAGTAGATGCGATCACCTACCTGCGAGTTCTGCGAGAATCTTACTCCCTGCGGCGAGAGCGAACAACTGCCGCGTAGGACGTGTTTGCTTCTTGCAGAACCCAACGAACTTCCGATCAACATGGCTCTCTGGAGGCCTGAAATTCCAGAGGACGCTGACGAAGAAACTGTCGAGCGTCTGTTCACAGAGCACCAATACCCCGAGTGTCCTCGGTGCAAGACAGGGCACCTGCGTCTTCAGGGGTGGCGAACCATGGGGATGGACTTCCTCAGCGGGGTCACGTACGAACGTGAAGTCGCGGTAGTGTGCGACACGTGTGAGGTTCTTCACGTACGCGCGTACGATAACAATAAGGACCCTGCGATCCAATTCATCCCGGTAGCAAAGCTCTCCGCCACGACATGAATCTGGACTACCATGTTCTGAAGAACGGCTTTCCCGTCTTTACGCTGCGCAGTTCCAACCAGGCCTTCTCGAAGGTCTACGGTGCAAAGTACTCAGCGAAATTCGGGCTTTGGATGTTCCCTGCGGGGAAGCCGTTCTTCGAACGGGTCCTTGATGACCTAGAAGTTTTAGCTCCGGGGGTTGGGCGCACTGACGCTACCGAAAGCTATTTGGCACAGGTGGACCAGGCTGTAGCTACGAGTCCTCTTGTTCCCAACTACGCGCACCAAGACGAAGCAGTGCAAGCGCTGTTGCAGCACTCTCGGTACGGGCTTTTCTTGGACCGAGGGCTGGGCAAAACCAAGGTCGTCATTGAAACAGTGCGGGAGCTGCACCGACAGGACCCGAGCCTCCGTGTGCTCATCCTGGCTCTGCGAGTAAACCTCTACACCTGGGTGGACGAGTTCGCACAGTTCACTAGAGGCGAGCTAAGCTGCTACCCCTTCGAAGCAGCCGTATATGCACCTAAGCGGCTGCGAGACAAGGCCGCGGCACTCAAGGAGGAGGCTCGCGTTCGCGCAAACGTGGCAGTGCGCCGCAAGCTGGGCCCGCTGCCTAGCACAGCGACCGATGCGCAGAAGAGAGCTCGTCTGGGCGTCATCAGAAAAGCTGTCAAGGCCGCTTGGAAAGAGCTGCCCTCGGCCGCGTACCTAGCTAGGGAAGAGCTGCTACAGCGAGTAATTCAGCACGAAGACCCCACAGCGCTGGTAGTAACGTACGAGACTGCTTCGGCGTCCCTACAGATGCTGCTGGACCGCTTCGACTACCGGGTCATCGTGGCCGACGAGTCCCACAGGCTTCGAGGACACAACACGGGCATCACCAAGGCCGCGCACAAGCTGGCAGCAAAGGCTGGCCGCAGGTACCTGGTCACGGGCACCCCGTCTCTCGGCAACCCGCTGCACGTCTGGGGGCAGTTCAAGTTCCTGGGGGACTTTGTTGTCCCCGGGTTCTGGGATTTCCGCAAGCGCCACGTGGTGACGGCGCCGTCCAACCCCAACTTCGTCACTGGGTTCAAAAACCTGGACAAGCTGTCTGCGCTGACGGATGAACTGTCCCTCCGCAAGACCGCAGAGGAGTGCTTGGACCTGCCGGATCGCGTCTTCCAGCACCACAGCATCCCCCCGTCCGCAGCTCAAAAGGCTATCTACAACACCATCATCGAAGACCGCATCATCAATTACGATGGCACCGACGTGGAGCTCACAGAGCCCGTAGTCATGCTCAACAAGCTGGCGCAGCTTAGTGCGGGGTTCTACTACGTAGATCGTAGAGACCCAACAATCTGCGACGGGTGCGAACACCAGGCTCACTGTGTTCTGAACGAAGTACAGCCCTACACGCAGGCTTGTCATGTGGTCACCAAGGCTCCGGACCGCGGGATCTTTTGGGCAGAGGACACTCCTGCGGTGCTATCAGCTACTGTCGAGCTGGTCAAAGAGCACCTCGAAGAGAAGCGCAAGGTCATCGTCTGGGCCAAGCACCACGCAGTACTGGACCGGCTCTTCGAGGAGTTGAAGGGACCCACTGAGTGGGCTTTAAGCCCTGGTGGGGAAACGCTGTTGCGCTACGACAGCCGCGTCAGCACACCTCCTCACGAGATTGAGAAGACTTTCAACACGCACCCCCGGGCTAAGGTACTATTGGCGCAGATCTCCATGGGCATCGGTGTCACGTTCAAAGCACCTGTCATGGTCTACTCGGAGGTGGACTGGCGCCTTGATTTCTGGTTGCAGAGCTTGGACCGCAATTACGGCATTAGAGCCAAAGGGTTCAAGAAGCTACTAGTTCAAACAGTAGCTGCTCGAGGGTCTTTGACAGAATCTACGTTGAATCTGTTAAAAGAAAAGCGAGACGTAGCTGAACTGCTCGCACGAAAGCCCTCTTGCGTGGGCTGCGAACAGGTCTCTACTTGTTTGGCGCAGGGTACTGAGCCCTTTGAAGAGGGGTGCAAGTACGACAGCAAAGTCTCCCTCGCCAAGGTTCGTCCGAAGTTTCTTTAGCTTGCTAGTAACGATCACCACAGACGGGTCAGCAGTTAAGAACCCGGGCCCAATTCGCATTGGGGCCGTTCTGCAAGACGCTGACGGAAACATTCTCGCCTTGCTGTCAGAAGACGCAGGCGTAGGTACAAACAACGTCGCAGAGTACCGAGCGATTCTTAGAGGACTTGAGGTGGCGGAGCGGCTAGGAGCCAGCCACGCTACCGTTTACTCAGACTCGCAACTCTGCATCAAACAACTCAATGGCGAGTACGTGGTAAAAAATATCCGCTTGCGCCATTGGTACGATAAAATACGGCGACTGGAAAAGCGTATTACGCGCGTACGGTACCGGTGGCAAAGCCGCGAAGAGGGCCTTCAGCCTGACGCGGATGCACTTGCTGCCGGAGGCGAAGAAGCCCAAACCGTGCTGCTGAAGTACGCTCGAGTCGCTGTTCAGGAGTAAGTCATGCCCATTGGGCTCGACGTCGATTTTGAAGACACGGAACGAGGACCCGCTTCCCCCGCTTTGGAAGTTCCCGGCGGGTACCTCTCCAACAGCCGCATTGCCAAATACTTACGTTGCGGCGAAAACTTTAGACGTACGTACGTAGAAGGGAACCGCTGGCGCGGCAACGCCAGCACTTCCGTAGGGAAGTCGGTCCACGCCCTGGTCGAAAACACCCTTCGAGATTTCATGGCCACTGGGTACCTCCGTCCGATTGAAGCAGGGCTCGACGAGGCCAGTGGAGTAACCACGGGGATCTTGAATGACACAGAGCTGGTCGGAGACGAGTTAGCTGTCTCTAACGACGAGTACATAGCTCGAGTGCAGCGCGCCTACAAAGTCTGGCATGAGCTGCGGGCACCTGAGATTGTGCCGGTGGTAGTTGAAAAAGAGTTCGACCAGCCGGTTAACGGCGTGAGGGTCAAAGGAATCATTGACCTTATTGACGCTGGTAGCGGAACCAATACGATCATTGACTTGAAGATCACCAAGCGTAAAAAGTCAGAACGCGAAGCTAAAAATTCCCTGCAGCTCGCGCTTTACGCAAACGTTACCAGCGTCCCTCGAGTGGGGTTTGACGCAATCGTAGACAAGGCCTCTGGAACAGAAGTTCACCCGGTGAGGGTTACTCTCACCCCGGGCGAAATCAAGTGGGCAGGCACCCTAGTGCGAAACGTAGCAGAGAGCATCTCCAAGGGGGTGTTTCCGCTATCTTCGCCAGAAGAGTGGTGGTGCTCTGAAAGCTTCTGTCCCTTTTGGAAGGACTGTCGCGGCGGCGCCGGATAGCTACCGAACTCCCGGCCCTCGGTAGCGAGGGATTATTTATCCTATGGATAGAGACCCTATAACAACGGCACTAGCCGAAAACCCTTCTAGAGAAAAAGCGGAAAAGATCCTAACCGCCCTTGAAGCCCTAGTAGATGTGGGCAGCGTGCTTGTAGCCCGCACGGGTAAGCCTTCCCTGAAATTGGGAATCGTAGCCCTGCGAGCGTCCATAAAAGCAGTCAAGGCATACCTGGCTACGCGCACAGGTGCGGATCTGTATTTAGCAGTGGACAACACCAACCCCCCAACTGAGCGAAAGGAAGACGATATTGTCCTTCACTGAAGCTGACGTTTCTCTCTCTGAGCTGCATGTCGATCCCGAAAACAACACTCGGGAGGACTATGGCGACATCGACGAACTAAAGACTCGCATCAAGGCACTGGGCCTGTGGGGACGTATCCACGTAAGCGAGGTAGTCGATGAGGGTGACGGAAAGAAGTATACCCTCGAAAACGGGTTCCGCCGTGTTCGCGCTGTCAGCGAACTAGTCAGCGAAGGCGTCACCCACAGCAAGACGGGGCAGGACCTTCGTACCCTGAAGGCGCAAGTGCTAGACGGCAGCATGACCGACACGGAGCGTGCAGAGCTCATGCTGGCCATCAACACTAGCCAGAAAGCCTGGACCCCGTACGAGCAGGCCAAGGAGATCGAGTACCTTCTTCAGAACGGGATTGACCTTCCGGACATTCAGGAGCGGTTGGGGCTAAAGGAGCTGGCGGTTAAGCAGCGGCTAGCCCTCCTGTCGGCGCCAGACTTTCTCCAAGACGCGCTAGCGAAGAACGAGGTCTCCGCAACCCACGCTCGAGCTATCCTTCGTGTGCCCAACGAAGACATGCAGAAGGAGCTAACCCAGAAGGCTGTGTCGGAAGATCTGGCTACTCGCGAAATCGAGACCCTGGCTGAAACCATGGTCGAGAAGGCGGTGGAGCAGGGAGCACCTGAGCCTCGCCGTAAGCGCAAGAAGAAGGATGAAGGTGCCGTCAGCGTTCCCAAGACCCCTACGCTGCCTGTGCGTCCTGCGGAAGAGATCATCGCTGAGATGGAGGCCTACCAGGCCGCGATGCTCGACGCTGACGAGGTCACCAAGGTGGAGCTGGAGGCGTACGTAGCAGCGCTTAGCTGGACGCTGTACGACGCGGACATTTCTCCGGCCGCCGAGGACACCGCTGACGCCGACGACGTTGATGAGTCGGAAGAGGAAGCTGATCTGGACGACGACGACGCGACGGAGGCGGCTTCCTAGAGTCCTCGCGGGCGCTTCAGGGACGCGCCATAACGGCTCACCCCCCTACAGCCCTGAAGCTACACACGTCCCCGGCCGTGGCCCAAAGCCGGGGTTCTTTTAGTTCAAAAGACGTCGTGAAACTCGCGCACTTCGTCGTACGCCATCCAGCGCCGCAATTTAGAAAGCGAGCCTGCCTTCAATTGCCGCACACGCTCACTGCTGAGCCCTAAATACGTGGCAATCTGCCGGAGGCGCAGTCCCTCGCCTTCATTGATGAGCCCGAAGTACGCGCGCAGGATGAACTGCTCCCGCACGGTCAAAAAGCGAAACCAGCGTCCGAAGAGCTCTCGAGCGTCCGAGACGCTTTGAAGCTCCTCCCTTGGGGAGTCTGGCTCGAAGTTACCGGTTAAGTCTGCTGAAGGGAGGTTGGGCGGGGAGTCTTCTGGAGCGGCGGAGATAGCTTGATATCGACTGTCCGCGGAGGACACGTTTTCCCCGCGGGCCCGCCTAGTAGAGGCGGACTGCATTCGGTATTTCTTCTCCTTTGAGGAGGGCGCTACGACCTCGTGCAAGGAGGTCAGTTCTGTGCGCATGTGCATCAGTATCCAGAAAGCGGCATACGATGCGAAGCGCGTCCCCCTCTCAGGATCGAATTTATCGACAGCCTCCATAAGCCCTACATTCCCTGCCGAAATAAGTGCTTTTAAGGTGTCGGGGTTCTTGTCCATCCAGTACCGACGGGCTAAGCTGAACACCAGCTTCAAGCAACTCTCGACCAGCAAGCGCCGGAGGTTAGGGCACGAAGTTTCTATGTACTCGCGGAAAAGTTCGCGTTCCTCTTCGGGGGAGTAGGTCCGCACCCTGCTTAGGGCTAGGTAATAAGCCTTGAGAACAGGGTCAGACGAATTCATGGGTACCCATAAGCTTGCTGCCAGTGTAGGCAGTGTACCAGGAAAAAGAGGAGACGTCTCCTCTAACAATGTCAACGACTTACAAGGAAATACACCTAGTGTCAACGACTGAATTGGCCATCAAGGCCGAAGACCTTTTTGCTCTAGAGCATCTGACCGAGGTCCAGCAGGAGATGCTGGAAACCCTGCTGAGCCGTTTCTCCGGAGGTAGCAACGCCGGAGGGCCCGTGGGGCTGGATATCACGGACGACACCCAGTCCCCGCTCCAGCTCCCCGTGGTCAAGCTGCGTCAGCGGATGACCACAGACCCGTCGTGTCCGGAGACGGCGAAGATCGGGGATCTGTACGCCACCAGCGGCGATCTGCTAGACAACCCCTTGACGGTGATCCCTGTCGCTATCTGGAACTCCAACATCAAGTGGGAGGAGGGCGGCGGCAAGAACATCGAGTGCTCCAGCCCTGACGGTAAGTGGGGCGCCATCAACATCGCTTGCGCTGACTGCCCGGACAAGCCCTGGCGGGACAACACAAAGCAGGCGTGCGACAACGTTCTCAACGCGGTGGTTCTCACGGAGAACCTCGGACTTTACCAGGTTCGCTTCTCCGGGACGTCGTACACGGCCGGGCGCACCCTGGTTCGTTTCGCGCGTACGCTTCCCAACCTGTGGTGTCGGACTTTCGCTATCTGCTCTTCTTCTCGGAAGAACAACAAGGGCGAGTACTTTGTGTTCGAGACCAAGGCCACGGGTGAGGAGCCCACTGCGGACGTTCAGAAGGTTGCGGAGTACGTTTGCCGTAGCCTGGCCGCCGCCCGAGAAGGCTTCCTGATGGATTGGTACAAGCGCGTCAAGAGTGGCGGCTCCATGCCCGAGCAGACCGAGACGACGGGTGGGGTTACCACCATCGGGACCGAGGTGCTCTCCTCCTCGGCCGCGGATGACGACCCGGACTTCGGAGAGATGTGAGTCTCAGGCGGGGGTGCTGCACAATTGCGCCCCCGCCTGGTCTCTTTTTTAGGAGAAAGAATGCACAAGTTTTCCGAAGCAGCGTTGTCGGGGGCGCCTTGGTCCGTGTCCAAGGCTGATACTGCAATCAAGTGCCCGCTTAAGTACACGTATCAGTACGTCGAGAAGTTAAAGCTCACCGGCGCGCAAGCTGCGAATCTAGACGACACGGCTCTCCGCGTTGGCAGCGCCGCCCACGAGTACGCGGAGGCCTGCGCCAAGGGTCGCCCTAAGACAATGGCGCTTAGGCAGGCCATCAAGAAGAACAAGCTTCTCTCTGAAGAGAAGGAGAAGCTCGAGTACCTCATCCCGGGCATCGAAGAGTTTCTTACGCGCGTAGAAGCGTTTAAGACTAATCAGGGAATCAGCGACGACCTGGTAGAGGGAGACTTCGGCATTACTGCGGAGGGTGCACCAACCGGGTTTTGGGACGACGACGTTTTCTTTCGATGGAAGGTTGACCGCCAGCTAGTCTCTGCTACCGGCAAGACGGCGGCGATTATTGACCTGAAGACGGGAAAGTCTACTTCGCTTCGTTGGTCCCAGAATCAGTTGGACGCGTACGCTTACGGCGCGTTCTGCGCGTATCCGGAGCTCGAGCGTGTACGGTGTGGGTTGTTTTCTGCTATGGACGGAGACTTCATTTGGGCTCCGGAGTACCGTAGAGACACTATGGATGACAACCCCACCCCCGCTTTCCTGGAAGAAGCGGCCGAAGCCTCTACGTCGACGGAAGCCAAGCCCGGTAAGCACTGCAACTGGTGCCCCTACCAGAACGTCTGCCCGGCAAAGCAGTGATCTCCCGTGGCGAAACTTTCCCGACGGCAGAGCTTTTCCGGCAATAAATTTCGTGGAGTCTGGGCTGAGCTAAAGCCAGAAGCGTGGTTCACCCTTCTCAAGGAGATTAGCCCGGATAGCGAATTCAGCCTTCGCGGAGAGGCGCTGCTAGGGTGTTGTCCCTACCCGCAGCATAACGACAGTACCCCCTCGTTTTGGGTCTACCCTAAGCGGGGGTACGCAAAGTGCTTTGGCTGCAACCGCTTTGAATCCAACCCAGTCAGGTTCCTGTCTGACATTTCGGGCATGTCTTGGGCGGAGGCCGTTTCCTTCTATAGGAACAAGTTTTCGGTCACCAGCTTCCCCAAGACGGTTGGAAAAGAACTAGACCAACGCGAAGGGCTACAGCGAGTACGCAGCGTTATAGCGAAAGTCAGTAAAGAGTGCCTGTTGCGCGCACTGCAGCCGTATGCTGACGGAGACCAAAAGTCTGAGTACGCTATTTTCTTCGCCGCGCTGAAGTACTTGGAGGGTCGAGGAATCCCACTAGACCGGAGCCTCCTGAAAGCTCTGCCCGTGGGGGTGCTCCCTCCGCTAAAGATGGTTACTAAGATCGCAGGGCCGGACGTCTCTAAGCACTGCTACGATTACCTCCAGAAGTACATGACGACCTCCTACTTGGGGGCGTTGATGTTCAGCTACAACGACACGCCAACGTCCATTGGGGGGTTCAAACTCCGCGCAGACTTCTTGCGTGCAGAGGGCACCAAGGACCACGTCTACGTCAAGAACCCTGACGATTCCCCGATAGGGATTTTTGGGCTTAAGTTCTACAGCTCCCTTATCCGTGGTAACTCAGGGCACAAAGAAGCCCTGGTCATGGAGGGGGAGTTTGACGTGCTCTCCAACCTGGTGCACCAGCTCCAGGACAAAAAGCCCTATGACATCGTCCTAGGCACCGGCGGCAGTTCGGACATCTACCTGGATGACCTGGAAGAGTTCGGCATAGAAAAGGTCCTGCTGGTCCCTGATGGTCCCGACCACGGCGGTAACGAGATAGCCGAAAGTTGGCTCAAGCGTACCAACATACCCGCTAACGTATTTACCTGGCCTGCAGCAGTTAAGTCCAAAGACCCAGACGAGGCTATTCTCACGTACGGGTGGGAGCAGTGGCTGACTGCGTTAACTGAGGTTGACGAGAATAGCGAACAGCGCGTCAACTTCATTCTGCCGCACGAGTGGGCTGCGCGTCGTCTGCGGGAAAAGCTCATCGACGCTGACTTCGAGGACGTCCGGGCGCTGAAAACCCTGGCGGCCCGCGTGGGCGAATGTCTCCTAGACCCCTCGGAGCAGAAGGCGTACATCGACAGCGCGGTGCAGTTTACCGGGCTGTCCCCCTCGGACCTCATAGCTCTCATCGTTGGGGGAGAGGACACCGAGGAGGGCTTCATGCAGCGCATCGTGTTTGCGCTGCAACAGGAGTACACTTTCCTGGGAACGGAGCCTAGCCAGGCCGGACTCCGCTTGACGTTCTGGCACAAGAAGAAGCGTCTGCTGCGTACGGCGTCCATCAGCCGGACGTCAGACCTGTTCTCCACTATCAACGCAGATTTGGGCACATTCGTCGACTGGGCTAGAGAAAATGTTGGCGTACCCGACTGGGTAGCAACTAAGTCCGCTGGTAGCAGCGGCGGCGTGATGCCGGTACGGTACTCCGATCAGGAAAAGATCGTCAGGAACTACGTAGAGCTAGCCCTGACCCGTCTCCTGAAGACGCTGCCTGCCATGCAGGACCTCATCCAGCTGAAGGCTGGGTGTCACTACATCGACGTCAAGTTCAAGAAGAAGACGGAGAAGCGCTGGGTCATCGTCAACGGAAACGACGTGTACCTGGGGGTGCCTGAAGAGTCGGGAGTATCCTGGCGTGTCTTGGACGGTCCGCAACTCGGCACGTACATCTTCAACTTAAATCGCCGTGCATGGAGTGCAGAGCTAACCGGCCTCGACGATTTAAACGAGGGTCTGGGGTCAGATTTGCCCTGGGCTTTCCGGTTCATTTGCAACGTCATCGACACCTGCTGGCGGTTTAAGCACCAGCAGGAAGACGTGCAGTACATAGCCGCAGCGCTCATGTTGAACACAGTGTGCTCGGCTCTTCCTCGCCAGCTATACACGATGATCAACGGCCCTCGTGGGTCCGGTAAATCTTCGCTGCTAGGCCTGCTGTCCGGCAACAACCCGACAACTAGGTTGCTCGAAGCTGCCTTCACTATGGACAGCTACACTGTTGCGGGTTTCAGAAAGGAGATGAACCACTGCTCTCTCGGCGCTGTACTAGACGAGTTCGAGGACCAGGGCAACGACACTCACAGTCGCAACGTGCGCGGCATCCTGCGGGATATCCGCGGACTCACTAGTAACCCCGAAGCGCGTATCTTGCGCGGCAACATGGAAAACCCAGAAGCCACCGCCTACGTCCTCCGGTGCCAGATCTGGGCCGCTGCCATCCAGTACTTGAGGGACGAGGCGGACGTAAGCCGCTTCGTGCAGATCAAGACCGACATTGCTGAGGGGCACCCAAACCCCAAAACAACAATGGCTACGATGTTCTCAGAGACGGATTTTCGGAGAGCACGTAGGGCACTGACGCTGGGCATGTTCAAGGTCGTCCCGGATCTCCTCAAGGAAATCAAGTGGTTGCGCGGAGTCTACGCGTCACAAGGACTCATGTCGGCTCTGTCAGACCACGCGGGCGTTACCGTGCCTAGCCGGTACCTAGACGGCGTCCTCATCCCTGCTGCGATACTTAAGCTGGTGGGGCAGGACCCGCACGAGTTCATCACTAGATTCGTGACAGCCAAGGCCACTATGCTTAAGCAGGTTGTGGGCGCGTCGCACGAGAAGTCGCTTCTTGACCACATTCTCTCGGCGCAACTTCAGTACTCGAAGCCCGGGTCGGACGTACGGCACACCAACGTTCGAGGCCTCCTGTCTAGCCCTACAGAGCGTACGCTACTCAACGAAACTGAGTCCGGGGTTTACTACGTAGACTTCGCCTTGGACGCTAGCCAGCCCACTACAAAAACTAGCTGGTTGATTGTGTTGTGGGCTGACGCCATCCATAGCGTACTGAAAACAGTAGGTCCTCTCCGAGGAGAAACCCCCGCGCGCCTGAAGCAGCTGGCTGAGGCAAGCGGCTCTATGGTCGTCTCTCCCAGAGAGTTCCACAAAATCCCTGGAGGGATCGCACCGCACCTCAAGGTCGGCGTGAAAATCACTGACTTCACGGTGTTTGACATCACCGATATGCTCACTGCATGGGATGAATCCCGAATTGACTAAGCAAGTAAAGCCCGCAGGATGCCGTGGGTGCTCCCTTTTCGAGGCACCCATGTCCTCCGGCTACGTGGGCAGTACCGAGCCCATAGGGCTCTTTTTGTTCGGTCGTCCCCCAATGTGGGGAGACCATCTATCTGGGTCCGCATTCTCCGACAGAGCAGCGCGACTGCTGACCAAGATCCTCACGGACCTGGCCTCTGAGGAAAGCCGAGACCCCACTAGCTCCCTGCTGTCCCCCGCCAAGGACCTCTATCGCCAAAAGGCATACATGTACGCGGTGCAGTGCGGTAAGCAGGGCCCCGCCCCTGATAAGGCCACAGTGACGCACTGTGCAGGTGCATACACGCACCACGTGATCTCACAGCTACAGCCCAAAGTCATTGTAGCTATGGGCACGCTAGCCTTTCAGTCACTGGGCCTGAAGGGTACGGTCAAGGACCTTCGGGGCAAGGTCATGCCTGTGACCATCGACGGCACACAGTACAAGGTGATCCCTACAATCAGCCCGGTGTCCCTGCTGAAGCGCGAGGATGCAGGGCTATACAGCGTAATCAAGAATGACGTTGCCCGCGCTGCCAACGAAGCGGCTGGCCTAACTGCTTCGCTAGACATGGGGGCCCTGACTGCTAGCTATGAGATTCCCAAGTCCATCCCAGAGCTCGCAGCTTTAGCCGAAGACTACGCTACGTACACAGAAGACGGCAAAACCATCGGCAACACGTTGATGGCGCTGGATACCGAAACGAACACCCTGACTCCTTGGGAGCCGGGTGCGAAGGTAATCATGGTTTCCGCAGCCGTCGACAAAGGCAAGGCCTGCGCAATCTTCTTGGACCACCGGGAGGCGCCATACGATTGGCGTGAGGCGCTTCCGTACGTGTTGCGCATAACCATGTCCCCGCACCCGAAGACCTGGTGGAACTACAAGTTCGATCGTCAGATGTTCTGGTGCACCATACTCCCGGCACTACTAGAGCTCTGCCAAGACCCGGACTACCGCGCACACCTAGAGACCATAACGCGCCACAGTCTGGAAGACATCCTCGAGGTAGCTGGGCTAAACAATACCCGCTGGGACGGACTGCTTGGAGAGCACCTTCTAGATGAAGACAAAAAGGGCTTCTACGGGCTGAAGACCGTTGTCGCTGACTACCTGCCCGAGTACGCAGGCTACGACGACGAGCTCAGCGAGAACTTTAAGGAAGCTGGTGGACGGCAAAGCAAGTCTGAGTTAGCGGCGCGCGAGCACCCGCTAGCCCAGCTTCCGATAGGTCTATCGTACGACAACCCCAGCGTCCTCCCGGCTCCGCTGGACACTAAGTTCTCGGAGTACTACCTGGCACTATGCCAGGTCCGAGACGACGCAGCGGAGAAGCGCGCTGACTGGAGCCGGAAGAACTACCCTGAGGTTCCTCGAGAAGAATTTGCTCGTCGCAAAGAGTACCTAACTTCGCGCGTAAAGAACCTGGACGCCGCGATTAAGCAAGAGAAAGCGGAGGATAAGGCTTACCAGCGTTTTCTGAAAACGTACATGGACGGGTACCAACGAGCTCTGCAAGCCAAAATCGAGCTCGGAAACACACCTGACGCAACCTATGAGGACATCGACCCCGACATCCTCAGCGTCTACGCCGCAATAGACGCCGACGTTACTAAGCAAATCACTCGGCGGCAGCGTATACGCGCGTACAGGGAGGACCCTCCTGGCCCCTCTGTGGGGCGGCCCACGCTGATTACCCTGATGCGTAGGCACTACCTGCCTCTGACCGAAGCGCTAAGTGAAATCCAAGCTGAAGGCGTGTGCGCGGACCGCGAGTATCTCCACTCCATCGGAGACAGCATTGATGCTGAGAAAGAGGTCGTCGAGCGGGAAATACGCGACATGCTCTTCGCAGACGTTGGGCTGCCCCAGGACAAGGACATCAAGCTCAACAACCCCTCCACTCTGGGGGACATCCTCAACGGGATGTACGGCCTGCCGGTACTCAAGACAACCGACAAGGGCCAGGCTTCCATGGCTGAGGCTGTCTTAACAGAGTACGCAGAGGGCGGCTATGACATCGCTGAGCGGCTACTGACCTGGCGAAAGTTGGGCAAGGCCCGCAGCACGTACATCAAAAACCTGCTTGAGCTGTCCTCCATCGACGGCCGCATTCGCGGGAACGTGCACATCAACGGCACGGCTACGGGGCGTACTTCCTCGAGCCAACCGAACCTGCAAAACCTTCCGCACATGCTGGGCCGGGTGAACATTAAAAAGGCGTTCATACCTACCCCAGTACACCGGGCGGAGTGGTGGGATTCTCAGAGGAACCGCGCCATGGCCGAGAGGTACGGTTGGCGCCGAGACGATCGGCTTGTGTGGGTCGACGTGGACTTCGCTGGCGCGGAAGTACGAGTGCTGTGTCGCTACGCGCAGGACCCTGCACTCCTAGAGGCGCTCAACCGCGGCGACGACATGCACTCTTGGATGACCGCGGAGATCCACGGCCTGGATTACGAGTTCGTGAACAAGGACCGTAAGGAAAACCCCAAGGGGGAGATGGCTACCCTGCGCAGTGCAACGAAGCGCGTAGTCTTCGGAACCATTTACGGCGCGGGCGCTGCTAAAATTGGGGAACAGATCGGCGTCGATGAGACAGAGGCGCAAGCGATCATAGACAAGCTCATGCGCCGTTTCCCGTTGATCAAGCGGTACATGGACGATACCCGCCGAGAGATTGCCAAGAAGCTGCGCGTAGTTACTCCGTACGGCCGCTTCCGCCGGTTCCCGATGGCCAATGTTGGTCGGTGGATGAAGGGTAGGAACGACCGGCAGGGCATCAACTTCCTAGTGCAGAGCTACTGCTCTGACATCGTTATGTCCTGCTTGGTCAACATGCACCGTTCCCGATCGGGAATATCCGGGCGGTTACTGCTCACTGTGCATGACTCTATCTGCCTGGAAATGCCCGATCGGGAAATTTCTAAGCTGCTGCCTTGGCTTAACCAGACCGTAGATCAGCATATCAAAAAGCAGTTCCCCGATATGCCGGTCTCTATGCCGTACGACGTTGATGTCGGCTACTCCTACGGGGAGAAGCAAGACATCAGCAAATTTGTGTCACAAGAGAATGTTGCATGACCTCTAACTAAGCGCCCCGTTGGGCCAGCAGCGCAACGCTGTTTCAGTTGGTCTCATCAGTGCTCTGCGAGCACTGATGGTCATCTCGGCGACCTGGTCGCTGCAATCTTCGTTAGTTAGATTTGGGATAGCCCACTTTGTGTGGTTGGGGAAGTGACTTCCCTAGAGTAACACTAAGGGCCCGGCCCCCCTTCCAGATGTCCGCCGGCGCCCGGCGGGGCCCTCTACTTAAGTGCCCCGCGGAGCTCGGTTAGGAACTCAATAAATCGTATCCCAAGCTTTGAATCAGGCAGCCTTTCGGCTAATCCCCCGAAACGGGGGAGACGTACCTCCGGGGCTCCTACCGTCACTCCCCGTCGGCGGAGCTGCTCGAGATGAACTGGGCTCGAAATCGTGATTCAACGCTAAGCAATCAACGAAGATCTAGCATCTGCGCTGTAGAAGGTAAGGTCCTTGCGGCGGATCTTGCCTGCAATCCACGCGAAAATCTGAGCGTGGAGTGCGTCGTCTGGGTTGGAGGGGGCGTGACGCCATACCCGCTTTCCGGCCTGCGTCACTTCCTCGTACACCGACAGCATGTCCTCAAACACCGGAGCGCTCTGCTTCACGTTGGGGTACCGGTACAAGCCGTTCTTGGCGTTGTAGAGGAAGTTGTCGATCATCGTAGTACGGTCCGCCATGTAGCGGTCTCGCTGGTTCCAGCGAAGGTGGGCTCCTCCGCCCTCAACCCCTGCGTACTGAACCTGCCATACCCGCTGGGGCCCTAGGCGCTTAGTCAGTAGGTTGTTGCCGATGTGGCCCTCTCCTGCGTCACCAATCGCGAGACTTACCTGGTATAAGTTAAAGACGCGGGCGATTTCCTCGACGGAGTCTACTGGGTTGACCACCGGGAAAATCTTGAACCACAGAGTGTGGTGGCGCCCTCCGGCGTCGATACCCCAGATCCAGGCGACAGTCCTAGAGTTACCTTTCGAGCCCCCGCCGGACCAGTCTACCCCTCCCACTACGTGGACAACGCCCTTGGCCGACTCCGGCCTAACGGCCTTAGACGGTGAGGCGTCAAGAGTGTGCTCCTCGCAACAAGCCTGAAGCTCGTCAAGAGAGATAAGCCTCGCTCCGATAGAGTCGGAGATGCCCAGCACCTCGTTCTTAAAGTCCGAGGGTGCGTAGTCTTCGTGCTTCTGCAGAATTCTGGACCAGCGTTCAGGCCTCTCGTTGTTGAGCGGCAAGATTAGCTGCGGGATGTGGAAGCCCTTGATCCGGTCAGCGTCCGGAGATTCTGGGTCCACGTCATCGGGGACGGGGTTCATGTCTATCCACGTCCCATTACGGGGGTTTACGTACGCCTTACACTTGAGGCAAATGATCCCCTTCTTTCCGATTCCCGCGTCATTGACGTAGTAGGAATAGTCGCCGCAAGCTTCACACTTCACGCACCACTCGGACTGGGTGGAGGACCGCCACATAAACTCAATGGTGTTCTCCATCGTCTTAGGCGTGCCCGTGTAGCCAAAGTACCCGTAGTTGGAGTTAGCGGCGCACTCAGAGACCACAGGGACAACCTCGTCGTAGAGGATGTCCTGGATCTCATCGAAGTTGATGCGGTCAGCAGAGTACCCACGTGCGCGGTCAGGATCGTCCGACGCGTATGTGAATATGAGCTCACTACCGTTAGCAAGGATCTTCAGGAAGACGTTGTCCGGGGCGTGCGGGTCTAAGTATAAGTCTCTCACCAACGGCGAATGCCGGAGCATCTTGGCTACGCGCGTATTAGAGAAGGTCGACGTCTGCTTGAGACTTGGGCTGACGTAGAGGGTTCTGAAGTACGGACGCGAGATCGCATCGACCACAGTGTGTGCTGCGGCTGACACGGACTTCCCTACCTGTCGCCCGCATTTCATCAGCGTTTTTCGCCACTGCCCCCTGTAAATAGCGTCATACATGGGGTAGTCGTATAGGGAAAATTGAGTGCCCTCTAGCCAGAGAAGCTTCTCGGCTAGTTGGCGACGCGACGCTTTGAATTCGACAGACATGAGCGATACAACCGAAAAGGGCTCCGCCCAAAACCGCTTCTGGGAGGAAATGGGTGTTCCTCTCGTTACCGTACAGCAGGCCCGCCTGGCCGTAAAGATGGCATTCGACGCCGGACTCGTCCCCGCTCTCGTGGGACACGCCGGCATCGGCAAGACGCAGTCCCTCAAGGAAGAGGGCCGCGAAGACCGCGGAGGTGGCTACTACGGCTGGTACCTCCAGACCGCCATGCCCGAGGACGTGCAGGGGCTGGCTTTCCGCGCACCGAACGGAAAGTCCTACGACTACCTGCAGCAGTCGCAGATAGTGAACAACGTGGACAGCCACGAGGGCGGCGTCATCGTCCTCGAGGAGCTCAACCGCGCCTCCAAGGAGACAGCGGCCGCGGCGTTCGCGTTCATGGATCAGTTCCACGAGAACTTCCCGAAGGGGTGGCACCTGGCGCTCGCCATGAACCCCAGCGGCGGAGAGTACGCCACGGACTCTCTGATCCACGACCCGGCGCTACGCCGCCGCGTCGTGTGGATCGCGGTACGCGAAGACCGTACAGAGTGGCTCCGCTACGCGCGTGATCGCGAGCTGCACCCGATGGTAATCGCCTACATCGAGGCGAACGCCAACATGCTCCTGGACACCAAGCGCCGCGCAGCCGGGCGGATCTACGCCACCCCCGCCTCGTGGGAAAAGGTGTCCACCATCCTCAAGACCATAGAGGAGCAGAACGGGGGCAACCTGTCTCCGATCCCCGCCGCCACCGAGAACGTTCTCTCGGGGCTGATCGGGGACACCGCGGCCGGTGAGGTCCTGCGGTTCATCGAGGACAACAACATCATCATCCACCCGCAGGAGGTGTTGGAGTCCTACAAGGGGGAGAAGAGCGAGGTTCGCTCCCGCGTGCGCAACGCCATCCGATCCGGCCGCGTGGACGTCGTCTCCGCCCTGTGCGACAACCTCAAGACGGTGCTGCTGTCCAGCATGCCCAAGGTCAACAAGAAGCTCTGCGAGAACCTCGTGACCTTCTTGAAGGACCTGCCGAACGAGCTGAGGATGGTCGTCATCACTGGTTTCCGCGAGGCCAACACGCAAGAGGCCTCTCGTTGGGTCAGCACTCTTCAGCTGGAGCTGGTGCGCACCCCCGGGTACTCGGACGTCTTCACGTCCATCCTGGGAGACGTCACCAAGGTCGAAGAGGCGCTCAGCGACGAAGAGGCCAACAAGAAGTAAGTGGCCGAGAAGCGCCTCGAGGAGTTCTTCCCTTTGGCGGGGGTTCAGCCATACCCCCACCAGAGGGAAGTCTTCTCTTTAATTGAGAAAGCTCGTAGGGACAAACCTGCCGCTAAGTTCGTAATCCTCCGCGCGCCCACTGGTACAGGCAAAAGCGCCATTACTATGACGCTCGCTCAAGCCGCAGGCACTGCGCATGTTTTAGCGTCGCACCGCTTCCTCCAGCAGCAATACGTAGACGACTACTCTCACTTGAACCTGGGGAACCTCTGGGGGAAGAGAAACTACGTTTGCATGGCCAGCGCTACACTTATAGACGCTCCAGGGTCTAGCACCCCCTATACCTGTGGAGACTGTCTCGCGTACCGGAACGACCGAAGGGTAGACCTTGCACTCAGCCCCAGTAACTTCATCGCAAAGCACTGCTCCGTGCATAATGGCGACGGCATGAATTGCCCGTACCAGCGTGCAAAGACGGAGACACAGGCGGCTGATATAGCGCTAACGAACTTCAACAGTTTCTTCGCTCACTACAACTACAGCGGCCTCTTGAAACCTCGTCAGGCACTCATCATCGACGAGGCGCACCTCCTGCCCGGCAGGCTGGTGGACATCTTGTCGGTAGGGGTGCAGTACCTGTCCCGCAGCAAGCACAAGGAAGTCTACCCGCTGCCGCGACCCACCGACCGCATGGAACAATGCGCGGCCTGGTTGGAAGCCAAGGTCCTCCCGTTCTTGATGAAAACCGTGTCCCGCGTGGGACCGATCATTGTGCGGTGGAACTCAACAGCCTCTCAGTGGGAAATGCCGGACGGGTCTTGCGCCGCGGACTACATCGATGGTCTCCGGGGGGCGGTTCAACGAATCATGGCTGACCTGTTAAAAGCGTCTCCCACCTTAGCGGGGGCCCAGGGCGGGCTGCTGAGCTCTGCTCACGCCGAAGAACGGCAGTTTCGGGCCTGCAAGCTACTGCTCACAGTACTAAGGCTAATCCCGTCGCTCAAGGCTCACCCGGACAGTTGGTGCGTGGACGTAGAGCACAACCCGGACAGAGTCGTCTTTCGGCCTATCAAACCGGGCCGCCTAGCTCACGCAACGCTATTTAGCGCAGGCAGCGAAGTAGTGCTCTTGTCGGCTACCCTGGATAAAGGACCTTTCCTAGAAGACCTGGGTATAAGGGAAGACGAGATCCGTGCGTTCATCGACGTGCCATCTCTGTTTCCTGTGAAGTGCCGGCCAATCATCTACTGCGCTGCTGGTAACATGCGCAAAGCAGACGCTGAGGCCACTCTGCCGAAGATGGCGGAGAAGATTGCAGAGATCCTCACCGTAAACCACTCAACCCACAAGGGCATCATCCACACGCACACGTTCAAAAACGGTGAGATGCTGCGGGCGCTGCTTCCTCCAGAGGTGGCTAATCGGATCATTTGGCACCAGCCAGGCGGACCCAACGTAGAACGCCTCATCGAGGACTTTTACGACAGTGACCAAATGTGGCTTGCTAGCCCTTCGTGCACTGAGGGCCTAGACGGACGTGGGCCGAGGGTGCGGGCCCAGATACTGATGAAAGCTCCGTACCCCAACTTGGGAGGGAGTGCGCGCATCAAAAAGCGCATGAAGCTACCTGACGGAAATCTCTGGTACGCCATGCAAGCCGCTAACACGCTGATCCAGGCGTACGGGCGGGGCTGTCGGTACCAGAAGGACTACTGCGTAACCTACGTACTGGACTCCGGGATCACGGGTCTAGTCGGTAAAGCTCGAAACAACCTCCCAACCTGGTTCCTCCAGGCATGGGATATGCGCTACCCGCAAAGGTGGCAGCAAAACAGACCAGGTGTATGGACGATACGAAAAGCCTGAGAGACTACGGTCTCCCGGATGTAGAACCCACGGGGACCCCCGAGTGGGAGCCTCTGGAAGGAGACGACGCACCGCCGTGCCCTAACTGCGGTGCCCGGCTTTGCAAGGTGAAGGTCGCAGTCAAGCTGGCGCTACTACGTGGCGGAGCAGGGACGGCCCACTACTTGGGGTGCCCTGCGTGTCCCTGGGCCAGCCCCAGCACTGCTGTCTCGGACAGAGCTAGCCCTACAAGCGGACCCCAGCCTCCAACAACTGAGAGTTAAGCAAACTACGCATCGTACTGACGTAGTTGCCTACCTCCATAAGAACCCTGGCGTGCACGCACGCGGCGTCATCCTCGTCGTACGGGCACTCCTTGTGAGTGCCTAGGAGCTCCAGGGTTCTTTTCTTTAGTTCCTCTTCTCGGCCCACCTTCGGGACCATGGTGTCCAGCGCATCCTGTGCAAACGCCAGCTCAGGAGGAACAATCACCAGACCGCTTGTAGCACAAAGAGCAGCGGCGTAAACAGCGGGCTCATCCCCGTAAAACTGCGGCCCACTCCACTCTTCGTAATGCTGGGCCATGAGGCGCATCTCCACTACCGTCCAGCAGAGCTCACCAACCTCTGTGCCCGTGATGGACTCTGGCTGCGCAACCCGCCCATTGAGCGTCTCAGAGAGGTTCTCCAGCACGCGAGCGTCCCACAGGTAGGCAGGGTTAGCCCTGACCGCTGTGACCGCTAGGAGGCGGTCCAAGGCGGCCTCGTCGGGGGGCAGGCAGCCCTGGTCCTCCAAGAAGACCAAGAGGCTATCTGTCTCCCACGCAGCATGCGCCCCGCCCGTAAGCTCGTCACAGGCAAGGCTCTGCACTAGGGCCAGTGTGTCGCCCGAAGAGAGGAGGGATTTGGCTTTTTCTAGGAGCACTAGTACCCCATGCGATCCGAGGCGCTAGCAAGACCACCCCACTGCCGTTGTGGGTTCGTAGCCGACTCATGAGCGCGTCGAGCTCTAGCTTGCTCTTGAGCGAAGTTAAAATCTTGGTTGATCGCCGCGCGCCGGTTAGCCGCTTCCATAGCGCGCTCGTTCGCAGCTAATTCCGACTGCGACAAGTTTCTACTGCGGTGCTTCGGGGGATTTCCAAAATTGTGCTTCCAAGCGTCCACAGCGTCAGATGCGTCAAAGTTCAGCTGTTGATCAAACGGTAAAACTTGGGCAGCTCTAGACTCCAGGCCTGCTTGGGAGTAAGCATTCCGACCTGCAGAAAATGCTCTATTGTGCTGTCTTTGCAGATCCTGCAGGCGGTGTAGGTCACTGGCCGAACTGGTTGCAGGGTTAAAGTTGTTCAGAGCATCCCGGAAATCCATATCAACCTGGTTGTAGTGGTTCAAGGCGTCCCTGCGAGCTGCTCCGCCAGTTCGCTTGTGCCAGGCCTTCTGAACCCCACCCCACGCGTCACCTAGCGCATCAGCGCCTCGTCGGAAGATGTTAGCAGTCTTCTCCGTGCCGTCCAGCATCCCGAAGTCTTCTAGCGCCTGCTGGCACCCAAGATCATAGGCCTCTTTGAAAAAGTGTTGGCTCACTTTATCTCCCCAACTGCTTCAGCAGCAGCGCATGCATGTCCCGAGGCAAAGTCGGGAAAATCTCTTTGACCTTGCTGGGGTCCACTACCCCACCCTCAGCGATCTCTTCAACGACCTCAGGGCCGAGAACGTCCGAGTAGAACTCAGGGCCCTTCTTCACCAGCTCCGCCAGCGCTACGGGGGTGCCGCCCAGGTCCACCATCTCAGTCATGGCTTCCTTGGTGTTGAACACGGTCTTCAGCGGATCCGGGAGAGACTTACCGTAAAGGCGAGCTAGGCCGTGCTGCTTGTCGAGCTCGGACACAGCCTCCGCCACCTTCGTAAGTTCGGCCCGTTCTGTGGTAAAAGGAAGGGACCGCACCAATTGAGCTACGCGCGTATAAGCTCCGGCCCCAGCAGGTGCTGCAGCCCCTCGAGCGTCAATCCACTCAGCCGCCTTGTCGCGGTCACAGGGAACGATACCCGCCCACTGGTAAACCTCGGTGGGAAGCTCCTCGTCTCGGGCTGCCGCGTGCTTAACGAGAACAGAAGCCGCAGTAGCCAGGCTCGTAGGAGACAGCTTGCGCTGGTTGCGCGAAATGGCCTCGTGCGCCAACTTAAGGCTGGTTCCACTGTAGATAGGGAACTGGCGTGTGTGCGGTAGCAGGTAGTCCGGAGTTTCGGCGGCTGCAGCCACCTTCTCAAACTCCTTCTTAGGCAGCGTTGCGCCGTAAACCGTGAGTGCTGCCTGAATGCGGCCCGTGACTTCGGGCGCTACACTCGCCGTCTTCTCTGCATACGCGGAAGATAGCAGTGCGTGCTCCTTGGTGTGCACTGGAAATTCTCGGTTAACCGGGTCTGCAAAAGCAGACGAAGGTAGGTTGTCCCGAACCTCCCGCCCCACTTCAGCAGTTTTCACGAGCGGACTCAGGGTAGGCCGCTCAGCGATGATTTCGCGTAGAACAGCAAAAGTGGTGTCGGTGTTCTGATCCATGTACCTTCTCCGAGAGCTGGTCAAATTCTAGACAAAAAAATGCAGAAGAAAAAGCATACAGCGTCCCTCGAGGCGCTACTAACCTATCTGCTTTCCGCCCACGGCGGGAGCAAGACCTCACCGTTCTTCCCGCACGTCCTGCGTGCGTTGGTGAAGAGGCCCGTGCCGAACATGGGCACCTTCGGAGTCAGCATCACCCCGGAAGGCAAGCTCCTTCTGATGTACGACCCGAAGATCCTGGAGCGGCTGTCGGTACGCCACGCCATCCTCGTACTCATCCACGAGGTGTACCACATCGTTCTCCACCACATTCCTCGCGGGCTGCGCCTGCTGGACCAGGTGGCGTCCTCCACCGAACTGGAGAAACGCAAGTTCTTCGCCATCTCCAACATTGCTGCCGACTACGCGGTCAACTCGCTCATGGTGCAGTGCGGGGAGTGCATCCCCAGTGACTTCAAGCTCATGGGAGAGAAGGACCCAAAGACGGGCAAGTACGACTTCGCGGGGTGCTACCCCACGGACTCGCAGCTTCCAGAGCGCAAGACCTACGAGTGGTACTTCAACGCGCTCATGTCCGACCTGGACAACTTCGTCCAGCAGCTTGTGGCCTTCATGAAGGCCGCAGGCACATTGGGCGAGGGTGAAGGCCCGAAGGGGAAGTTCCCCACCGACGAGGAGATCGTCGAAGCGCTGGAGCGCTACCGAGAGATGCACGCTCCGACCAACAACGACGACGAGCTCAAGCGTCAGTCAGACCAGATGAACCCGGACCAGCGCCAGGCCGCAGCGGGCAAGGCTGAGCGGGAATCTCGCCAGGCCGTCCGGAAGGCCAAGGAGGAGACGCAGAAGTCTCGCGGGTCCCTTCCTGCAGGGTTGGAGGAGTACATCTCCAACATGCTGGAAGAGGCAGAGATCCCGTGGCAGCAGTTCTTCAAGACCTGGCTGCAGAACACCCTGCGCCACCGCCGTAAGCGGTCCATGTGCAAGCCGCGTAGAAGGCTTCTCGACATGGAGGACATCTGCGAGTTCCCCGGCCGAATGCGCGAGAAGATCTACACGATCATCTTCGCCATCGACACCTCCGGGTCCATGTCCAACTCGGACATCGCAGACGCGCTGTCGGAGTTGCGGGGAATGCAGGCAGCTGCCCCTGGCATTCAAATCACGGTCATCGAGTGCGACGCCCAGATCGGCCGGGAGTACACGATCGACGAGTTCACCGAGCCCCAGCGCAACGTCACCGGGCGCGGCGGGACGCGCTTCGAGCCCGTGTTCGAACGGGCAGCGCAGCTCAAGGCTGATGCGCTGATCTACGCCACGGACGGCTATGGGTCCCTGCCCTCCATCGAGCTCATGCGCGTTCGCCCGCTCTGCTGGCTGGTGACGCACAACGGCGTTGCTCCCTGGGAGGCTGGCTACGGCTCCGGCGCTCAGTACGGCCACGTAATCAGGCTGAAGCGCTAAACATGGCTTTACCGGAGAACGGGATCCTGCACATCAAGGTCTATAAGGCCGCGACGCGCGGGATCCCGTTCGACCAGTTCTATTTAGTGCCGAAGACCGAGCGGGAACTTTTTAAGCGTGTGTTCCCCGCTTATGTCCGCACACAGTTCAACGATACTTTGTGGTCGCGCATTTTAGGCGTGGAAGTTAGCTCCGTGGCTAAAACAGACACCACGGGCTACCACCGCAAGGAAACTCTGGACCCGCTGGCAACGCTGTCTGCACTTTGGCAGACCGAGCAGTGGCCTGAGGTGCATAGTCACTTCGACGTCGCAGTGCCCGTGGTCCTGCAGCACCCCAAAACCGTCCCCGATGAGCGCAACAACCCAATGAACGGCTCCGCGCGGCTGGGCTACTTAGTAGCCCGAGGGTGGCATCGGTCTAGAGCGGCTTCCCAGAGCCCGAAACTCGTCAACCGGCTTGACGCCGCCAACACGGTCTTCGTGGCTTACGGAGAAGAAGTGCGTCCGCTTTGTTTAGCGTGTCCTCGGCTACATGACGTACTGGACGGGCGTTGCTCGCTAGGAGATGACTACTGTCTCCGCACAATAGGCCTTGTGGGTAAGCCCACCTACCTCGCACGCTTGAAGGTCTACAAGGAAAGCGAAGATTTGGCGGAAGTTGCTTCCGCCTTCCCTGAATGACAGCGTACAACCACACGCAGCTAGCCGTCCTAACCATCCCCACCGTACAACACAGCCTGCCTCCAGTAATGGATGACGTTTCCCTGGCGTACAGCCTCGGCATTCGTCCCAAGACTCTCTGGTGGGCTGTGTTCGGTGGGCGGGAGCTAGCTGGAACAGCTAAATCGACTTACACAAAGGGCGCCATCCTCAAGCGAGGGAAGGCGGGCTCACGTGGCGCACTTCGCGCCATCCACGTCCCTGACTGGCGCGTCAAGAACATTCAGAAAGTCCTCTCTGCTGCCTTCGTGAAACCCATCCCTGTGGGAGACCACGTACGCGCGTACGAGCCGGGGGTAAAACCCCTGGACACCGCTGAAGCGATAGCAGGCAGCAAGATCCTGTGGTCCTTCGACCTAAAAAACTTCTTCGGGTCGATCCGACTACCCTGGATCCGTGAGTACTACGAGAGTCTGGGGTACCCCAGGCAGGTGGCAAACCTCATTGGGCAGCTGTGCTGCGTCACTGACGTACACCCCTCTGGCAAAGGCAAAGTCAGGTTTTTGCCGCAGGGGACCGTCGTGAGCCCTGCACTAGCTAACCGAATCGCCGACCATCGCTTAGACCAGAGAATACTGACGTTGGCGCAGGCCAACGGCTGGTCTTACTACCGGTACTCGGACAACGTTTACATGGGGCACCCAGACCGTCTCAGCCGAGAAGAGGTAGACGCTTTCAAGGGACAGGTATTTACCGCGGTGGGGCAGTCTGGTTGGCGCCACCACAAATCCCGAGTAGCCCTGTACTGGAACAGACAATCAGTGCTCGGCGCTGTCGTGAACGAAAAGCCAAACATGCCTTCTGACGAATACAAAGCACTGCGGGCTGCGGTCTACAACTGTCGCGTACATGGATTCTCGTCCCAAGTAGCCAAAGCTAGGCAGCGCTTCAAATCTTCGATTACCACTGATGAGCAACTCATCTCCCACTTGCGAGGACGGTTGGCCTACCTAAAGGCTCTCCTGTCCGAGGACAAGTACAACAAATTGCACGATGATTTCTCCGCAGCCCTTGAGGCGCACCGGATTACGGTGCAGCGCAAGTGGCTGGAAGAAGACCTACAAGACGCACGCGATGCTGCCGGAACTTAAGGTTTACAACCTGACGCAGGGGTACGGGGGCAGCGACGCCCCCGCGGCTGCCTACCGCGTAGAAGCCGAGCACCTGGACACGCTGCTTGGCTTGCTGCGGGATGCGCACCCACAAGGTTTGTTGGTGGCGTGCGTCCCTGACCCGGACGGGTATGTGCTGGTCAGCTCCCTTGGGCGGTTACCACTACTTTCCGTGGTCGACCTGGAAGCCGAGCTAAGCGCCGCCAGGGAACACGTAGACCTTCGAGCTTACTTTCAAGGTCGCGAACTAGCACCTGGGACCGGGGAGCTGACGACCCTGATTCAGGCCTGTAAGGTCCCCGCTAGGTTGCTGGGGGAGGGGTGCTACACCGTGTGCCCCAAAGCTCCTCCGCACTGTTTGTCCTACCTCAGCGGCCAAGACCGTCTCCCGCAGACGCCTATACCGTACCAGACGCAAGTAGCGAGCCGTTCCCATGCTCGAGGGCGAGGCGACCACCGAAACCGGTTCCGCAGTAGACCCTACTACTCAGAGCAGCGTAGTACTCAGTACTTCCCGCTGCTACAGTGGGTGAGCGGAGTAGAGCCCCCGGTCCATAACATCAACACCGACTTTGTGCGCTTTTTACACTCCAAGCTAAGTGAGGACCTGGACGCCTTGCTGCGGACGAAGTTCTGTGTGAAGACGCCCGAAGTAGCTAGACCGTGGCAAGTTTCGTCCCGCGCTTACTTCCCAGAAGCCGGTCTTAATGATTACGGCGGTTTCCGTGGTATCAACCTATCCACTAACCTAGCTGCCGAAGTTCAGAAGCTTCGGTCAGAGCGCGGCCAAAAGGCTGCCGCTGGGCGCAAGATGGTTGCCGATGAGTGTTCCCGATGCGTCTTTGCAGACGGTCATTGTTCCCAGAGGCCCAAGTACCGCTGCGCCGGCCACGTAAGCCCCGAATATTTTGCTGCGACTGTGAAGTCAGCCGTAGAGGAATACTACGGGGGCATACCGGACCCTAATGCCGACTGGGTACAGAAGCACTTCAAGCTACAGGAGACCTCAGGTGCCTGGCGCCCTCCGAACAGTAAAGGAAGGCCTGCTGGCGTCTCGGTGTTCGGCGTGTTTCCTACTGCAGACGCGGCGCTGGGACTCCGCGCGTCCCACCCCTTAATCAACCACCGCGCAGTCAGAGCGGGGGACTGGCGTCCTCCTGACGGAGCTCCTCCTGGTACCCTGTACGCACGGCTACTGTGGAAGTCTTGGAGACGAGGCTCGCGCGAGGGGCGGCCCGTGTTCGCCGCTCCGCTAGTAACTCCCGCGGGCAACTTCTTAGCGGACACTCCGTACATGATTTCCGGCCCAGGCGCTAACCTCCTAGACTACGCACTGAACCGGCCTGACTCGGTAGTCCAAGACCAGATCGCACTTCTAGACACAGAGGAGAAGTGGCTCTCTTACTGGGCCGTACTTCTTGTGGCGTGCTTTGGTAGGAGTGGGTGGTACAACTACAAGTCCTTGTTCTCCAGCAGGGTGCAGGCGGGCAACTACAGCAACTGCCCGAGCATCGGCTCCCGCTGGTATCGCACACAAGCTACGTACCTAGCACTGATGTCTTGGCCTCTAGACTTGTACCCCTCCATGCTAATGCCCCGAGACAACTCGTGAACATTACTGGCGCCGACCTGAAGAAGCTCATACCTGATGAGCTGCGCGCACAGGTCGACAAAATCTCGTTCCCTTCACAGTCCGGGGGGACCGAACCTTACGCAGTGGTCACGTTGGACACGGAGTTCGGGCAGCTAGACGTAGTGGTCTATCGCAAGGAGATGGCTAGGTTCATGGGGCGAAACTCCGCCCCGACCGCCCGAGGAGACTCGGCGTCCCCGGGCAGTACCCTAGACACAACCACCGCGCAGACCAAGGACTACTATGTGGGCAAGACTCGCAAGACTAGCGCGGGCCTCACTGAGACCTTAGTAGGGTTCACGGCGGGGTCTTCCCAGAAGGAGAAGCCTGCCAATGTTGGCCGAAGAGTCCGCCATCCCGAGACGGACCGCCTAGTCTGGCCTATCTGGAAACTGGGGAATGGCTGAGATGAACTACTTCCAGCTAGGACCGGAGTACGAGCCCACGAAGGCCTACTTCGTGTCCTCGGCTGGAAAGGTAACCGACGTAAGTCGAGAGATGCAGATTGCTCGTAGCATGAGCCCATTTCTTGGCTTCCCTGCAGGGGGTAGTCTGCTGTTGCTGGCCACAGCCAAATTTAGTAACTGGGGCCAGCGTCTGGAGAAGCGGGTCTACGTAGCGTCAGGAGAGGATACCGCTCCTGAAGAGCTAGTCCGCGCATTCTATGCAGCTAAGATTGGCCACCCGCTGCTGCTAATAACCACAGCCGCACAGCGTCTTCTGGACACTAACTACGTGACCACTATCCGGTGTGTCACGTCTATCCCTGGGACCCTGGCGGACACCTGTCCCAAAACAGCAGTTTTGGCTGGGCTAGCCCAGAACACCAAGACAGGTCTTCACCTTAGCGTCTACAGTGCTACTAGCCGCAGCCTAGCCCCCCTTTTTGACAAAACCGCGTACATTAGAGAGAAACTGCTTTCGCAGTTTACTGCTCTGGCGGTAGGGGACACTGCCCTCTCCGACAACCGAACGCGGGCTTTGACCGCAGGAGTCACAAAGCGGAATACTAAGCTTCCGCTGGACCGCGTAGCCTTACTAGGAGAGTGGTACCGAGAAGACTTCCACGCGCTGAAACACGGCTTATGCCTAGCGTCCCAGTGTAAGCCTTACGCGCCGGAAATAGCAGGCAATGACGCCCTCATCCAAAGCGCGGCAGAAGCCTTGCCCGCGCAGTGGTCCCGCTTGACGCAGTACAAAGCCTTGCAGAAAGCAGGAGAAGCCGCGGTACGAGAACGCAGCCACTGCGTAGGGGGCCACCGAGCCGGTCTGGACACTAAGGGTCGCTGGAATCTGTATCGCCTATTGTCTTACGACGACTACAGCCGGTGGTTGAACCCGGTGCTGGCGACGGCACAGGCCGTCCTGGCCTACAACACGACTGCATGCCCGCTAAGAACGTGGGCTAAGTACGTGGAAAGCCTGTCAACTTCGCCACCGGCTAAGGAAGACCTAGTGGCGCTACTGCACTACAGCGTTCGGGAACTGGGTGCACGGAGTTACTGTTACGGTGCAGAGACCGCCGGCCCCGTACCGGAGAGTGTCCTCGACGGACTGCTGTCCCGAGAGAACGCAACTCGCGGGTGGTCAATACTAGACCTGTACGGCTTGTTTAAGGCCTTGCCGAGGCTCCCCAGGTCAGAAGCTCTCCTAACCTACGTAGAGGCGCTGTTTTCTAGATTCTACAGTGACGCTATAGACGCTCCGGAGCGCCAAACCGCGGAGGACACAGCCATGCTAGTAGAAATAGGTGCCCAGTTAGGGTTCTAGCAAAGAAGCGCTTTCCGGCTTGGGGAGCGCTTCTTTTTAGCTGTCACTGCAAGCTAGTTAAGTCGATGTCGGGGCAGACCACCAGCAGCTCAGCGGCAGCAGCGTTTTCAGAGCTTTGCGCGCTTGTGACGTCCGCCTGCGCAGACTCGAGCTCGCTGAGAGCAGAGTTTTCAGCGGTAATCTTAGTATTAAGATCAGTGTTGCTCGTAGCACATTGGGTCGTAGCGTAACTAAGATGCTCCGCGATCTTGGCTGCCAGGCCCGACGAGCTCTGGTACGAGTTTAGCGCTGCTTGTGCTTTGTTCGCTGCCGCCGCTGCTGCGCCGTAGTCGTTAGTGGGTAGGATGTCTGTGAAAAGCCGGATCTCGAAAGAGTCAGCCCCTGCTGCTGGCGTGAAACTGAATGCCGGAGATACCGTAGCGTTAGTAGCGCCTACTGCGATAATAGCCCGGACCTCCTTATGCCCGTCAGTAGCATCCGTGAGGGCCAGAATTCCGCCAATGTACGCACCCTCCAGGGCGACGCCCAGCTTCACCACCGTAGCAGTGCTACCCGCCTGAGCTGTGCCTGTGAGCCCATTCACCGCCCTAGTGGCCCTCTCAAATTGGTCCGCTGCAGCGTTCAACGCCGTAATAGCGTTTTGTAGCGCGATGGCTGGATTAAGGGCCGGAGCAGTATTAGCCACGTCAACCAGCCCGTTGAGCTCAGTGAGACGGGTCTTGTAGCCGCAGTGGATGTCACGCTTGTCACGACTAACGGTCGTATTGCCCTGCGCAGTATTGTACGCCGTCTGCTTAGTGGCCTGAGTGAACTCAGCGTCCACTCGGGCTTCGTACGCGTCGGAGTAAGCGGTTTTGTAGCCGTCCTTAACTGCAGCGCCCGCAGAGTTAGTCGGCAGCTGCGTAGTCTCAGCTGCCGTAATGAACTGCGTCCGCGACGTCTGCCAGGTGGTGACCAGGCTGTCCACTCGGTCAGTGACAACAGGGATGGCCGCGATAGCCGTGTCTAAATCGTCGAACGTTAGTGTGACTTTGGCTACCCGGTACTCGGTGTGCCCTAGGGCCACTGCGGTAGACCGAATGTCCTGCACCAGGTCCATGTCTGCGATAGTAGCTACGCGCGTAAAAACGTCGTCCGGCGCCGTAGCTCCTAGCGTCACCACAAATACATGCGGAGACATCGGAGGAGTGGATGGAGACGAGCCCGACGTGGCTACGATCTCAATGTGATACTTAGCGATGCCTCCGCTATAGGTAGCGTATCTCCGCTGCTTAACGCTTAGCTCAGACATTCAAGACCTCAGAGGCAGTAGGCGCAGTCGGCGCCTTTACGGTAACCACAATATCTGCTGTATCGGAGACGCTATCGGTGACTCGCACGGTTACTGTCTCTACCACGTCTACCCCACCGGCAACAAACACCCCAGTACTGGTAACCAGGCTACTGTTAGTAGTGCCGTCCGACACAAGACTGTACACATACTCCCGAACACCGCCAGAGGCCTCAAAGTGTAGTTGGTCCCCAGGGTATACGGAGTACGCCACGCTGCTGTCTCTGTAAGGCACCGCGCCAATCACGCCCAAAGTAAGGGGGCCGAAGGTGCCGCTGGTACTGGACGAATCCACGCCTAGCAGTGCCTTGACGCCTCCTCTGGCGGCCTGGTACGCGTTGTTAGCCGCGTCCCACTTAGTGTAAGTCTGGCTGATGCTGTTAGTTCTGTAGGCGTGGTACCCAAAGGCGTACGTACCGTTGGTAGCTTCGTCTGGGTCGTATACGTCTGCTTCGGAGGGGTCGATTACCCCGAGCCCGGACAGATCAACGTGGTTGGCCACTCTGCGGTACTGAGGAGAGCTCCACGTCCACGCACGGTACCCTGTCTGCGGAGCTTCGTCCGGGGCGGGATCTACCGTCTTGGCCCTAACTACAACGAGTATACTGTCCGAAACCTCGGAAGGCCCGGAGGTAGCTAACGTCAGCGTCCACAGAGAAGACGGGGCATCATACGTCAGCCCGGCCGTGAGGGTTAAGCTAGGCACTACGCGGACTCTAGCTCATTAACCGCTACACCCACAAACGCAGCTACCTCTTCGTACGCGTCCAACACAGCTTGTACGCGCGTAACGAAGTCGCCTTTGGCAGCAGCCCCCGATGCAGCGGTATCATAGACTATTGTGGCGGTGGCCTTCCGGTAGTGGCTGTAGTTCGTATCCCGTACAGCCGGGTACGCAACAATCTCGTACGGGGAGGCTACGCCCACGTAAGCGTCTTTGTCCTCTGTCACTCCTCGGCTAAACATAAGCAATTCGTCGGGGATACCGTCTCCATCGCTGACCGTAGCTACAATTTGGGATTGACCCTCTCCCAGTATGGTACAGTTCAGCGTCAGAGTTAATGTAGCCACGCGTGGTCTCCAAATGCATACTTACCTGGGGATAGACCCCAGCCTAACGTCCACAGGAATAGTACTCCTATCTTCCAACACCCGGCCAACAGAAATCGCGTTATGCCCTACCACCCGGAAATACAGGCTGAGCTGGTTCTATAGCGAGGTGGAGAAGCTTTTGTGGGGTCGTCGCGTGACTTATGCCGCCATAGAAGGCCCTTCGTACGGGAGCGTCGGCAGGGGCTCTGACCTGGATCAGCTGCGGGGGGCGCTGCGCCTTCTTCTAGAGCTGCGCAACATCCCCTATGTTATCCCTGCCCCCAAGGAAGTTAAGAAATTCGGAGCAGGCCTGGGTGGCGCTACCAAGCCCCAAATGGTGCGGGCGGCCAACGCTGACGGCTGCGCCTCCGACTTAGACGACATCTGCGATGCCTGGCACCTGGCCCGACTTGCTGAAGGCGTATACTTAGGTCGAAGCCCAAAGCCTACCCGCGCCTCTGCGCAAGTAGTTCACAACCTAATCACTAGGGTGGCAGAGCATGCCTCTCTCTAACGCCACCCTTCTTCAAGAGCTAGTTGACTTAGGGGAACACGCTACTCAACCCGGAGCGGCCCGAGCTTGGGGCGCTGCTTACGCTGCTTACGCCCAGCAATCTACCGCGCTCTCTCCTACACCGGGAATAGCCTTAGCTACTGCGACAAGTGTGATTGTCCCGGCCTTAGCTGGGCTCCCCTCCGCCGGTAGCAGTTTCTACTCAACACTAGCTGCCGCATTGATGGCTTTCTGGACGACAGCAATCCCTTCAGGTACTCCGGGTGCGGGGGCAGTGCTTGTGCCCCCCGGGCTAGCTGAGCTTCTCGAGCCGCCGTCGCGGTCTGCATTAGCAGCTCGAGACCGCGTCTCTGCCCTGACTCCTATTGCTAATACGCTGCACACCTGGGCACTGACGATATCCTACACCGTAGGGCAGAGCAGCGTGCCTCTTACCTAGCCCCAAGTTCGTACCCTGCGTAGCCGCCCGCAAGAAACAATACTGCCCCCGCCGCAATGACCCAGTAAAGCGCACCTCCACGCACAGACCACTCGTACTCCTCTGCGACTTCGGCTTCTAGCGCGCGGAGCATTTTAGCGTCCTCCTCGCCCACTTCCATGTACTCAGCAATCGCGTTCTCATAGGACGCCACCGCTAACGTGTATAGCCTAGCCTGTCTCTCTAGCAGAGTAATCTTAAGCTCGTAGCTGCCTAGGAGATCTTCGTTCTCCCGGCAACCCACTTCGTAAAGCTTGAGTAGCTTGGCCTGCTCGAAGTCGTAGCAAGCTAGATCCCCGACTACGGACCACCGAGGTAATTCCGCGCTAAGGCTGTAAGTCGGAAAAGCTAGTTGCAGCACGCACGTTAGCGCGAGCAGTCTCGGCCCTAGTCCTGATGTCCCCGATGGTTTGATCGATAACATCGATGTCCTCCTGAAGCGCTTCGGCCTTGAGACGAGCATCGCGAGCAGCGTTAGCCGATGTGGCCGCCTCCTCCAACTTTTTCGCTCGCTCAAGCATGTAGAGCTTCATGCGTCTATGAACCGAGTGCGCCCCACTTTTTAGCTTCAAGAGCCCTATAGCGGCAATCACTGCCAACGCTACCAAATATACCCACCAGGGAGCCTCGGCTTTTTCTAGCGCCCGCAGCAGTTCCTTTTCCATTACGGGTTCTCGTTGGTAACAACGTACGCCACCAGACGCCCCGCGGTGGTGTTGCCTAGTTCTGCGGCTCCACCGACCGCCGTGAACTGGAGCTGGAGCCGCTTGTTCGCCTGCACGTCTACTGCGTAATCAAAGAAGTCCTGATCCCCCACTACCTCAAATCGACCAGTGGGCATCTCCAGCAAATCTACCTCAGCGAACGGAGTATACACAGCGTCCGCCGTATCAATCTTAAAGTTCAGCGCCGTCTGGCTACCGTCGGAAGTGGTGAACACCTCGGTGATGTCCACGTAGATGCGGGTAAGCTTCGCGTCCTTCGTGGCGTAGTTGGAGCCGAAACGCTGAAACGCATCTACTGCAAGCCCGGCAACGGCCCCCGCAGCCGCCACCGTAGTATCGGTAACTTCTGTCACGTGCGTGAGGTCATGCCGAGCAATGGCAGTAGCCAGATAGTCTAGCTGCGCGCTGAGAGTGCCCGCAGCCGTGTAGACGTTGTACGTGTCCGCTGCAGCAGAGGACCCAGTCCTGGCCTTGCTGCCGATGCTTGCTGCGCCCTCATGCGCGTCTTCATCAGAAGCTAGGTCGAGGAAGTTAGCGGGAACTTTGAAGCTAGCCCTACGGATCGCGGAGTTTTCCACGTACCCGCCGTTAGGCGTGAAGACAAACCCCGACCCGTCGAAAGTACAGATCGGTACGAGATGGTGGTTGGGGTAGTCGTACTGAGTGGTAGTAGCTCCGGTAAAGCTGTCCCCGCTGGTGACTAGCTCCTTGCCTCCAACGCCGTCAAATTTGTACAGGGACCAGGCAATCCCAGGGTCGTCGTTGTCCCACAGAATCCGAAAGGGCGTGGTTTCCGGGACCACCACGGTAGTCTCGGTCACCCAAAGAACCGTTAGGTAGTCTATGTTACCACTGCCATCAACACCCCCGCGGCCTCCATTGTCGTACCAGTACGTGGCCCCTTGGTTGTTGCAGTTCGTAATGGTGACCCACATGTCTACCTGCGGGATGCCCCCCGCACTAACCAGGCCGGCTTCCTCCGTGCCATCCGGCCCATACTTGGTAATCAGATTAGCCCCGGGACTTGTGAGCACTACGCGCGTAGGGAGCGCTACGAGCTCCGCTTCGGTAATGTTGCCCGCAGCAAGACCGGGGTAGTCCAGGTCTGTGCCCCAGGATTTGTCCTTCCAGCTCCCGGAACCTGTGCGCTCGAACTTGAGCGCCAGGGAATCTCCTCGCCGCATCATCGTCAGGTCGTTGTCACTGGCCTGCGCGTAGAATGCTGTGAGATCCCCTTTTACAATAACCGCCTTTCCGCCATCTACACCGGCGTAATTCGGCGCGTGCACGATCAGCTTCTGGTCGTCGGCTGGAGTTATTTTGTACCCTGTAGACGCCGGGATGCCGGTAGTAGCTAGCGGGGTGTGGTCAACCTGCTCAATCCCAATGAACCCCCCGTCCGAAGAGATAAACGCCCCAGATGCAGCAATGGCGTGCTCCTCGAGCGTGTGAGACTCTGTCTTGAGCTTCTCAGTACGCTTACGCAGGTTCTCCGTGGGCCGGTTGGTAACCGTGTCTACGACGGGCTCAGTGTTGGACACCGGCTGGATGGAAGCTGAGGTGTTCTCGCCGGTGTCGCCACCCTGGGTAAAATCAATCGGCATCGTTAGGCCTACGCAAAGCTAAGAGTCCAAGCGTACTCGAACTGAACTGTATCGTCTTTAGGGCTGGGGGTAGTCACCCTGCGCGCAAAGACCCGAGAATTTGTGGAAGCGCTAGGATCCGTGACAGGCTTGCTGGTGTTGCCTCGAGTGAGCAGGGCCACCTCTCGCAGAGTGTTGCCGTTAGCTTGCTCAGCCCCCAGCGTACCTACAAAGCGCACGGAGTTGTTCGTAGGAAAATCTATGTTGGAGATGCGTACGAAGCTCTCAGCTCCCGCAACGGGAGAAACCAAAGCCGTATCAGTTCTGGCCGCTGCAGTGGCGTCAGTCCCTACCCTCATGTACCGGATAGCGTTGTGTATGGGGCTAGGTACCAAGGTTTCCGCTAACGCAAACCCCCGCGACGCGTCCGCAGGGTGCTCTGCTGCTGTAGCAAGACTGTAGTCCACCGTCTCGGGGGACACCGCCGAGCTATCAAAGTTCGACTGGACCAGAAGGTCAATCAGGATTACCGGCGACATGTAAGAGATGGCGTTAGGGCCCTCGTGTACCCGTAAAACTGCTCCTGTAGCTGCGTCCAGCACGCGCAGAGTTACTTGCCCTCGTATAGCTAGCAGCGAATCTCGCACACTAAACCTCACCCATAGAAACTAGGCGCCTTTTCCTTGGTAGCCAAATTAGTGGACTGGTAGTGCAGATCCACATAGAACAAAAACGGATTCTGATTAAGAGTATCCGCTGCGTCACCGCTGTCTCGGTAGCACCGAACCAAAAAAAGCCCGTCAGGCTCTAGGTCGTCCGTGTCCAGCAGCCCCCCCGCCCCCGACGCCGCTGTCAGCTGGGTTTCCGCCACCATGTGGTAGTATTGCGTGCCGCTAGCCGTCTGCACCACGCTTACTGTAACAGGCGCTACGTACGCTGCCTGTTGGTGCCCCTTTGCGTAAGTACACTCAAAATACCACTTAACGTCTCCCGGACTTCCTCCGGCACCTCCGGTGTCTACTACATTCTGCGCCCAGTGTGTGTGGATGTGTACGTCCGTACCCGGGACATAATCGTGGGGCATGTGGTACTCGTGAAAAGTCTCTGTTAAGCCCGGAGTGAACTCAAACTGGCGAATACTCCCCAGAAATATGCTCAGCGTAGGCGAGTTAGGCCCGGTGGGCCGAACATTTCCGCCGCTAGTAATGTCCCGCCACCCAAAGACAGGAGCGGCTTCGATTAGTTTGATGCCGGTGCCTTGCGTACCTGCTGCCACCCAATCTTTACCGTCCACCACAACACGGTCCGGTGCTCCGTCGATCCAAACAGAGCCTCCTTCTACGGTGGCCATGGTAGTGGCTGCTTTGTGAATAACAGTGCCCAGCCTGCGCGTGTTAGTACCCGCAGATGCGGATAGCACAGATGTGTTGCTTACAAACACCGGGGACCCTACCGAGAGGAACCCGGATGTGTCCATAGGCAGGGGGCCCTCTAGTATGAGGGTCCCGTGTGCGCCGACGGCAATGTTCTCGGAGCACACGCCTATGTGCGTCGACACTACGTTAGCGTTTGTAGCGGCCACCTTCTCGGCGGTTAAAACAATATCCGAGAGGTGCTCCTCCATGTCGTCGCCGTCTTGTCCCGCGGAGGCGTGCCGCGCGAAGAAAGAAAGGCTAGCTGTCTCCCCCAGAAACAGATCCTGTGTGCCCCCATTAATTACTCGAACGCACTTACGTCCGCCCCGCATAAGCAAATTTGCATGGAGTTGCTCCTCGACCGCCCGGGCCCACCCGGTGTCTGCGTCATATTCAAACTGTTCTCGCGGAGCAGGTAACGCCTCTGCGCCGTACGCGCTAGAAACTTCGTACAGAGCCGTCAGCACCTCCTGCGCAGACGTACCTGTGTTAGTGGCCACCAACCGCACTAAGTACCGGCCTGCTACTTCTGGGGTGAATGTCTTGTTCTCTAGCGTAGTTGGATTGGCGATAGTCAGCGCCGACGGGTGGTGGGCGGGGCCGTAGATAGCAAACCCCTCCCCGTCCCCCGTCGCAGTGTAATTCGACCAGGCTCCTTCGGACAGTGTGACGGTAACCAACTGGTTAGCGTCCCGCCCGGCCTTAACTTGTGCTGCGCCGCTACCGTCATTAACCAGGAGAGTCGCCATCAGCTAATCCTTATCCACCGAATTCACCCCCGCCGAAGGGAGCACCACCAACCCCGCCGCCTCCGCCGACAGGGACAACCTCCACCTCAAGAAGGTCATCTACGACCTCCCCAACGAGGTCCCACAGCGAAGCCTCGTGAGCAACGAAAGGATATGTGTGCGCGGGACGCGCCTCAATCAAAGTTCCTACTATAGTCGCCAGATCCTGCGGATACGGGGAAGTGCTGTTGTTGATCAGCACCTCAAACGAGTTCCACTTCAGGAACTTGTCCAGCAGCAGATACGCCACCGCGTGGTGTGTCTGTTCCCCGAACCGCAGAGAGCAAGTCGACGTGACCTTACCGACAATATCATAGTCTACGTCATCTAACTCTTCATAGCGGCCGTCCACCAGAAAGCTGGCTTCCCCCGTAAACGCGTTAGGTGACAGGAGCCAAATGCTGTGTCGGCTGATGACTGCGTCATCAGTACCCAGGTTCCAAAACGTGGTCCCGATCAGAAGGTTGTCAGTTTGCGGGTCTATGATCGACAGGAAGTCAACGTTGTTGTCATAGAGCACTGCGCAGGGGGTCCCCGGATCCGCAACCAAACTCTCCGCGGTCACACCATCGGAGTTGGCTCCGTAGTACATCCCAAGATCGCCGTAATACGCCTGGTACCCGTAGTACCCGTACCGTACGGGGAATAGCGAAGTCTGAACCCGCCGCCTCTCTGCGCCCAAACCCTCCACCAAGGTGGGCGGAATAGTAGTGTTGTGCCACCACGTAGGGGACTCTAGGTAGTCCGTGACCTGGTGCGCGTCCGCTATGGTCTGGAAAGCACTGAGTGGCGTGTCCACCGCTGCATTGAGCGTAAACTGCCCGGCAGTACCTTCCGCCAGGACAACCGTGGCCGCGCCCTCGGTGTGCTCAATCCGCCACGAAAGACCGCTAGACGCAGCTCCCGGGTCGTCCGCCAGCTTGATCTGCAGCGCACTGTCGTACAAGAACTCAATCTCGTACTCATCTAGCCCTACGACCACCTTAGCGGTGTTGTTGCACCCTAGCTCCGCAAAGCTAGCGGGAGTGCCTGTGTCCGTAAGCCACACTGTGTCTGTAAAGATGGTGTACGCCGTCCCGTCTCTCGGGACCTCGTAGTACTCACGAGCACCAAAGATGATTTCCGCAGTTAGCTCGGTGCCAGCAGGCAAAGTGTACGTTTCCGTGGTGCCCGGGATGACCGTGAGTACACCTTCGAGCAGTTCGTAGTTGTTTGTGACGACCACGACGCCTCTGCTGGTCGTATCTACCGAGGTAACCAGCTCTCCGGTAGCACGAACCAGCGGGAACCCGCTCATAGCCCCCAGAGCTGCCTCGATGTACGGCAGCACCGGCCCACGCACGTAGAGGTTCCACAAGCCGCGTAGTAGCGCTCGGTACGAGTCTGTAGACACCGTTTTCTCTAAGGAGAACGGGTGCCCGTACATCTCGTAGAGGCTGTAGTAGTCTTTTTCCGGTTTCGGCGCCCACCCAGATAAGGCTCGTACGCGCGTAGATACGGTCTCTACATCAACAGCCAGCGGATCGGAGACGACGTCGTCGTACTGCGGCGACACCACTCCGGCAGTCAGCTGTCCCGACGCGGTAGACCCCAGCTCTGTTCTAAGGGACACTTGAGCATACGAAGCAGCGACCGCTGACACCTTGCCGTAAGAGGTCGTACCGTCGTCGTGGCTAACCTTGAGCCAATCATCCACACTGACTACAGCAGTCCAGTCTTCTACGTGTGCAGAAGTCACCCGCAGAGCTAAGTCATAAACCTGTGTACTAAGCCCAAAGCCCGGTACTGGGTTCCCTGCCGTGGTCCAGGAAAACGGGTCCTTATAGAAGAGTAGAAACCAGCCATCTGTGGGAACGGTTGGTTCGTAAAATCGAAGCTCTACTAGGCGGGCAGTGTCGTTGGCAATGAGCTCGAAGTCGACGTCGCGCTCCAAGATTGCCTTAGGGTCTAAGGCTACGTTCTGTATGTACGCTAAGTCCCTAATATCGTTAGGAAGTTCCCACAGCCAGTACGTAGTGTCCTCGTCCGTTGTTGGCACTACTCGGAACTGGTCCTCAAAGAGGATCATCAGCTGCCAAGGAGCCACTTCCGTCAGCGGGCAATCTTGTAGGGAGAGCCGCATTACCGATAGCAGCATCCGCTCGTAAGACGCCCCTGCCGCCTCGAGCACAGCCTCGTGGCCTCGCTCGATAAGCTTTACGTCCGCGAAATGCCGCAGCCAGAAGTCAGAGACCCCCCGCAGCAGCGTAGTGCCGACAGACATCAGGTCACCGCAGTGAGTGTGATTAGGTCCTCGAAGGTGACCACTTTCACTGTGCGGTCAGATACCTGGTGCGCCACCCGGTCGGTGTCTGAGTAGGTGCTGCCGTTCAGTAGAGACGAGTCCTCCACAGTGACCTTGTCCGTGGTTTGGTAGTGAATCTGGTCCCCGTTGGGAGCCTCAAGGCTGTAATTGACCGTAACCGGGTACCCAACACCGCGCACGTAAGTAGAGTACTGCCCTAAGAAGTAAGTCACTATATCTGTGACCCGCAGGTTTCCAGAGAACTGCGTGGTGTTGATGTACGTGGCGATAGAGGCCTTGGCGTCCGCTACCGGCAAGGCACCTGGGGCGTCTGCGCTAAGGTAGTAGTTGATGCTAATCGACGTAACGACCGGGATGTGCGCGTAGGCCAGGGTATTGGCGTTAGCCACGCGCCGATTGCGGTCACTGAGAATGACATCTACGTTGTAGAGGTCTCGGAAGCCGTCAAACTCTACGAGCACCTCTCGCTCGGCCGCCACGGTAAGATTAGGCAGCAGTACCCTCACCTCCTGATCTAGCGACCCAAACAGCTTCGGATCCGTTACAGAGATAGCGTATGTACTCGAGTCCTGTGCGGGAGTGCCGTTAACTCGCGTGTAATTAGTGCCATCTACAATCACACGCTTGATGCGTGCGTAGGGAAGCCCGGTAACAGCGTTAGTAGTGAGCGTGAGCTCGTTGACCAATTCATCAACTGTCGCTGGAGAGCCGCCTAAGGGGTACAGGACGGCCTTGCGGATGGGCAGGAGACAGTAAACGTTGACGTGCCCCAGCACTCTAATCTGGGTTGCCGGGGGGTCCCCTACAGAGATCTCAACAATGTCTCTCCGCATTTCCACGTCACCCGCCCCTACCACAGTAACTTCGTAGACGCTGGCTACCTCGTCTTTCAGGACCGTATCTATAGACCGAGCGGTAACCAGGTTCCGGGTGGCCACCGCTGTCTTAGAGCGCTCCAGCAGTGCCGTGTTGGACTCTCCGTCTACCGCGGTGTCGAAGTTGGTCTCAGCCTCGATGTAGGTGATGTACGGAGAGAACGCGTCGTACGACGCAAACCGACCTGCTGCGATGTTCCCTGCGGCACCGGGAATCTGACAAATCACGGGGACGTAGAGCAGGTACTCCGCCACAGACCCAGTAGAGTCCAACACCGCGGTCATGTGCGAGTCTCGTCCAAAGACTAACGCAGTGCTAGAGTCTACGCTGAACACCACTCCCGTGTCGTACACCAGCTCCGCCGTCAGTGGCACAGTCACGTCTTCCCCCACCTCGGGAGACAGGTGTACTGTGACTGTGCCTGTCGCCGCCGACCCGGTCTTTCTAGTGAGGAACCAGTTGGACGCCAGATCTTCCAGCGCTGCTGTGGCTTCTGTGACGTCCAGGTCCCCAATGCGCAGCAGGCTCTGGCGGTTGCGAATTGTGTCTGCTTCTCGCTCCATGAGCGCGGGTAAGTAGGCTAGCGCTCTAATCACTACGTCGTTTAGAAACGAGCCTGGGCGGAAGTTACCAGCCGGAGCGTACTGCTCCATAGCGCTGCGAATCAGCCGCTCTGCGACGACTAGATCTTCCGCGTTGATGGTAACGTTCCCAGCCACGCCTAGCCTCCGAGCAATGCAGTGGTGCTAAAGACAGCACCCGCCTGGTTCTCAATAAGAATACGCAGACGCAGCGTATCCCCATTCTCTAATTCCGCGGACTGCAACGTCAGAGCTTTCAACGACTCGTTCTTTGGGTAAGCATACCGCGACTGTAAGTTCTTAATGTACTGAGTAGCGTGCTGTAGAGAAGCTACAGCTACCGAAACGACCTGGCCTTGGTCCACCGAACTGTTGACTAGCGAGGGCAAGTGCGTCCCCTCCCCTCGAGCGGTCGGTATAGACCCGTGTTCGGTAAGGAGCACGCGCATTACTAGCCCTGCTAGCACTGCGGGCCCCGACGCGCCTAGCAGAGACCCGTCCTCCGACGCTACCCACGCAGGCACGCCATCCGCAGAGAAAACGTACATGTCGTGAGTCACTCTAGACCTCCGCGCTGCCCGTTACTTCGCCCGTCTCCAGATCAACCGCCTGTGTGTCCCGGATAGCCGGAGCCCCTTCTGGCTCTGTCTGCTGCCGGGTAAACAGATCCACTAGAAGGGTAGTAACTAGCTCTAGGTGTAGCTCGTCTTTTTGCGCAGTAGACAGCGCAGTACTCCAGTAGTCCAACCGGCTTTGTTTGCGCAAGGTGAGCGCTCGGGACAAAGCTCGGATACGCGCGTAGAACTTGGCCTGCACACTCATCTGAGACGCGGACTCCGCAGCCGCCACCAGGTCGTGCAAGAACGTGCTATTCTCGAGCACCGCCTCCAGCAGAAGAAGGTCGTCATTAGACAGCGCATACGCTTCGTTCTGCATGTGCAGAGTTTGCTTTAGCGCCTGAGCTCGCAAACCGTGAACGAGGTTGGTTAGCTCTTCCTGGAAGGACTGCGCTGGCATCTCACCCCATCTGCGAAGAAATCAGCTTCTTCAGTCTACGCTTCGTGTGCGAGATCTGCCCCGGCGTGAGCCCCGTCTTGCTCACTAGGTCTTTGGTGGAAAGCACTGGCGCGCCGCCGTACCCAGTAGTGTGCTCAAACACCGTTTGGTCACTGGGGTTTAGGTCGTAGTACACGAAGTCCAGCAGCCCAGAATCTTCGTCGGTGCCAAACCCATAGGGGATGGGCTGCGACGTGGAAAACTCGTTTCGTTGCTCCGACCTAAATCGCGCCACCTCAGCCGGGCTCCACACTAGTTCCCCAGCAAGCTCCTCGTTGGTAGGCTCGCGCCCACTGGATTCTCGCAGACGCTCTTCAGCGTCTAGAAAGGTCTGGGCCTTAATAGTGCGGTGCTCGGGCATCCGCGCAGGCGAGGAGTGCGTGTAGACGATGCGGCTCAAGCCCTTGAGCTGGTTTGTCACGTGCGTGTTTAGCGCGGACTTAGAAGGGTTAAAGGTATTGAAAGCGTTAATAGCCAGAAGCTTAGCCTCGGCTCGCACAGCTTCGGGGGCCACCGCCCCGCCAGACCACCGGTTCACTTCTTTCTCGATTACCGGAGTCATCTGCTTGAGCAGAGGGGACAGCGTCGTCTTCCCGGGCGCTGCCTGCCATTGTTGCCAGAGCTCAACGTCCTTTTCTTTTCTAGACATCGCCATCGTCGTCTCCAGTCAGCGCTGTCGGTCTAAGAACCGCTTGCACATACTCAAGTAATAGCCGCTGCCAGTCCCTTCGGCTATCGGGCAAATCAGCGTAATTAGCGATGTACCCAACATTGAGCTTCGAGAAGACGGCGTCCGTAGCGCCTCCGTCCTCGTCCGCGTCTATTACCGACAGCGTTAGCGGAGAGGCGAGCTCCGACCCCGGCTCTACCCCAGGTCCTCCGACGAACTGACGGATAACCGAGTAGTACGTGGGCACTCCAGCCTCTTCGATAGCACCGATGCGAACCCCCCGACCCCGACCTAGAGGGTCTAGGTTAGACTTGCCGCGCCCCGCTACTCGGTAGAAGTCTATGTAGTGTTCCAACGGGCAGACTGGTCTAGCCACGTATCGCATCGCAGCGTCATGGTCGCTAAACAACTCCTTGGCCTCTGTCTTAGGCACTAGCGGTTTGTGTTCTTCTACGGGGGCAATCTGGTCTGCCGCGTAGTCAGAGAAGGCCGGGAGCTGCTCTTCTCTAGGGGTTAGCTTCCTCGTTAGAGCAAGCCGCCGCCCGTAATGATTGTAAAACCCGCCCCACTGCAACACCAGGCGGTGGTCGAACACCCCCGGGCTCGGGCACAACTCCTCGAACTTAGAGTCAATCGGGATGGAGCGTATAGTCTCCGTCCCGTTCTCCGCTCGCTCGGAGATTTCGTTTCTACGGAAAAGGATGCTGTACACTAAGTTCGCTGTGGGGATGTACTGTAAAGAATCTTGGATCTCCGCCACAGGATCCTGAGGGAAAGTGTCCAGGCCCCCGCCGTCTGCTACTGCTCCGACCAACACCTGGTTCAGCGTTCGGCCGAAGCTAAACTGAACGGACGTTGTAGCGTCTCGAGCACCGAAATTGTGCGTAACCGATAGGACGTGCCCCTGCACATGCATCCCCACCGCTTCCGAATCCAGGATCGTCATCGGGAACCCGGGCACCACGTACGGGTTGAAGCTGGAGCTAAGCCCGCCCTGCGCAGAGCCAAACTTGGCCGTGTAGTACTCCTGCTCCGCTAGCATGAAGTACAGCGCGTGCGTGGTATGCTTCTTGGCTAGCCGTTTCTCAGATGCTCGGATGTTCTGGCTAAGAGTGGCCGCATAAATGGGGTTGGTAGCCTGGACCTCCGATTCCTCCCTACGTAGCTCTAGAGCGTCCTTGTCCGCGGTAAACCTAGCGCTATTAGCTACTTCCTGCACTTTGTTGAATAGGGCAGGTACGTCCTTCTGCAGGACCTGTGGGCCTAGGTAGTACTCCTCCGGGAAGATCAGAAATTCCGTGTCTGCCGTGGCTGCATTGCTGGCCCTAAAGGCGTGCCCGTCCACCACCGCAGGGAATCCTACGCGCGTAGCTGACGCTGCGTACCCCGCGCTAGACCCACTGACCTTCAGGTCCCGCAAAGCACCCTGCCGCTTGTAGTACACCCGAGTAGGGTGCGCCTGGTAGTTCTCCGACCACTGCCAGTTAGTCCACATAGACGGAAAGAACGTGTTGCACAGCGGCGGAAGCGCGAATCGCGCGTTGGGTTTAGTGAGGTACGAGGCAATGCTGAGCCGCCGCTTGTGTTGGGCTAAGTCGGCAGCCCAGGCAGCGGGGTCACTATCCTGGTGGTGTTCGAACGGTGCTACCGGCAGCCCGTACTTGTCCAACGTGGCAGACGGCGGAGCCATAACCTCGACGATGTCGTAGTACAGTGCGTTGAACACCCCGTGGAGCAGAGCCCACGCCGAACCATGTTCTCCGAACTTCGTCCCCGAGTACCTAGCCAGGCTGCGGAACAGCTTCTTGGCCTTAACCGAGCGCAGCATCGGGAACACACCGCCGCCCAGCTTCCCGTCGATGGGGTCTTCTTCCCCCGGACGCCCTTCTAGATAGGGGAATGCCATCCAGTGCTCGAGGAAGCGCGTCAGCCGCATCCGCCGCGCGAAGTACCCCGTATGCGTGATGCTGCGGCTCTTGGCAGAGCGGTACTTGAGCTGCTGCTTAGCTTGCTCTGTAAACACGCGCGTCTGCAGCTCTACGTCCGACACTGACGAAAGGTTCGGGCTAGCTCTATCCGCCTTACCCGCGTAAGCCGCGTACCCCTCAACTAGCTGCGTGCGCTGAGCCTTATCGATATCCGCAGAGACAGAACTGCGCGCCTCCGCCAGACGTTGCTGGTACTGGGCCGCAGTTTCGCCAACAGGCGCGGTAGCTCTAGCCTTAGCCTCTGCGGCGGAGTTGACCAGGAGCTCCCTCTGAGTTTCCCACGCCGCCTTTAAGCGCTTTACCTCTGCAGTGATGTCTGTTGCAGACGTAGGAGTAGTCTTAGCGACCTCTCTGTGCTCCCCAAGCACGGCGTAGAGAACGTTTTCGATGATGTCAAAAGGCCGCGTAATGGGCCGCCCTGTTCCTAGGTGTTGCTTGAACAGCGCGTCTGGGAATTTCCCCTTTACATTCAGTTGGTTAGGGAAATCTCTGTGTGGCTTGACGGACGTGCTGGACTGATTGTCGTCGCCCGACATGAAGTACAGGTAGAGCTGCGATAGCACGGTCATGACGCTGCCTACCTTAAGCTTCATGGCTCGGTAGTTAGCGCTATTTACGTACTCCCACCCCGTGACCTCTCCCTCAAAAAGGAGGCACCACTGCGGGTGGTCCGCTTCGTACCAAAGGTCTAGGTAGAAGACCGCGACCTGTACGCGATCCTCCGCTCCTAATCGCGCGATGTACCGGTGCGGAGCTACCTCAATCGTCGCGGAGACCGGAGAGAAGACGCCGGACGTTACCGACATGGCGGACGAAGGAACGAGCACCCCGTTCAGGTAAACCAAGTACCTGCCGGGCTTGATGGACGCGGAAGCCATTAGTTGAAGCGTCCTACCTCACGCAGAGCACAAAAGATGCCTAGCAGCGTAACTGCCGCCGCGTGGGCTAGCAAGGGGCGCGTGCTGCGGTCCAGCGAGTCTTCGATTAATTGCACATAGACCTCAGGAACAATGTGCGCCGTAGACCGCAGAGCCGTGCGAGTGAGCTGCACCACCCGTGCTCTCTCAGCAAGCATGGTTTGAGCAGGCACCGAAGACTTGATGGGACCGGCGTAGACCGATGTCTCGTCAGGCCACGCTAGAGTCATGCAGCCCTCGAAGCGCTCCCGGTAGACTATCTGCCGTCCTCGACGAGCAGCTAAGGCCTCGTACGCGCCATCAGCAGGATCACTACAAAGACGAGCCAGCAGCGCAACCCTGAAGGTCTCCACAGCAGCGTTGCTGAACGCCTCTCCCATTGCAGTCTCTAGCGGCGTGGGCGTCGACCCATCGTACTCAGGGTTGGCTCGGGTGGTGTAGCTAAGGGTCTTGGAGGCAGAGTTGCCGCCAATGTCATCCACGCTGACTTCAACCTCGTACAACGTGTTGTGGGCCAGCAACGCAGTGTTCTGGATGCTGAGCTCGACTACTTTGCTATCTCCGTCGTCCCAACTGTCGTAGAAACTGTCGTTCCAAGCACCGGCTTGGAGCGCGCCGTTGATGTACACATCGGTGCCGTTGACCGCTACGTTGAGCGTAGCCAGGTCTAGACCCAGATCCCCCACGTCTCCGCGGTCGACTAGCTGGATGCGAAACACGGCTGCGCGGCTGACTCCGCTTGCGCTGTCTGCTGGGGTGACTGCGGCGATGTAGGGGGCTACGGCGGCCATGGGTTACTTAGAGCCTTTTCCAAACCGAAAAGAAGCTTCTAGCTTCCGTTTAACAGCAGCCGCACCCTCTACGAGCGTAGCCGCACCCTCTACGAGCGCTGCGGCAGACTCTTCTGTGCGCACAAGCGCTTGAATACTCCGCTTCCGGTTTACCAGGCGAAGTTGTTCCGCCGTTTCATCCGGAGACAGCCCGCCCTTCTTGTCCTTCTTCTTCTCCAGCTCGCTAAGTCGAGTAGAAATCGCGTTGTTTTCCTGCCTAAACGAGCAGCCGTCCAACCTCTTTGCTAGCGCTGCCATGTCCATGACCCGCCCCGCGTTTATATCTCTGGTAGCGGCAGGGGAGCCTTTAGTGCAGTCTACCTTGCCACGGCCTTTGCGGTTGGGGCGCGGAGGCGGAGCAACGAACGCGGTGCGCGTAAACTGGTCCAAGGTGACGTAATCAACCGAAGGCACTGGAGCTGCTGCAAATAGGCTGGTGTCCCCGATAAACGCACGCTCCATGCGCTCCAGGTCTGCCTCGCGGCTGGCCCACATGTCATATTCGCTGGAGACAAGGAACTCGAAGCTAAACTTCGCCCAATCGTCACTCTGGGCGCTGAGCACGTTGGTCATGCTCAGGATAGCCCCGGTGACCACCTTCCCATTGTAGGCTACCTGTGCTAAACGCTGCTGGTAGGAAAGCTGAGACCCCCGGAGAACCTGGTGGTACAGAGTATTTAGGGTACTCCGCCAGTTGTCTGTGTAGGTGTTCTCCAGCACCCCCGAGAACGAGTAGACGCGAGGCTCCTCTCCAAAGAAGAGGGCGGCGTAGCTATCCCCGTTTAGAGGGATCAGCTGCGTTTTCTCAGTAGCCTTCTCTACAACTTCTTGTAGGTAAAAACCTACGTAGGCTCCGCGTTGGAAGCTGGTCGCCGGCGCAGGGAGGGTAGTTAAGTCCCCAGTTAGGTAGAGACGAGCAACGCGAAGATCGTTGTGGTTGTCTCGAGCTTCTGTGTAGTCGTACTTACGCGCGGTCAGGGGTCGCTCCGCGTAGACCCCCCTAGCTTCTGTACCCGGACGGCCGAGCGTGCCTCCGTAGTCGGTGTCCACGTCCCCGGCGATCTCAACGTCCAAACGCCTAGTGAACCAATCAGCCATCTGCACCCTGCTTCTGGAAGATCACCGCGCTCTCTCGGTACAACACCGCAGCACTCAAAAGGTAGGGGTCCGGGCTTTGTAGGCTCACAACATTCAGCGTCTTGAACCCCTCAACGAGATCCTCGCACTTCGCTGCCAACACTGCTGCGCCGTCTGGATTGACTAGTCGTAGTCTAGCTCGTTCAGCCATCAGGATATCTTCGCGTTCACGTAGTCAGTCAAAGCATATACAGACCCGACCAATTCACGGATCGAAAGATTGAGCGCGTCCGTCTCTTTGTTCAGCGCCTGATACTTGTTAGCCAGTTTCAGCGCTTCGGACTGGTTTTCCTTGAGGGCTTTGTTGAAGAGCTCAATCTGGTCACCCGCTTCTTTGGTGCCGGCATCGCTCTTAGCGTCGGTGGAGCGCTTGCGTGTGGGGTCGACACTAGCTACGGCACTCCCGAGCACCCCTGCTTCTAAGAGCTCCATAGCCTGCGCAAAGCGCCCTTCTTTAGTGGTGTTGCCCTTACGCGCAAAGTGCTCCTCCCCAGCAGCCAAGCTTCGGATGCGTGTGAGCATGTCCCCAGCTTCGCTACCGGCCGCGCCCATGACTTGAACAGCGGCTTCCTTGCTTCCCAGGAACTTAGTGAGAAAATCTTCGTTGGATCCCCCCTCCCCAGCCAGCTCCTTAAGCTTTCGACTCCTAAACCCGGAACTAGTCAAGACGCGTTCGTCGTTGATATGTAGTGCACCCAGGGCCGCGCTGAGGTGTCTGCTCTTCTCTAGCCCCTTTAGCTTCTCTTGGAACTCGGCGGTTTTGGCGCCCCAGTTGGTATTAGTGTCTTTTTTGGTGGATTCTCTAGCGTCCCTTAGCGCGGCTTTCAGCCCAGACGAGCCTTCTCCCTCGAGGACGCTTATAAGTCTGCGCGCGGCAGAGGACTGTTCTCCTCCTTTGTCCGAGAGCGCCTGTAACTCCGAAATGTCCCCGCCGGTCTGGTAGAGAAGCTCCATGTCCTTGCCCGTGATGCCCGCTTTGGTGCCTTCTTGGGCTAGGAGCTGGAGAGTTTTTTGGTGCTCCCGGTGCTCAAAGGTAGTCTCCTCAAGGAAGGCGCTGCTCAAGTCCTGGGCGTAGGCGCGGCCGGTAGCGGATCTGGCGGAGTCCAACTTCACCTCTGTAATGGACCCAAAAACCTCCTTAGCAAGCTCCCCTTCGCTTCTAGCTCCGCTTAAGTTAACTCCGGAGAACCTCCCTACCTGGCGAGACAGAGCTCCTGCAGCGAGAGCGTTGTCTTCCGACTCTGCACTGAGGCGCTGGAACTCCGCGCCCATCTGGCTCTGAGACGCCGTGCTGAGTACAGCAATCTTCTTCTGAAGTTCGGGATCTGCTTCCATCTCCCGAACAGTGCGGGGCTTCCTGCCGGCAGCAATGTCCTCCTTCTGTAGAACGCGGTAGATGGAAGTCTTAGCTCCCTGCTCTGCCAGCTTGGAGCTAAGAAACTTCGCACCCTTGGAAGAGCCGCCCTCTTTGTAGGTGTCAAAGGCGCGGCCTACGTTCTCTCGGTAGTGGGAGAACGCGGCAGCTACCACGTCTTTGCTTAGCTTACTAGCCTCAGCCATCTCGGCAGCGGAACGGTCCAGGTAAGCTCTGCGCCCCGAGCCAGTTCTAAACCTGCTCGACTCGCGGATAACAGAAGCGGCGCTGTCAACGTGCGCGGCGTGCCGCTGGAACATGGCCAGGTTTTCACCCGCCACCACGCTGTCACTCTTTAAGAACCGCGTAAAATCCGACCCCATGTGCCCGAAGCCCATATCCTCTAGCTGGTCAATGTTGGCTTCAGTAACCGCGTAGTCCTTCTTGACCGACGCCGGAGAGATCCCCGAGAAATCCCCCGCCCTGAACTCGTCAAGAATGCTCTTGGACGGGCCTCCGCGACTGGACAGCAGGTACTGGTCCTCACTGACCCCTAGAGCCTTAGCTTCAGCAGAGACCTCTAACCCCGCCGTCGCTAGCGCTGCCCTACGCACTCCGAAGACGTCGCGAGCTGCGGACTTCTTGCGCTCAAACCACCGTACGGCACGGCCCCCAATGCCAAAGCGATCCTCTGCGTCCTGGTAGGAACGCTCTAACCGGTCTCGCTCAATCAAGTCCTCTTGCTGCCGGGCTGCGCGAAGAGCTCCGGGGTTCTTGGCGAGCTCCATGTAACTCATGGCCCGCTCACGGCTGCCAGTTACGCGCGTAAGAGCCTGCAAGCCCGTCATGCCTCGATTCTCGCGCTTGGCCTGCTCCATCATCTGCCGCGCACGCGCGAAAACCATTGCTTGCTGCGTTTCAGGAGTCATGTCCTCCTGGTACTCAGCAAACTGGTCCATAGCACCTTCTTCAAACATGGCTGCGCGCAACTCTTGCTGCCGCCGCGTAAGGCCCTTGCCTTTAATGAGCGCGCGCCCGCGCTTTTGTACGTCCTTGGCCGAGTAGCTTCCGAACGCCATCTCCTGGAACTTCATGGGGTCGAACGTCATGTCCGCGTTCAACGCCCCGAGCATCATGGTCCCTGCTTGAGTCGCCTGCATGTGCGCAGCGCCCCGCGTCAGGTGGGTGGCCATACCCTGCATACCGCCCAGCGCAGACAGTCGTCTATCGGAGATGAGGCCCCCGTCCACCATAGCCGTGGCGGACGCCAGTGCCGACCCACCCATAGCCAGCCCGGATCCAGCATTGAGTCCCATTTGGGCGTAGGTGCCCGCTGCTTCCCCACCAAACCCGGACATATAGGTCTGTAGCGTCATCCCCGCAGCTCGCGCAGCGGCGGTGAGTTTCTTGCCAAAATCCTGCTGCTGGAACCTCGTAGAAGAGATGCCGAGAGATCGAGAGATAGACTGGAGCTCAATGGCATCCGCCTGAGTCAGCCCTTCTCCGAGATCCATGATGGTCTTGCTGACCTTGGCCAGCTCTTTCACTCGGGCCACGATCTGCTCTGTGGATCCTGTGTGTCCGCGCATCAGGCCAGCCTCTTGGCCCAGCGCCATGGTGGACATCATGTCCTGCGTGCTGAAGCTGAAGCTCTCTACGGCGGCGCGGTCTAGCCCCTGGTAAATCTGCGCAGCAGAACGCGCGTTGATACCTCGCCCGGTCGGGCTGACCAGGTTACCTAGCCGCATCCCGGAAAACACACTCTCGACGCCCCGCGTACCTTCTCGCTCACGCATGTACGCGTCGCCCCACATGGAAGCAGCCATGAGAGGCATGCCGATGGCCGACGCCCCGGCTAGGAGCCCGCCGCCGAGCCCAAAAGCCCCCAGCCCCCCGGCCACGGCCGACCCAAACCCGGCTACCTCGAGCCCCGTCATAGCCAGGTTTTCTACGCGACCAACTGTTCGCCTCGCCGCTGCAGCCCGTTGCTGCAACACCGACATCCCGGTCGGTGCTGGGGGCATCATCAGGTTACCCAGAGCTCCCGTGGCCGACAGGTCTCCCCAGAACGTTCCTGAAGACAAGCCTGCAGGACTATTCACCGGGCCTTGAATGGGGTGAGTAAACGCCTGTGTCCACACCGGCGGCGCGTGGGGCATACCCCAGGCAGGGCGAGCACCGATGTTGCCGTACCCATGCCAGCCGCCACCGCCGCCACCGTAGGAGGGCTCGGGCGGGGTAGGCCCAGTGTACCCAACACCCGCGCTGATGTGCGGGGCGCCAGCGATGGCGGAAGGCTGGCTCAGCCGGATGTTTGTCCCAATGGGACTCAGCGTCTGCGGAGGGGGCGGAGCTGCCGCGCCCATAAGCATCGGCGTCTGTGCCGGGAAGGGCGCAGTGTGGCTAAGCTGAGTGGTGAATATGGGCGGCGGAGGGGTGGGTAGCTGTACCGCTGTGCTGCCACCGCTGTCTACCGGAGCAAAACTTCCTGGCAGCAGCCCTAACCTAACGAGCGCAGACTGAGCACCGCCGTACCCGGCTGCAATGCTCGAAAAGGTATCTTCTGCCAAGGTTAGAACTCCGGCATGTCATCCAACGAGTCAAGCAGCGATAGCAGCTCCCGGTCTGTCTTTCGCTCCTCGGCTTTGTCCGCTACCAACCGCTCTCTAATGGTATAAGCCCCCTCGAGGTGGAGGCTCATACGCATTATATCTGTGACGATCTGGCTTAGGTTTTCAAAGTCTTTTTCGTTGCCTGACCGCCGCCATACTTCGGTCACCAGGGACCGTTCGTACTCTTTCCAAAGCCGGACCCGCTCACGGTAAACCATCTCTTGCAGGATGGCGCTCTGAACTGACCCTCGCGGCGGGAGGGGCACCCCTCGTAGGACTAACTCCGCGCGAGCGCTGCCCCACGAGGTTGTCAGAAATTTTCGATGGCCCTGGGGTCCCCGGCGAGCTGCACCTTCCGGTCAAACCGAACCAAAACCTGCCCTAACGTAAAGAAAACCTGCTCCGGGAGATTCGTACAGAAGTTATATCGAGCTCGCCAGGCAGACTCGACGTCCTCCGCGTTCTCAGGGCTGGGGAAGATGAACTTCTCATTACCGTAGCGGGCCAAACTAGCCGCCACGTTATGGCGCGTAACGATGTGGTTGAAGTGGTTGGTGGTGCGCGGCTCGGTGTCGTACAAAATGTCCGCGAGCCTATCCGCGTCCCGAGTCGTACGCGTCCGGAACGTAAACACAGTGCCGCGCAGCTGATAGCTCTCCTCGTAATGCCCCTTGGACAGGAGAGAGTCGAGCACCGTCATGACGCTGTTTTCGCTGATCTTCGCTTCCGCCAGCTCCTCCAGCCACAGGTCTTTGGCCGTCTTGGCTTGAAGAGGCTTAGCAGCAATCTCCTCCGCCGCCGCCTCCTCCTCCTCCTCCTCAGGAGCCTCGACCACCTCCGGGTCCTCTGCGGGCTCCGGGGAGGCCGCTAGGTTGGAGAGCCTGCGGGCTGCGCTGGCGTTGCCTAGCTCGGATAGCTTGATGGACACTACTTACTCCGCAAAAAAAGAAGGTTAGCTGGCATAAGTCCCTGAGATCTCTAGGTGTAGTGCACAGCACTTGGAGTTCTCAGGGTCACAGTGCTCCCAACATACGGGAGTCAGGCCCTTACCGCCAGCCTTAGTTTTTGACGTAGCTGTTGAAAGCCTGGGTTGGTAGGCTACTCCTAGTTAAGCCTAGTAGGCTAGCTCTTGTAACAAGAGCGCAGTTGTCTACCGGTGCAAACCGGTAGAGGCGATGAGCCAGCCGGAGACGCGTATTTTATCGGTACCCGAACTAGCCCAGAAAAACATCCGGCCTGCAGATGTCGACCTCGTAGGAGTAGCGAAGTGACTGTCATAAAAGAAGACGTGTTTGGTGGGGCGACGACTTGTGACCACACCAACATCGAATACGAGCCCGCGGAGAACTGCGCTACCTGCGCGGACTGCGGCACTGTGTTTGTGCACACAGACCAAACCGCCCCTGAGGGCGAGCCCGAGGAGCTCCCTGATGTGGAAGTTGCTCTAGAGGAGCAAGATGGCAATGGATGAGTTTTTAGCCGAAGTGTTTGAGCGCGCGTCCCACGGAAACGTAGGGCTAGCTAATGTCATGAGTAGCGCCTCTCGGTACGGCATCCCTGCTTCGGACGCTCGTAGCCTGCTCAGGCTGGCTGTGCAGGAGCAGCGCCTGCCGGAGGCGGCTCTAAAAGAGGGGCTTGGTCGCTTCTTGGGGCTAAAATCTGGCAAAAGCTAACGAATGTACCCCACCCTGCCCTGGGTGACATCCGCGCTAAACACACTGTACGGCGTGGAAAAGCCCGCAGCGGCAATTAGCCTCTCCTTGGTTTCTGGTGAAGGCTGTATCCTTTTCGGCCCTCCAGGAAACGGTAAAACGCGCATGCTAGAACTCGTTCTCGAGGCTCTGGCCCGCGCCGCTGACCCACTCAAGCCGTGGTCAGCCACTATGACTTCCGAGTCGACAATCGACGACCTGATCGGCCCCCTCGACCTCACACCTATCATCGAACAAAGTGGGGGGCCGTACAACCACCGACGCACAGTCGAAGGGTTGCTCCACGCTGACGTGGTGTGGCTTCGCGAGGGGCTGAGTGCCCCGCCGCGAACGCTGGCCTCCGTGCGCGACATCATGGAAAGCAAGGTCTTCGCGAATGGGGACCAGCAAGTTCCGTCGTCTGTCAAAGCCTGGCTTCTCGACACCAACATCGAGCCGCGTGAGCTGATGGAGATGGGTGACGAGTTCCGAGCACTCACCGAACGGTTCCCTCTGCAGGTCTCGGTAAACCTGTCTCCCTCCGTGCAGAACCTGAAGAGCGCATACTACTCCGCGCAGTTCGAGCGGCAACTCCCCCACGGACCTTCCATGGAGGAGTTCCGTACTATGCAAGCGGCCTGCAAGGTCGTGTCTGTGGGCGAGGACAGCCTCTCCCACGCTGCTACGCTGATGGCCAATGCGGCCAAGGCGCACGGGTTCGTGCTCAACCCGCGCATCTTCCAGAAGGGCGTGCGGTTGATGCAAGCCAGCGCTACCATACACGGCCGAGGGCACACGACCTCAGAGGACCTGGCTGCGCTGGTGTTTGTGCCTGGTGGCGAAGTCCTCGAAGAGGAGCTGGGCACCAACATCCAGCGAGCTCAGATCCACAGTGCCGCCAACAAACGTCTAAGCGACGCTGCCTCGCTGTACGATGAGTGGCGCCGCCTTCACCGAGAGGCGAAGTCTGGGAACTTCATTGCCCAGAGCATGCTCCAGACTACCTTGGAGCACCTAAAGGTCAAGGTGGCCGGGCTGCCTCGTCTACCCGACGAAGCAGTAGCCGACCGAGATCGGCTACTGGACAGGCTCAGAGAGCAGATGAAGCTGCAGAGCCACACAACTCAGCGGCTTCTCCAGCTCAAACCGGAGTACGCAGACTTCGTAGCGAAAGTGGATGCCCTCTACTAGGGCCGGAGCGGGCTTCGCGCATGTGCAGACGAAGCCCCCTCTTCTTTACTATCCACCTAGCACGCAGGAAGTCTACGAAGCTATGCAAGCTAGGAACCTGGGGGACTACGATCCCTCGTTTGTGGCGGACATAGCAAACGTCGCTGCGGGAGGTACGGTGCTCCCGCAAACGCAGTGGGAAAACCACTACCGTAACCTGGCGCACCTACGAACTGCAGAAGCAGTTAAGGGGGAGACCCCAGACATGCAAGCGGCGCGTAGAGCAAGCGTAGAAAAGCTACTTCTGGAGGACGCAGACAGAACCGCTCGGTTCTTAGCCGAGACCGACCTCAGCCGGTCTCCGGGGGTATCGCCTCTGACAAAGGCTCTGCTGGTCTGCCACATGCTCAAAAACATGCGGCGCAACGAGACGTCCACAGAACAGCTCCTGCGGGCTCAGAGCAGTAACAACAAAACCGGTCCGGAGTCAGGCAACGTGCCTATCTCGGGCACGGGAAAAGGCCCGCAAAACCGCTACATCAAGGAAGTCAGCGAGGCTCTGGAGCACCTGGAACAACTGCCCGAGGAGTTTCTAGAGACTTTCGGAGAGCAAGAAGACCGCGACTCGCAGGTTGAGGACCTCATGGACGCCACAGACGGTATGGATCTGTCCACGTTCCTTAGGGTAGCCAAGACCCTGGAGAACAGTTGCCTGCTGACCACAACTAAGCAGCGTACGAAGCAGTCCACTCCAGAAGGGTCTCACGAGGAGCGCAAGGCTCTGCGAGACTTCCGGCACCTTAGCAAGATGACTCGCCGCTCTCGAGCTCAGCTAGCATTAGGTGTGGTGGGTCGCGCTCACCTGGCAACCGGAGGGCTGTTCTACAAGAACGTCTTTGCCTGGAAAGAGCAAAAGACGCTTTTGTACGTCTTGGTGGATGTCAGTGGATCCATGAACAGCCCCTGGCGTATCGGCGCTGCCCTAGGCTCGGTCCAGGCTCTAGCCACTGCAGTTAAGGCGGGCGCGGCCGAGCTCTACTTGCGCTTCTTTGATGGGACCGTCGGTGACCTTCACCACGTCAAGTCCCCACTAGAGGTGCCGGAGTGGGTGGCTAATATCCGCCGTCGCGCTAACTTCCGGGGCGGGAGCACCGACATCCACCGAGCGATCACCACCGCGCTACGCGACATCCACGAATGGAAAGACGCGTACCGCCCAGAACTTCTGGTCGTCAGTGACGGCCAAGACCAAGTCTCCACCACTCTGTCTGACCTAGGTCGAGTTAAGCTCCACTCAGTTCAGATCGGAGAGGATGGGTGCGCGCGCCTGGCAAAGCTCGTCTCGGATTCCCGAGGCCTGCAAATCCAGGTGTGAACGCGCAGGCTGCCCTGCGCGCTCCCTACAACTGGGAAAACCTAAAGCACTAATAGCTTGTACGGGACACAACGGCAGCTATGTGCCCCAAACACGAGCAGACCCGCTCGAAAAACTACCGCCCCATAAGTTTTGCAATTCGATCGAGGCGTTAAAAGATGAAAGGCTGCTTGGTGATAAGGAACCCCCCTGGGCAGTCGGGTAGAGCCCTGTAGCTAGTGGATAAAAGCTAAAGAAACACCACACTGAGGGGTACTGGGTCGTCGGTGCGTAAGAACAAAACTGGGTACCAATAGCCGCATCATAATTTACGCATGTGGGTATCAGCTTACCGTTACAGCGTAGTACCGCACCTAAGGCGACCCGGCCCCTCGCCTTCTTTTAGCTTCCGAAGTCTAGGAGGTCGTCCCAGCCCTTGGGATCCCACGCCAACTCTTGTACCTTACCCGACTTCTTCACCGTCATGCGGCGCATGGGGTCCAGATAGCTGTGCGGCAGTACGGTTACCGCCGTACGCTCAACGTTCATGCGGTCGCAGAGCTCGAGCGTGAGCGAGTTTAGCGTGTCTTTCTGCGCCTCAGTCCAAGGACCGCCCGCGGGCACAGCCAACAGGTCCACGCTGATGGACCCGGTATTGGGAGACGGAGCGCCTTCTGGCAAAAGCTGCGCCGGGGAATCGAGGCCCGGGAAAGCTTCTTTCCACGCAGCGTACCCCCCAGCGGGGGGCTGCGCAGCCAGGCTGCCACCTAGGGGGTGCGACCAGCGCTGCCAATCTGTACCCGCGTACAACTGCCGCACATTGGTCTTCCACCCAGCATGCCAGCCTTGTACTCCTAGCGGGAGGATCTGCCAGACGTAGCCGTCCCAGTCGATCAGGAAATGCGTGCTTACGCCGTTGCCACTACGCGCGTAGTACCTGCAGGCGTAGCGCGCTACTTCGCGGCAGTCCTTTATGCCCTTGTCAAAGGCCTTCTGGACAATCCCCGCTCCAGTCGTGTGCACCACTACAAAGCTAGCCGGGATGGTACGCTTGGAGAAGTCCCGCTCGTCTGGGATGCGCCGGTCGTGGGGAACTGAGGGAAGCCAGTCAACCATTTGGAGGTCGGGTTTTGGCTCCGGGGGGTTTTGCGGCGTTAGAAGGTCCCGCCAGACTTGGAAGAGTTCGTTGAGCATTACTCTTCAAACGCCTCCATCGTAACGTACCAAGCTACGTTGCCTCCTCCAATGCTTCGGGAGTAGCAGGTAGCAATAGAGTTGTCGGCTATGGTCAGCAGCAGATCGCCGGATCCTGTGCCGAACTGATCTGAGCCGCCGCACCTCAATTGCTGCTGGAATCCTGAGTGGTTGATAACGCGCAGCAGCAGGTTCGCTACTGAAGGTAGCGTAAGCATGTAGTCAGCCGCATTACCGCCAGTCAAGAAGTGCACGGGCTTAGAGTCGCTGATATCGTAGAGCGTTGTCATCGTATAAGTCTGCGAGGTGTACTGCACCGCAGTCTCTATACATAGAGCGTCCGCTCCCGTTACGCGGAGCTCCCCCCCGGAGGGTCCGTCTAGCCACAGCTTATCGACGCCACCGACGTTTGATAGGAACATAGTCGCCGTGTCGGAGCACGCATCAGACTCCAGCGACAACGTGGCAATGGCGCTTGCGTGGATATCCACGGTTTGCGTGTGTACGTTACTCCACCGTGCACCCCCTGCCCCCAAAGAGTGCGTGACGTCAGCGGCGGGTGCCACGTCCATATCGAAATACGCGGTGGCAAAATCATCAAACAAGATTTCGCCGTTAGACCCTTCCCCGATCTGGAAGGGCTTGTTGAAGATCAGCTTCCCGTCACCGCTGTTAGACTCGTAAGTCATGCCTACGTCAGTATTAGCGCCCTCAACGTCTATGAAGACACCGATGCCCGCACTGACGTCATTGTACTCTGCTAACGCCACCTGCCCGTCATCTGTCACCACTGCTATCTGCGAGTTGCCTGCGTTCTCCACTACAAGACCATCGTAGTTGTATGGGTCTCGAGCTGGGTCGGCTGACACGATATGGACAGCGTGCTGTGGCAGCTCAATGCCGAGCCCCAGCTTCCCATCATCCTTCAGAGTAGCCCGCACAGACAGCGAGCTACCATCGTGAGTCAAAAACTTGAGCTCAGTGGCTGCATCGCCGGCGTGCCAGTTGCTCGCTGCTACAGCATCAATCCGCGCACCTTCTTCCCAGGTATCGATGTCCTCGAAGCCTCCAGCGGTATCATCGTGACCGGTGAATGCGATGGAGCCAAGGGTTTGTGCGTTAGAGACCGACTGGTCTGCCTGCGCTAGCACAAGCTTTGGCGCTGCGGTGTCGCTCTGCGCTATGCCCGAAACGTAGAAATTGCGGGTAGCGCAGAGGGTGTAATACTCCTCGTTCAGTTCGTTGGACGCAGCAAACGCCTTGATGCCCTCCCACAAAAGAGCCGGGAGCTTGTTGCACATCAACAGCAAGCGGTCAGGCGCTAGCGCGTAGCCTACTAGGGGGCCGTAGCGGATGAGCATGTCGAGCTCAGAGTCCCCGTACTGAAAATCACCCGCAGTGGAATCGCAAAACACCCAGTTGTTGATGCTGTAGGGCACTCCGCTCGCGTGGTACACCCCGGAGGTTTGTACGCGGCAAACACCGTGCGCAATACTGTAGCAGATACCTAGGACGTGGGAGTGCGTGCGGTCGGCTAGGTCCAGCTGCTCCGCGCCGCTGTCCCACATGACGGGTTTCCCGACCGCCACGGTAACGTCGTACGACGTGTAGTCCTGAAAAGACCCGCTAGGCGCGTCGATAGGCCCAACGACCCCCGCTACGACTTCACCTTGAACCTTGCGTTCGATTGCCACTTAGCCACCTACGAACTGCTGGAGCATCTGGTAAGCCTGCTGCGGGTCAACTCCCTGCTGCAGGAGGTACTGGTAAGCCTGCTGCACCTGCTGCATCTGGTCCTGGCCGCCGCCTTGCTGTTGGGGCTGCTGAGGCTGCGCTTGCTGCTGCTGCCCCTGCATTTGCTGCTGGTACTGCTGGTAAGCCGGAGACTGCGTGTACTGCATCCACTGCTGCTGTACCATCTGCTCAGCTTGCTGAGGCGGAACCCCCTGCTGCACGAAACTCTGAAATAGCTGCTGCAGCTGCTGCATCTGCTGCGGGTCCGCCGAGGGTCCCGCCTGCTGCTGGGCCTGCTGCTGGGCCTGCTGCTGGGCCTGCTGCTGCTGGCCCCCGCCGCCCATTTGCTGCTGTGTATACGCCACCCACTGTCTCTGCAGCTGATCCTGGGCAGCCATGGGGTTCATGCCCTGTTGCACCATTTGCTGGTACATAGCCTGCAGCTGCTGCTTTTCCTGATCATTAGGACCGCTAGAGGGAACGTCCTGCGGACCGGCCTGCTGCATGTGCTGGGCGTAACCCATGACTTCTTGTTGGGCCTGCTGAGGCATCTGTTGCTGCTGGGCCTGCTGGGGCATCTGTTGCTGCTGGGCCTGCTGGGGCATCTGTTGCTGCTGGGGTCCCATCACTCCCTGGAGGTACTGCTGCGCCTCCTGGGGCTGTAGCCCCTGCGAGGTCAGGTACTGCATGGCCTGGCCGTAGTCGTCCATCATGCCGAGCTTAACCAGAGCCTCAAACCCTCCAAGGACGCCAGCCAGCTTAATGATCTCAGTTTCAGTAGTACGCATTCATAGCCTCTTCCTCGCCTGGCTGGTTTAGCATGTGGTTGACCCCTAGCGCCATACCACCGGCACCCAAGAGACCAAGAGGGATCTTTCTAGACGCCGAGAGATTCTTGCCTAGCTGCTTGACCAGGTCTTCTCCGATAGCCTCAGGAGCCTTGCCCGCTAGGAACCTCATCTTCTGGAACGGAATGTCGTGCTTCGCTGCTTCGGTGCTAAGCTCGACCAGCCTCTTGCGCCGGTCCCAGAAGCCATCGCCTCCTGTAGCCTTAAGCTTGTTCAGCAGCTCTCGCATGCGGAAGCGAGCCTCCAACTCAGAGCCAAAGTCCGCCATCTGGCTGCCCAGCTCGTAGCCCCCGTACCCCGACAGCCCAAGAACTAGGCCCTTGCCGAGGGCTTCATTCTTCGCCGGAGGCTGCTCATACTCTTGGTAGGCCAGTTTAGTAGTCATAAACGCATCAAAGCCCGCAGCGGCAGTCTTGGGCTTAGGCTCCGGCTGAAGTTTGGTAGCGTCAGTGCCCTGCGGTAACTTGCTGCTCACCGCGCTGGGCTGCGCACCCACACCCTGATTGACCGGAGCGTTAAGCAGACTACCTGGAGCCTGCAGCGGCGCGTTGGGGTTAGCGCCCACAGACGGACCCGCCATGAGCGCCGTGAGAGCAGGGTTAGAAGCGAGAGCAGCGTTAGCTGGGGAAGTAGCTCCAGGCGCTACGGACCCCATTTGCGCTGCCTTCGCTGCTCTGTGCTCCTCAATGTCTTCCAGGAGAGCCTTGCTGCGCCGGTACTTCTTAGAAAGAAAACTTAAGAGCCCGTCTACACGAGCCAGGGTCTCCTCTTTAAGCGCCGGAGCTTCTTCTGGTAGTTTCTCAGGCTCAAGCTCAGCCATTACGCCAACCCAGGTAGAAAGTCATCTCAATTCTAGCTGCAAAGCGGAAGCTTACCCAGCCTAAAATCTGGCATAAGTTAGCAGCCTATGAAGAACATCTTCTTGTCTCTCGGAAGAGAGACAATCACCTTTCTCAAGGGCCTGCGTAACGAGCAGGCCGAACTTACTCGTGAGCTGCGCGTCACCACACGCGACATTGCGCGGCTGCAAGAGTCCTTGCGCGAACAAACAGCAAACCGCGCTCGGCTCCAGACGCTGCTCGCGTCTCGCGCCCAAGAAGTCGCCCAGAGCCTGGAAGAGGCCCAGAGCGTCGTCAACCAGGTTGGCTCGTACGACGAGGGCCTGCCCATCGGGGTCGAAATCGATGACCTCGTCAAGGAGCTCAAGGCGCTGTTCGCTGGAGACGCGGTTGCGCTGGCTTCGACAGACCTCGCTACCGCTGAGACCACGGTGAGGGCGCCAGAGCCCGCTACGCGCGTAGAGCCTCAGGCGCCCTGCGGCGGAGTCACGGCTCAGGCGCACTTGATCGACCTGCTGGTACGTTCGCAGAACGGGCACAGCTACCACGGGTACCCGTCCACGGTTTGGGCGTGGACCTTCCTGCTGAATCTGAAGACCCAGCAGGGAACGCTGACAGGCGATGACCGCTACGTCAGCATCGCGGAGCTCTCCGACTTCATGTTGGAGGTTCTGCCGAAGCAGAGTGACCCCGCCGCGCGAGCACTGGATACGCGGTGGTACGACTCCCGGAAGCGCGCCAAGACGCTATACGGGATTCTCGATCGTATGCGTCACAAGAAGGCGCAGCCCCTTCGGATCGAGTACTTCGCCGGGCACAAGAAAGTGAAGAGCAAGATCCCCGTGCCCGAGAAGTACCTCGGGCACGGCAATTACATGGCCTTGTGGTTCGACCCCTCGGCAAAGGACGCCCAGACGGCAGGCATGGTCATCCAGGCCTAGGAGTCCGGTGCCTCCTGAGGCCGCCGCAATGTACCGACGACAGGTGCCCCTTACGAACTACTTGTCGTCGGTACACCGCTTTTCCTAGCCCAGGAGCCAGCGTGTTTCTAGACACTCCCCGAGAGGGGGTGGTGTGCACCTCTTACGTGGAAGACGAGCTGTGCGCCCCCACAATCGAGGCAACCAGCATTGCTGGGTTCATTCTCCTGCACGACAAGACGTGCTCTTTTGGAGAGTGGATACTCCTGGTAAAAAGCCCGGACGGCGCCTTGTCGTACAACAACTGTACGTACAGCGTCCGCGGGCGGGGACCAAAGAAGTACCTTACGCAGGTGCTGCTCCCCATCCTTAATCTGACGGAGGGCTAGCTCATGAACGAGATCAGCGTCCCCAAGGCTGCTGTGCCTAACCTCACCGCGTATCTACAGGCAGGTGCGGTGGTGTCTACTATCAAGAACCAGAAGACTGGAAGGGTAGTAGCGCTGCTGGCCAACCCCGCCGCTGATGGCGCTGATCTCGCTGAGATCCTGGCGGACTCGGGGGAGCACTCCACGCTCCCCGCCGCCATCCTCGCTCTGGAGGAAATCCTGGAACAACTGGAAATGGAGGACCTTGAGCTCGATCAGCCGGAAGCGTAAAGCTCCGTCCTGGAGAAAGTTCGTTGAAAGCGGAGAGATGGACGGCAGCGTGAAGCTGTTGTTTGGGGGGGCACGCCCGAATTCTCTACGGGAGTGCGAGGTACCCCAACTCTATCGGACTGCTCCGAGAGTACCTATGTGTGGACGCTCGAGGACGCCACGACGGGACCCTCACCCTTCAACGAATGTTCCGCCCCAGCAAACTCCTCGTTACCTACACCGGCAGTGATCGGTACCTGCCTTTCTCCGCGCAGTATAGCCCTCAGGATGTTTTGTGGGTTCACAAGGCCTACGCGACTATGTTAGGAGGGTTAAGGACTGACTTGAGAAGGTGCTAGGAGATTAGCGAGGGTGGCGGAACTGGTAGACGCACTGGATTTAGGTTCCAGCGACTTTAGTCATGGGGGTTCGATTCCCCCCTCTCGCATACTTAGCCCGGGTGGTGGAACTGGTAGACACCGCTGACTTAAACTCAGCCGCAGAAATGCGTGTGGGTTCGATCCCCGCCCCGGGCACTAAATGACCTTCATTCTCCTAGCACCTGACAATAAAAGAGAACTCGGCGCAGTCCAGGTCCTTAGGGACAGCGACACTCACCACGTCCTGGCGCTGCGCTTTCATTTAAACCACCCGCCCAGGGTGGTCACCTACTCGCAGCAAAACCTCAAAGACCTACTAGCTGCTCAAGACATTGCTGCTATAATCGCAGCTGACGCTCTCAGCCTGGGGGGCTACGAGCACGCTCCAAGGATTCTAACCTTGTCTGATACGCGCGTAGAAACGCTATGATGACGCACTGGGAGCTGGCGAGGCTAGCGGGGCTGTGGCTGGAAAAGCTGGCCACCGAGCACCCGGAAAAACTCGACGAGTGCGTTGCTATCACCATCCACGACGACTACACTGCTGACATTGCTTTCAAGGTACGTTGGTCAGGGCCCAAGAAGGTCGCCCCGACCCCGGAGCCGAAAGAAACAGAAGAAGCGAGTTCTGTGACAACTGATGAAGGCGAGTAGCTCAGCGGTAGAGCAGCTCTTTTACGTGGAGCTGGTCGCAGGTTCGACCCCTGTCTCGCCTACAACTATGCCAGTCGAACAGCAGGTAAAACCCAGTGAGGAAGAGAGCTGTCTAGCACTGCTGGGTGCTGGCTTCTTTTAGGGGGATTAGCTCAGTTGGGAGAGCAGGAGCTTTGCAAGCTTCAGGTCGTCAGTTCGATTCTGACATCCTCCACATCTTCTATTGCGGGTTAGAAAAATCAGGTACTTCACCTGGTTCATACCCCGGAGATCTGGGTTCAAATCCCAGGCCCGCAACAACAATTCTTTTCCTGGTAAAAGAAACTGCCAGCAAAGCACTGCTGGCACTAGGGCCGCGCAATGAGCGCTCGCGTTGGACAGAATCCGGTGACGTCCGCGACCCCGCTGTTTACTCTTGGCTTTCTGCCCACCAAGAACCTGGCAGCCGTGAGGCCCAGGCGGTGAACGATGCGAAATTCCGAGTGGGTGAGAGGCCCACATCTTCTTCTAAGAAATAGCTGGCCGTTGTGGAGACAATCTCCAGGGAGGAGTAGCGTCAGTTCCCGGATTAAGCTCCCGGGGGCGGGACCTTGACCCTTCGGCTGGCGGCGCCTTCTTTAGGCTTGCCCGTCTCATTTTAGATAGGTTAATTTCCACCGCATGACTTTCGACGAATACCAGGAGGTAGCCAGCACCACCGCTCGCTACCCAGGCCGCCTTCAGCACAACCCCACCTACCCTGTTCTCGGTCTAAACGGCGAAGCTGGGGAAGTGGCGGAGAAGTTGAAGAAGTTGTTCCGTGACACGAACTGGACTCCGGGCACCCCGATACCTCACGACGTAAGGGACCTGCTCATCAAAGAGCTGGGAGACGTACTGTGGTACCTCTCCGCCTGCTGCGACGAGATCGCTGTTACTTTAGATGAAGTGGCGCACGTCAACATCCAGAAGCTCCTCTCCAGGAAGCAACGCGGCGTCATCGGAGGCAGCGGCGACAACCGCTAACCCTAGGGGCGTCGTCTAACGGTAGGACGCAAGGTTTTGGTCCTTGTTACGTGGGTTCGAATCCTACCGCCCCTGCCCTCACGTAGCTCAGCTGGATAGAGCGACGGCCTTCTAAGCCGTGGGTCCCAAGTTCGAATCTTGGCGTGAGGACTAGCCAATCCGCCTTAGCTCAGTTGGTAGAGCAATCGGCTGTTAACCGATTTGTCGCTGGTTCGAGCCCAGCAGGCGGAGCATTCTTTAGGGCCTATAGCTCAGTGGTGAGAGCGGCCGGCTCATAACCGGTTGGTCCCAGGTTCAAGTCCTGGTGGGCCCAAGTAAAAACACCATGGGATACGACATGAGCTTGGTAAACCCGAGCGAAGAACTTCTTCGACTCGAGCAGGACAGCAAGCGCGAATTCCAAGCGCTGGTAGCCGCCCGAGATATCCTAAAGACCCCAGAAACTAAAGCCATTTTCCAGGACGCTATGGACTACTGGAACAACTGCTACTGGGGCACTAAGCGCGGCAACCCCGCGCCTGTAAAGCCGGACTACGCTGACACTGCTAGCACTGAACTCTTTGAAAAGGTCTTAGCTGCGCAAGAAGCGGTCATCGCGCACAGTAACAAGGGCACGCGCGATCCTACCTACTTCCGCCTGAACGTCTGGGGGATGGGTAAGTACCGCGATGTGATGGAAAAGCTAGGGATGATGTACTTAGGCCGGTACACGACACCCAGCTTCGCCGCGTACCCCGGTGACGAGCACTTCGCTGGAGACTACACTGAACCCATCACCGACGAAGGCCGTAAGTGGCGCGAACACCAGGACATGTGTCTGCACTACAGTCCCCCGGAAGCTGAGGGCCTATTGCCCGGCCACAAGTTTGGCTCCAATGACGGATGGCACGTCACTACCGACGAGTGCGCTGCTGCGCTGAGGGTTGCCGCGGCACACGGGTGGGACGCAGACAATCCTCCCAGCGAAGAGATGAAAAAGGTGTCTGGCCCCTTCAACGAGATGGGCGTTCCCGACGCTGATGAGAACACCTACTGGTGGGCGTGGTTGGGCTTCCTGAAGAACGCGCGTGACAACGCGGAAGGGTTTCAGGTTTACTGAGCCCTGAACGGTTCGCATCCTACGGGGGACCTGGCGGTGATACCTCGTAGTTGGTCGGGGTAACCCAGCATCGTCTGGGCTATAACCGCCATCCCTTTGGGGCATTAGCTCAGTTGGTAGAGCAATTGACTTTTAATCTCTTGGTCCAGGGTTCGAGTCCCTGATGCCCCACCAAGAAAACGCGTTACAAGCGCAACAAGTTCGTCTAAGATTCTGGCATAAGTAGGTGTCCTAGGACTCTTGCTTATGCTGGGATAGCTCAGTTGGTAGAGCAGCTGATTTGTAATCAGCCGGTCGTCAGTTCAAGTCTGACTCTCAGCTCTCAACCCCACAACTACGTCCCCTCCCCCGAAGAGCACGGCCAGCCACCGGGGGGCGTAATAGGGTTAAGGTGGCTTACGAAACCCACAGCTAGGGTAGTCGTGCAGGCTGACTGGGGGCGGTTAACTGTGGTGGGTTAACCGCCCCCTTCTTTTTAGCCCGTAAAGAGGCCCTTGAGGTGGTCCATGCGGGACATCTCCGGCTGGCCGCCCATGGCAGCGCCCGCGCCCATAAGGCCCGCACCACCCAGCGCAGCAGCGCCGCCTAGCGCTCCAGCCTGCCAGGGGTTGGCCCTGGCCGCCTGCCACATGTCCTTACCAACACCCGCCAGGTAATCACCATGCCCCATGTTCTGCATGGCCTCCGCGCCCCCAGCCAGGTGCTGCGTCAGCTTCCGCTGATCCCGGAAAGTCGACATGGGCTTCCCCGCCCAATCTTTGATCGACTTACCCATCCCCGCCCAGTTGATGGCGATCTTCTCCTGCCCCTCAGCAAGGCCAAAATCAATCAGAGCCTGGGCGCACCCAGCGTCATACGCTTCCTTGAACATCCTCTACACCTTTCCAAGAGCTGCACTTGTAAATACCGCTAGCAGCGAAATCATAGCGCACGCAGTAGCCCTGGACACCTGCTCTTACGTCAAAATGTTTGCAGGACATGCAACTCTGCGCCGGGTCGGGAGCGGGTCCGTAGTTAGGAGCGTCCACCATGGAGCTGGTTTTCTCGATGTACTCGAGTAGAGCTCTGGCTGCTCCGCGGCCGTAGGCTTCTTTGATGCTCATGATAACAGCTCCTTGAGCTCGTCTACTGCAGTGAGTTCTTTGTCTGCGGTGAGGCCATGCCCTGCAAGCCCGATACCCCCAGCGGTGAGTAGGGTCCCGAGGCCCTTTGGCATTCTACCAAGGTAGTCAACTAGCGCAGACAGCTGCCGCGGAGTCACATTTCGTGTCTGCTTCAGAGCCTCCAGTAGACCCTCGGTCTTACGAACCTTATTCAGAGCACTCATACCTTCACGAGTCTCTCGACCTAGCACCCTCCGCGCATAGTCAGCGTTAGGAACCACATCTTTAGGCTGTGCAAGGTACTCTCGGATGACCTCCGGCAGATCTCTGCGGAGAGCCTTACCCTGCTCATTGTTTAAAATGAGGTTGGCTCCGCCTTGCGTAAACGGAAGAGACGCCATCCCCGCTAGCCCCAGCCCGCCAGCAACTTCGGGCAGAGAGACGTCCTCCGGGTTAATCTTGCTCGCACCATACACAGCACCGGCGCCCCCTGCCGCAGCTGCCCCTCGCAGTAGGTTGGGTGCGTGCTTTAGCCACTTTTGGCGACGAGCCTGCCTAGCTAGTAGCTTATCCGCCGACGCCTCAGCGGCTTCCTGGCTTAAGCCTTTCTCCAGTTCTCGGTCAATAGCGATCTCTCGCAAAGCCTCTTGGCTGGGACGGTACTCAGTAATGGTCTCGTACATATCGTCCGAGCCAATATCTGACGGGAGGATGGTACCAATAGACTTGCGCTGTCGGGTCGCAGAATCTCGGTCCATCAATCCACCCGGGGCCGTGGTGCAGATACCCCCTTCACAATTAGCCTCTCGGGCTGCCTGCGCCAACGTCTGATTACTGCGCCCTGTAAGCTTACCGTAAACCTTAGCTACAGGGTCAGGTACAAAAACTTCCCGCAGCCCAGCACGGATAGCCTTGGGGTTGTTGTAGTGCAGCGCACGTCCTTCTTCATCCGTGAGGGCGTTCATGAATGCTTTTTGATCCGGCGCCAATCGGTCCGAGAATCCTTTGCGCGCCTCAGCCGCTCCCCCAGTCCGGTCTTTGCGTCGCAAGATGCGAACGTTGCGATCCGGGCTCATGCCGGACTCGGACATCCGACTGATAAGATTCTCCCGCCCCTCTAACGTGTCAATGGCGTTATACCGATCGTACATGAGGTTAGAGTGGATAAAGTCGGACCCACCCATAAACCCCTTCATCATGTCCTGCTTGTTCCCCGATAGCCCGGGCCCAGAAAGGACAACGTCCCCGGGCGGCAGTTGCCGAATGAAGGCATCCCAGTTTTCAGTAGTACTGCCGGGTGTGTGAAGGGGCGCACGCTTATTAGTGATTGCAGCTAGAGCCGGCATCCCTGCTGCCGCAGCCATCAGGCTGTTGCGGATAGCGTGAGACTCTTCGTCCTCCGAAGTCTTCTCTCGGTCAGCCACTAACCCGTGCAGCCCAAGTCCCGCGCCTCCCGCCATGAGTGCAGCACCCGGCTTCTTCAGATGCTTAGCTACGTCTAGTAGGTACGTACTGTACGCTGGGGCGATACGCTTAGCCCCTCGTAGCGTCTCAGCTAGCCCTCGGTGCTTTTTTAGGTCCTGTAGCGCGTAGGCGTTAGCCATGGTCTCGTCACGCAGAACCCGAAGCGCTCCCTTGAGAGTGTCCCTCTTAGGCGCTGCGTTCATGTCCGTGCGGATAGCCGCCCGAATCTGATCATCCAGCGTTAGAGCCCCAGACCTGCGGGCTCGATTTTCAAAATCTCGAGCGTGTCCTAGCTCGTGCGCCAGGAACTCCGGGGTGTGCGCCTGCACTGCCTGCCTACGCGAGTAGTCGTAAGTCGGAGACTCAACCCCCCGGTTCATGGGATGGTTGCGATCTGCCGTAACCCCGAATCCCCCTTCGGGGCTCACATGTACCAGCCCTCTATCGTTGATGATCTTGCGACCGAAGTCCTGCATGTCAGCTTCGACCTTGGCCTTAGCCTGATCTAAGCTGAACCCTTCGGCCATGATGTCCCGAAGGCGCTTATCGCCGTACTCATTGATCTGCTTGCGGTAGTTGTTTACCGCAGCCATGCTGAGTGGCTTGTGAAGGAAGGGCACGGCCCCTGCTGCGCCTAACCCAAGCCCTGCAGCTACCTCGGGTACAGAGACGTCTTCCGGGTTTACCTTGGACAGGCCGTAAATAGCTCCAGCACCGCCCAGACCGATGGCTCCGCGAGCGATGTTAGGCGCGTGCCGCAGCAACTTGTCTCGTCGCAGCGCAGATCGCTGCTGCTTTGCTACCTCAGCAATCGCGTCTTCTGTGGACATGCCGGCTGCGCGCAAATCACGAACAGCACGCGCCTTAGCTTCCTCTGGGTCTGGCGTGTACTCGAGCACCGTCTCCAGGCTGGGGTCGCTGGCAATGTCTCTAGGCAACAGGGAGCTGAGGCTCTTGTTCTGCCGAGCCTTGGACGCCGGGTCCATAGTCCCACCAGGAAGAACTGTGCAAACCCCCCCGGCGCACCGAACCTCCTCGCCTAGTTGACTAGGAGTCTTAGGCTGCTTGTTGGTAAGCTTCCCCCACAGCTTAGCAACGGGGTCTGGCACCAAGATTTCTCGCAGCCCACTCTTGACAGACTTGCCTACGCTGTACGTCGGAGCATCTCCGTGCTGGCCGTACATAGACTGTAGGAACTTAGCTCGGTCCTGCTCCCCTGTCAGGGACGCCATGGCCGGGTCTTTGTGCCGTAGGATCCGCACTCGGCGCTCAGGATTGATACCCGCGTCACCTATGTCACTCATGACATGGCGTCGATCTGGCGCAATGTCCAGAACCTTGCCGGGTCCCCACCCCACGTTAGCGTGGGTATAGTCAGCAGACCCTTGAGTCGCCGCCACTAGATTGCGGATAGGGTCACCTTTGTCAGACCCCGAGAGGACGATATCGCCTGGCTTCAAGTTAGCCGTTATGTAGTCAAAGTTGTGGGTGCTGGTACCCGGCGTGTGCAGCGGAGCCCGACGATTAGTAAGCGCAGTAACCGCAGGCACCCCCGCCGCTACCCCCATGAGGGAGTTGCGTAGCGCGTGGGACTCCTCATCTTGCTGCCAGGGCAAGGCAGCACCCGTCTTCTCCCCCTCGCGACCTTTGCTGTACTGAACCCCTGCTCCGATGCCACCAATGCCCGCGCCGATACCTAGTTGCGCCAAGAAGGTGTTATACCCAGACTGCGCTGCGGGCTGCATAGCCCTAGCCACTTCAGGTGGGAGGTGCCCTTTGTCTAACTGCTGAAGAGGAGTCAAGGCGGACATGTCCCCCGCCTCAATAGCCTCCCGGACTTTCCTTGAGGCACTGGGAGTACCGAGGTTTCCGCCAGTCTCCATCACAGTAGACACTGGCGTCTGCCCAGTAATGAACTCCAGAGAGTCCTTCTCCGGCCGTGTAAGCTTACGACTGTAGCCTTTAGGAGCGCGAGCTGCTTCATCCAACAGCTTAGTAGCCCGTCTCCCATGATAAACTCCTCGGAAGGGCATAGCAGCGCCCTCCAGGAAACCGCGCCCGAGACCCCGCCAACCCCCCTTAGCTCCACCCTTGAAACCCTCGATGAGCCCAGTCACCATGCTAGGGACCAACAACCCGCCTCCCGCTAATCCTCCAGCAATGCCCACGCCCTGCTTGAGGTTATGCTCTCCCTCAGAGATACCTGCCCGCTGGTTACGTGCCCCATACTCAGACGTCCAGACGCCAAAGGGGCCCAGACCCGCAGCAAAGTCCTGTCCTAGATTGGTAGGCTTCTCGGACTTCCAGAACGCACTCGTCTTTACGCGCGTAAGCAGCCACTTCCCGTCCTTCGTACGCAGCAGCCGCATCTTTCCCTGGTCAGGCACATCGAACTCCACTTTACCTGGCGCAGACGACACCATAGTGTCCGCGTCAAGTATAGCGTCAACCTTGCCTGCCCCGTACGTTCCCTCCGGGATTTCCCCCGACCACCCCGCGTAGTCCGCTGTGTGGGTAGGCTGAAGCAAAGCAAGCAGCTTCTGTCGCTTCTCGTCGGGCCACTGAGCTCGAGGCACCGCCCAAGAGTGAGCACGGCTGGTCTCCGGATCAACCAGGCGAAGGTCCCAGTGCTTTCCCGCGCGGTTTGCGTTGTGGAGCTGGGTGGTTAGGCGCCAGTTGGCGTCTTGGACCTCTGGGATTGGGTGGATTTGGCGGGAGGCGGGGATGCCTGGGGCGAATTCTTCGGAGGACTGCTTCTTCCGAAACCAATTGCCCCCACCCCACCGATCTTCATAGTCGCCCTCCTCGAAACCCGCTGCAAGGAACGCCTTCCGAGAAGGCTCGTTGCTCGTCTCAATGAACGCAATGCCGTCCCCATGTTTTGCGACGTGCTCCCGGATGGCCTGCGCGGCCAAGCCCTTCCCTCGGTGCTCCGGCTGAACGTAGATGGCGCCCACCCGGTGCATCCCCGAACCCCTGGACTGGCGCGGAGTGTGGAACCCCACGATCTCACCATCGACTGTGATTGGAACCCGAACTCTATCCTTGTCCCTGGGGCGTACGTACCCGCGTAGATAAGGCTCCTGATTAGCCTCGAGGAGGAGTTTGTAAGGGATACCGGGGGCGAATTCCCCCTGCGGTAACCCTGCCTCCTCCGAGAACTTCTTCAGCTCAGACCTAGCCCATGGTGATTCGACTACGTCGTAGTGTCCGCGAAGCTTATCCGCCAGGGTGGTCTTACCAGCGGCCACGTCCCCCATGAGGAAGTTGATCTCGGAGGTCTTAGTCCGGAGAAGCTCCGCAAAAGGGGCTCCACCAACAGTTCGTACCGCGAAGGCAGGGTTGCCCTGAACATCCCTAGCGGGGCGAACTCGGTACTCCCCCAAAGGGGCCTCTAGCTCCCGTCTGAATAGAGGCACCTCATACGTAGGGTTCCTAGTGCTAACAACGCTAGTAGGGTCCGCCGTCCTGTTTGAGTCGCGGACAAACCTTTCGTAATAGGGTCGATCCCATAAATCAGAGGCCTTGGTTACTGCGTGACTGTGCACCTCCGGGTAACTACCCGCCGCACCAGACCTGGAATACGCAAACAACTTACCATCTACAGGTGCCCAGGATGGCTCCCCCACAATTCCAGTGGCATACCCCGCCGCTACGTCCGGGTGTCGAGTAGTGAAGACCAACTTACCGCCCTCTTCCGGCAGAGCATTGCCCCTGAAGAGCACGTCAGTAGGGCTGCTAGGGTTAGCTAAGATCTCAGCGGACCCTGTACTGGGCAGCAACACCTCGTCCGCTGCCGGCAAGTGCTTCCCCTTAGCTCGCTCCCGAATAGAGTCAGTAGCTGCCGCTATGTCCCTACGCACTTGATAGGCAGGCTTGCTTCCACTCCATGCATGCGCGCGATAAAGCTCTCTTGCGGCAGAGTCAGCTCTGGCACCTACCCGCCTGCGTTGCGCGTTACCCTCGATTAGCTCGTCTACAACATCCCCGGCCCCCCGGCCCGGCTTACCGCTCTCTGGAACACCAAACCGCCTTTCTAGCGCGCCATACCAGTCCTTGCGCTCCTGCCTAGTAGTAGGGTTCAACAAGTCCGCTATAGCGGCGTTGGACTTAGGCCCCACATCAGGCCCAGCCGCATGGAGGCGCTTGATCTCCTTAGTAATCCCCGGTCGGACCTCTTCTAATAGAGCTAGTGCTTGTCTGGTGCTTGCTCGCGCAGCGTACTTGCTAATAGGAGCCGAGGAGCTCTTCTTAAACTCCCTCCACCTCTCCAACTCCTCCCTCAAACTCTCCGGCACCCCGCCCTCACGCCCAATACGCGCGTAGATCTCATCCAGGTCAGTAATGCTCGGCTCGCCCTCACGGTGAAGGCCGTACCTATTGAACGTGTAGCCCTTCTCTTTAGCTAGGCGCTTGTCGTGGATGATGCCCTTGCCCCGAAGCCACTGAGCTAGCGCGGGCTCGAAGTGTTCCTCAGTGGTCTTGAAGACATCTACGCCAGGCTGCTTGGGCAGGTCAGTGACCCCCTCCTTAGGGACCACCAGGAGGTCAAGGTCTTTTGGGTCGGGGTGGCCCCTCCCGGTGGAGCCTACAGTAGCCTGGTAGCGAATTTGGTCTGCTAGGGACTCTGGGGCCGCACCACTCTGCTTAGGAAACAGCGAAGTATACCCAGACCTAAAAACCTCGGGCAGCGACCCCACGGTGGCCCCCGCCCCCGCCCCACCAAGAAGCGCGATCAGCTTGTGCTTGGGGAGCAGCTTTGTGAAGCCCTTGTTGGGGTGAGCTGCTTCCCAAATTGCGCCAGACAACGCCCCTGCTGCCGGCGCTACCCCTAGGGCTCGGTCCGTTAGCGTCGGCTCCTGCGATCCCGTGTTCCAGAACGCTTTCTTCTCCTCCTGCCCGCCAAACAGCGCCCGCACCGCCAAAGCTTCCTCGTCGCTGTACCCGCGCTCGGACCCCTTGTGAGCTCCGCCTACCCAGAGCCTGTCAGGGTAGAGATGAACCTGCCCCCGCTCAGTGTGCAGTCCGTAGTGCGGGCCGCGCTTGGACTCTCCGAAGTGCGCTCGAGGACCGAACTTGAGATGCACCGGTTCGTACTTAGAGCCAGGGCTCCGCTTAGCCGCGCGCTTCTTCTTGAGGCGCTCGATTTCCGCTATGAACTGTAGGAGCTCGTTCTGAGTCGGGGTACCTTGGTCGTTCACGGCTTATCAGCCCCACATTAAGACTAATTCAGTTATAAGATAATTGACCGAGATGAACATCTTTGTATTGGACTCGGACCCCGCAAAAGCGGCTGAATTCCACTGTGATAACCACGTCGGAAAGATGCTGCTGGAGTCCGTGCAAATGCTCTCCACGGTGCGTCGACTCTACGGGTATACCGCGCCCTACAGAGCTACGCACCCAAACCACCCTGCGACTGTGTGGGTCAGGGAATCCAGAGCCAATTACGTTTGGCTGTATGACCTGGCTCGAGAACTAGACATCCAGCACGTCGCACGCTTTGGCACACGGCACAGCTCCGGCAAAGCACTGAGCAAAGTGCTCCTGGTGCCCGCTGAGCTCCCGGACACTCCGCGTACAAAGTTCGCTCAGTGCATGCCGCCCAAGTACCAGCACGCTGACGCGGTCGTGGCCTACCGAAAGTTCTACGCTGGGGAGAAGGCGCACTTTGCTACCTGGCGCAACGAAGAGCCGTATTGGTGGCGAATTATGTGTCATAAGTGAACACATGGAAGCAATGCCAGCGTTGTTGGCTCTCACTGCGCCGTCTCTGGCGCGCGGGCCCAACTACCGCCCTTCGCGGCTACACCAAGCCGCTGTAGAATACTACCTGGGGTGCATACCTACTCAGTACGCGCCCCAGCTTGTCAAAACCTGCCGTGCCTGGCTCCGCCGCCAGCTCACCTGGAGCCACGTTGTCGCTGCTTGGGCTGCTGCGTGGGAGAACTACTACCGAACTTCTCCGCCGCACCTCATTCGAGAAGTACGATGCCCATAGCGTACACCGGGTGCGAATGCGGCACTTGTACGCGCGTAAAGGTCTCCGGCAGCTCCCTAAGCATGAACCACGTGAGCTTTGTAACCTTCGGGATCGGATCCAAGGGGCTGCCGACCTTATTTGGCATCTCCGCACTGAAGCCCGGGGCGAAATACGTCAAAGAAATGGCAGTGGCGTACAGTAGGCTGAAGAAGCGTAACTGGGCTCCGGAGAACATGGTCTGCTGGGACTGTGGTGCCCCTGTGGAACTGGTAGGAGATCTGGATGGCGGGGCTGCTAGCGCTTAGCGCTTTCCTGGGTTTCCTGGCTGGTGCTGCTTGCGCTGCTTTCAGCCTGGTCAGGGTCTGGTCTCCACAACGCAATAAGTACTTGGAGCGCCGAGCACGCCTCAAGGTCATCGAGGACCTGCGCTTCGAGGCTCGCGCCTACGACGCCAAAGCTCGCTCTGCGTGGCAGCCGTTTTACATGAACAAATATGCTGCGCGCGCAGAGCAACTACGTCAGCAAGCACAAGACCTAGCGTACAAGGAAGAGTCCCTTTAGGACTCCTTCCTTTTAGCCTAGACTTAGGCTATGCGATTTACTCCGTACCTAGCTGCAATCGTTAGCGCGTGGCCCGGCCTGACTTTAGCTCAGGCTACAGCTGCTTCTGTCAACAAGGGCACCACGTTCACCCTGGAGCTGGTGCTTGCACTTGGTACTGCACTCCTAGCCGTGGGAGCCTTTGTCCAGAAGTCGAGGCAGATGGAAAAGTCGCTGGAAGAAGCCAGCAAAGAACGCAGGCTACTCTCCGACACAGCGACCAAGATCGAGAAGGACATCATTCAGATGGGCAACAGGGCCACAGAGCACGGCCTGGCCGAAGTCGCAACCAGTGTGGCTCAGGCGATGATCATGATGGGGGGAGTGGCGGAGCGGTTAGAACGGTCTCAGGAGGCCTTAGAGACCCGCCTGCGAGAATGCGAACGTAACGCCGACCAGACAACTGCGGCATTCCGGGAATTGGCCAAAGCCGCGGGCAACGCCGATGAGATGTACCGGCAGCTCAACGCAATGGAGAGGCGTATCGACCGGTTGGAGAGGTAGCAGTGTCCAGCGTAGAAATCCCGCTGGTGCTGGTTGTTGAGGATAACAACACCGACTACGATCTTCTGGTTGAGCAGCTAGTTACTGAGTACCTGCTTGTTCGAGCCAAGGATGGCTCTGCCGCTATTGAGATGCTCCTCGGCGGGGCAACCTACTACGCCGCTATCATTGACCTATTGCTTCCGGGGACCAAGACGGGGGCTGATGTGTCCCTAGTCGCAGCGGACCTCGGGGTGCCTGTACTCATGCTCACTACCACACCAGCGCTAGCGCAAATGTCAGGTTCACTGGGCAGTATCATGGAAAAGGGGGCTGCGCCGGAGGCGGTCCTTACTTGGTTACGGAGTCTGACGTGAGAGTGCTTCTGATCGAGGACTGCCCAGACGATGAGGTCAGGTCCCTAGCAGCTTTGCAGGCGACAGAGATGCCCCTGAACGTAACGGTGGCGCATAACAGCGGTGATGCGAAGAAGTCCCTGGAGGAGTCCGGTCCCTGGGACATAGTCCTTGTGGACTTTCGACTGCCTGGGAGCATCGACGGGGTGACGCTGGCCGAGCTGGCTATGGAGTTGTACCCCGACGCACGGGTCGCGATGTTGACCGGACTCCCCGAAGCAGCGTCTCGTGCGTTAAAAGACAACCGTATCCTGGTGTTTGGTAAGGACATCTTCTTGCGTGGGCACGTCGCAGCGCTGGTCCACGACGCTTCTATCCAGCCGGGCACGTTGTACGCGGTAGGCTGATGTTTCGGTTAACTGTTGACGCGAAGGGGGTTATTGTCGAGGCGGATGCAGCCGCCTCGCGTCTCCTCGAGAGAGAGCTTGTCGGCGTCTCTGTAGACGTCCTGGCCGGAGGAGACCACGCCCGTCTACGAAAAGCTGTTGCCCCGGACGAGGCCCGGCCAATGGCGCGGACGCTAAAGCTCGGTCAACGGTATGTGGACGTCGCGTTTGGTGCTGCCGACGTAAGCAGCAGCCGCCACGTTTGGGTCGCAGACCGAACAACAGAGACCACCGTGTTGCGGCTTTTAGAGCTTGGCTTGGATCTGGCCTGTACCGCAACAGACGGCTTACATTTTGATTACCTTTCTCCGTCCTGGGAAAAAACACTAGGCTGGTCGCTGGAAGAACTTCGAGCGCGGCCGTTTGTAGAGTTCGTACACCCGGAAGACGTCCCAGCCACAGCGGCGGTGGCCGAAGAGATGCTCGCTAGTCAAGGTGTGGTGCAGCTGTTCCGCAACCGCTACCGGCACAAGAGCGGTTCCTGGGTCTGGCTGGAGTGGATGGCGCGGGTCGCGGACAACATGTTTTGGGCGAGTGCTCGCGACGTGACTCGTTTGGTCGAGGTCGAAGCTCGACAGACACGCACCTTACGAGAGATGGAGCAGTTCAGTTACGCCGCCGCCCATGATCTGAAGGCGCCGTTACGCCGCATTACCAGTCTCGCCAGGAGCGCCGTGATGGCGCTGGAAGCCGGTGATAACGAGAAGCTGGTCAAGCGGCTGGAGCAGATCGCTGCCGCCGGAGAAGACGGGTCCTCGGTCGTCGAGGCAGCGTTGGAGTACGCATGCCTCGGGGGCGAAGTCACGACTGCCCCGGCGGATGTGGAGGATGCCATAGGCGCAGCTCTGAGGCGATCGGGTGTCCTTCACGGCGGTGCCCCCCTTTCCGCTAAAGGTCCCGAGGGGGTCACTGTGCGGTACCACAAGGAGGGGCTCGTCGCGGCTATCACTAATCTGCTCGACAACGCGAAGAAGTACGGTGACGGTTCTGCCATCTCCATCACGTGGGACAATAGTGCGCACGGCGGTGCGTGGATTGCCGTGGCAGACCAAGGCCGCGGTTTCGACCCCGAGTGGGCAGAGCGGGTGTGGGAGCCGGCGTGGAGAGGGCATAGTGACGTGGCAGGACACGGCTTCGGACTGGCCAAAGTACGAAAGCTGATTGAATCAATGGGCGGCGCCGTGCGGGCGTCGTCCCCCGGTCCGGGCAAGGGGGCCGTCTTTGTGATCGAGTTGGAGCTATGAAATGGGTGGGTACGCAGAGCCGCTGCATGTAGTCGTCTGCGACGACGACGACGTGGATGCTGAGCTAATAGTAGAAGCGTTGGAACGTGAAAGTGTCGCGGACAGCTATACTCATGTAGACAGCGGTCCAGCACTACTTGCTTACTTGCGAGACCCGAAGACTCCGAGACCTTGCCTCATCCTGCTCGACCTCTCCATGCCGGGTATGAACGGTCACGACACCCTAAGGGCCGTACGCGGTGACCGCAGCATTCGCGACATCGTAGTCTGCGTTTACTCGACGTCAGGCGAGCTACGAGATGTGCGCGAGGCACACGAGATCGGCGTCCAAGGCTATCTCAAGAAACCAGGCACAGCACCGAACGAGACGGAGCGGGTGGTGCGCGGCATCATGGCGCACTTAGAGTACTTCATCCTGCCGCACCCTCCGAGGGTGTAGTCGGACCCCCACTACCCCCCTACGCCCGCAAAACCCTATACTTGCTGCACCAGACCATAGTGGGCGGTCAGTATGCAGCGATTGTGGATGATTGCACAGGCAGATAACGGGTTTACCTGCTCTGACGTAACTGGGTCAACTAGAACGGTGCACGCCGGGGAACCCGCTGAGGCCTTGGCTGATTTGCTGTTTGAGCACTTTGAGAGCCTGTTCCGAACCAAGCACCGAGGCGGCCTGGTTATTCGCGTAGCGGGGCGTCGTACATCGGAAGATGACATCCTGGCAGCCGCCTACGAGGTAATCGACGCCCTGCCTCCGGAACTAAGAAGCCCTGTAGCTCGGGCGCTCAACCTGCTGCAGGGAGTAGACAGCGATGCGTGAAGACTTAGTAGCGACTGCTCGCGAGCTGTACGCACGCTACCAAAGCAGCCGAGAAGTAGCGCGCCGTATGGGCGTGCACAGGTCCACGGTCTCTCGTTGGTTAGCCGGAACGCAGGCCCCCACAGGTCCCACACAGACCGCAGATTCCTCGCAGCGCAAAGAGCTAAAAGACAGCATCGAAAACGGCGTACGCACTATTGAGTCCAACGATGTAGCTACGCTCGAGGACCTCTTGGCGGAGGCTAAGGTCGACCTGGATGAGTGGTTGGTGGTCAAATACAACGTCGGCTACCACGTCGTAACCATCAAGGCCAAGCAGGCTGACGGTACACACAAACTCATCAAATCTAGGAACCCTAAAATCAACGCGGTCCTAGAGCGCCGTCCCTCCTTCTTTGCCCCTGTTGTACGACCTGTAACACCACTAAAGCGCCGTGCAGTCCCGACCACTCCTGACGGAGTGGCACTAATTCTCCCGGACTCCCAGCACGGTTTTCGCCGCAAACCTGGCGGAGAGTTGGACCCTCTGCACGATGTACGCGCGTGCGACGTAGCCCTGCAGACCGCGGAGTTGCTTCAGCCGGATGAAATCGTGCTCTTGGGTGACATGTTGGATCTAGCCCCGTGGAGTTCGTACGCGCAGGAGCCCGAGCTCAAGTACACTACGCAACCCGCTATCGAGGCTCTCGCTGCCTGGCTGGGCGGCTTGAGGAAAGCGTGCCCCTCTGCGAAAATCACGTACCTCGAGGGCAACCATGAGCACCGAATCATTAAGAAACTCAACGACGTACATGACGAAGCCTCTACTCTCCGCGGACCTGACTCAGACCTGCCTCTTCTTTCCATCCCCTATTTACTATCTCTCAGCTCCTTGGATATCGACTATGTCGGACCGTACGGAGCTAGCTACTGGCTCTGGGGGGTTAGAATTCATCACGGCAATGTGGTCCGTGCACGCGGTGGGGACACCGCGGGGGCAATGTTAGCTCGAGCTACACACAGCCAGATCGTAGGGCACATCCATCGCCGTGAGGTGGCCTCCCGACGCATACGCACCGAGCACGGGCCGCAGACTGTTACAGCCCTAAGCCCTGGTTGCTTATGCCGGGTGGACGGCGCAGTGCCCCACAAGCAGGGGGCGGAGGTAGACTGGCAGCAGGGAATGGCGCTGGTCTACAGGCACGAAACTCGTGCTCAGTCTGTGCAACTCGTACCTATCAACGACGGCGTCGCGTACGTCCATGGGCACAAAATTGAATCCAAAAACGATTAGCACTGTCCTCGGAGCGGTCACGGCTCTCTTTTTAGCCTGGTCTCAGCTAAAAGAAGTGCAAGTGCGCGCACAGAAGACGGCGATAGAAGTTGCAGGCGCTGCTCGCGCTGAAGCGCTAGCCACAGCTGCCCCCGTCACAAACGCGTGCGCTCGGGAGGTAGAAGCTCTTCGTGCCGAGTTTGACCTGGAGCGGCAGCTTCACATTAAGACCCGCATAGAGGTGCGTCGATTGCAGAGCTCTGCTCTGGTACGCCGGGACTCTCTGGAATGGGACGCTAGAGAGCTTCGCGAGGCGCGCGGCGAAGTATTCACCGGCCCCGAAGTTGACCTGGACTCACTGAAGCCTCCCGAGCGGGTCCTCCTGCCTAAGCTTTAATCTGGTATAAGCGGTTAGCATGGAACCATGTAACTGCACCACTCGTCGTGTGGACCGACGCAGCACCTGCTCCAACGCAGTTGCGCTAAACCTGACCTACGGCGAATTCAATCTTTTCGGCGCCTGGCCTGAAGACACTGATGAGCAGCCTCTAGCTGGAAGCCTGACCGGCACCATGAGCCGTATTACACCGGCCAACCCCGACTACGTTTTCATAGCGCGCGCAATGCTGCACGCCATCCTACGCAAGGGCTGGGTAGAGCGTATCAGCCCTTGCAAGGTTCGCATCACCGAGTCTGGCAAAGCTCTTCGCGAGCAAATCCGCTCTACGCCACACTGGCAAAAGACCGAGCCTAGACGAGAAGAGTAGTGGAGCTGACCCTGACAGACCCTGCCACCTTGTTCTTGGTGGTGGTTTGTTCCGGGTTGCTTGCTCGCGCGATCAGCAGCTATCTTGGCTGGTAGAGTGCTGGGGGCTAGTTTGCCAGCTACGGGTACAACCCAAACTAGCCCCCAGCCGCTGGGAACTCGGACCGCGGAGGGACTAGGCGGGGGTGGGGCGACGCAGCGAGATACCCGTTAGCCCGCGACCTCCTACTATTTAGCTCAGGAGAATTAGGTGGCCCAGGACAGTCATCTAGGCATGTCTTCTTTCGAGAAACGCGAAGCACTAGGCATTGTTGTGCTGTTTGCTCTGCTGATGTCGTTGACCTGTAGCGTAATCACCTGCGGAACACCCAACAACACGGTCACTAAGTGCAGGGAGTGTAGTGTCGCTGCAGACTGCTACTACGGCGAAAAGTGCGGCTGCCCCATCGTAAGCGTAGGCGGCCGAAACCAGCGCCACTGCGGCGTGTGCGAGCCTAGCCTCTCCTCCGCTGAGAGCTACACCTGCGAGCTCTAGTTTCTGGTAAAAGAAGGGGATGGAGACATCCACTTCGGCCTCGTTGGAGGCCAAAAAGAGACACACTAAAACGGAGCTAGAAGGTGGCTGACCCCCGCCTACTCCACCCCCTAAACCGTCCCCCTCCAAGTCTGCGTAGCCTGTACTCGTTCACCGAGTTCGAGAAGCTCATCTACGCCGCCTCGTACGCTTCCTGGTACGCCAGGGAGGTTGCCCAGCACGTGGACCAAGGCCGCGGCTACCCAGACTCTGGGTACCAGGTTCGGGCTGCTGAGGAAGCCCACACTCACGCTATAGATGCGGTCCTGGCTCTCCGCGCACAGGTTGCAGGCGTTGATGAGTTCTAGCCAGCCTGACCCGGAGGACTTCGCTGACTTCGACATCGAGCGGGGTCCTCGTTACACCCGGCATGCGCTGCTGCGTGCTAAGCAGCGATTCTCTGACCTACGCGCGTACAACGAAGACAGGATTCTTCGTGTTTTGGACGCAGCTCTGCTTGGAGGCGCCATAGTGGAAGACCCACTGCCCGGCACCTACCACGTCCGCAACCGTGCCTACGCCTGGTGCCCCGAGGAGCGAACTGTTACCGTTCGAGGACACATCAAGGGCAAAGCCGCGGACTTCATCATTGACCGTGACTCGGGCGTGGTGATTACCATCACTGACCCGTACTATGTGGAGCCTAAGTGAGCAAGACCGATAGCTACGCTACCCACCACGAAGGCGGGACGTACACTACCAACACTGACCCCGAAGAATGTGAGATCCTTCGTACTGCTGACACTGCTGGCACCGCCATCCAGGTCAACCAGTGGGACGTACGCCGACAGAACGGGCATTGGGCCTGGCAGCGCTGGCGGGGGCGTATGTGGCGCCTCACTGTGCTGCTGCTTCCGGTGCTGTACCTGACCTTCGCTCCCTTCGCTATGGTGGAGTTGGGCTTTGACGCTGGTTGGCGGCCCCTGACCGAGGAGAGCTTGTCCGGGGTTTGGATACGGGGGCTGCCTGCCACTTTCGCAGCAGTCTTCGTTAGCTTTTTCTGCTACGTAGTAGTGGTCCCGCTCTTGGGCGACCTCGCCCTCTGGGTCTGGAAGGGTTGAGGCTGTGTCAGCCCTAGGCAAAGCCTCGGCTATCTTGAAAGGCCAAGGGTGGGAGAACACCTTCACTGGAGCCATCCAGCACCCGAAAATCCACAGCATGGATCTTCCGGTGCACAAGAGCGTCTACGCCCACCCTGACGGGCGCGCCATGCACCTTCGGATGTTCTACAACGACTACGACACGGTAATCCTCGAGACCCCAGAAGGCCCCTCCATGCTGCACCACACGCAGCTTACTCGGGAGACGCTGTGCCCACACTAACCGACATGAGCAAGCCCCTTCAGGTACGCGTTGCTCGAGAGGACTTCCGCACAGACCCCGACGACGGGCTGTGCCCGTACCACTCTCTGTGCGAAAAGCGCGCGGGGCACCACGGACGCTGTGCTAACGGCAACCTGTCCTGGCTCACGAACAAGGCTCGCCCTGAGTTGTATTGGGGCGCTGACTTCGCTGATGCCTGGATGGAGCGCCACAAGCCGTACCTGAGAAAGAAGAAGCGCAAGTGACGCACGCCTGGCTTGCCAGCACGTACAGCATCTGTGGTCTACTGGCTTACTTCGGTATCCTGATGACCGCCGTGCTGGCTGTGCACCAGAACCCTCCCGCTACAAGTGACAAGGAGTCGCGTGGAGAGCAGATCGTGCTGCTCTTCATGCTAGCGCTGGTTTGCATGGTCACGTGGCCTTTGCTGCTTGCGCTGCTTCTTGGGAAAACCACAAAGGATGGGAGCCTGGATTGACTCCCTATCTTTCATAAGAAACCGAGATGAGTAAGATCAACCTCTGCATCCACCTCGTGGTGGATGGAAAACCTGTTTACAAGACCCAAACCGCTAGCGTCGAAACCACTCGCATGGCCAGCACCGTACTGCAGGTGATGGTCGACGAACTCTTCGCGAGCTCCGAGGAGTGGGACGACAGCGCTGTCGAGAAGCTGTTGGAGGCCGCGAAGGGGGCGGAGCCTAGCTCCTGCGACCACAGACCTTCTTGGGCCCCAGACTTGGGCAAGATGTTCTGTGTGTATTGTGGCATGGCTTGGGACGTGCCAGAAGCCGCGGCGAACACAGAGCCCGCAAAGCCTCGCTACTGCTACACCCCCGCGGACTCCAGGTTTCACCGGCTGACCGCGGACAAACGCATAGCTTGCACTGGGGTGCCCAACCCCTCCGGCGGAGGCTACGAGGTGGCCTCGGTGTTCGAAGAATCTCTGTGTACCGAGCCCGAGTGCCGGGAAGGGTGGGAGAAGAAGTCCTGCGAACCACGGTGTGAAGACATCGTCACACATCTGGGGGAGGAGTGAGCAGCGCCCGCGCCGAGACCGGCGTAATGCAGTTTGGGGATGACTGGCCGGGATACTTCATCCGCGGCGACAACGTCATCCACATAAGGTTCGTTCTCAAGGGTCTGAGCGACGACCCGCCCGAAGGCATCGGGGTCCTGGAGTGGGCGCAGTTCCGCGCCGCCCTCGAGGACATGACCCGGTGCCTGCACAACGATAACCCTGAGCAGAAGCTCAAGGATTGGAAAGATGTCGTCGCGGGTGTGGAGTAGCAAATGGCAGCCCACCACTCCGCCCGAGGGCAAGACTGACATCCCCAACCACACTCGATACTGGCCACGCACCGCTAAATGCAGTTGTTGTGGCCAGCGTCGGGTTGTGTGGATGAACGACGAGAGCCGACAAGGCCCAGACGGTGTTCTCTACTCCAAACGTCCGGGGTGCCAGAAGTGCTGTGAGAAGGGGGCGTGGAGAGCGGTGGAAGAGACTAGCGATGAGTAAGAAGCTTAGCCTCCGCCTCGGCTGGAAGCGCAACGCCGGCCTCGTTTGCGTTGCCTACAAGGCCTACACTGTTCACCTTGGTGTGCAGCCTCGAGACTGGCTGTGGGGCCCTGCGTACAGCTGGTACGATGGGTCCCTCCTGGAGTTTGGTCTTGGGCCGTGGATGCACGCAAATTGGTGCGAGTGTGCCAGTGAACCTGGGGACGTAGAACCTCCTGGTTGGCTGCAGGACTGGGTGGAGAAGCATGGCTGCCGGTGAGTACGGGTTGTACGAGCATGTGGCTACCGGCAACCGCGACGGGTGGGTGTGGTCCTAGTGTCGACGCCCCCCGCACCGGTAAACCCAGGGGCGCAGCCTGCGTCTACCAACAACGCTAACCTCGCAAGAGGCTTCAAGAATTTGGAGATGGATTGCCCCGCCCACGACACCTCTTCCTAGCACTAGCAGCGTCAGCAGAGCTACGCACTGCTTTGGCTGAGAGCGACGCAAACCTGAAGCTCTCGGAACCCCTGGAAGCGCTGCACCTCGCTGCTTGCGTTGTGAAAACGCTCGATAGCCAGCGGGGGGCTCCTCTGACAGCCGAGGATTCTCGGCTGTACAGAGAGCTACGCTGCTTGCCCCGCAACCACCCCTTGCGCCCCAGGCATCGTAGCTACTAGGAAGCGGAGGCCTCGCCTCTCCTTCCTTTTATGTGGCACAAGATAAGGACATGTACGACCACTACTTGTGGACAAAGGCACAAGAGAACATTCGGATCGCTCTCGGCCTACACCCACCGCACATAGTTTTTTGGATGTGGCACAGAGAGTGGGCTCCTGCGGGAGCTCGCGACTACCGCATCCTGCGAGCTAAGCTGGATCTCAAAGCATGCCAGGCAGCAGCCGCTACGATGCGTACCCAGGAAGACAACCTGGTGCGCTTATTTGATGAGACAGGGGACGCAGAGTTCCGCAGGAAAGCGGAGAAGCTGCGTAAGCATCGAGAGGGGGCGCTTACTCGGGAGTTGCGTCTAAGGCACCTGGCGCTGGGCTTTCTTCGGGAGAAACCGCGGTCTCTTGTAGCGCCTCGCGGGAGCTTTACGGGCAGACGCCGTGTGTGGTACTTAGTGCCCTCTGGAGAAATCCTCTCCTACGCGTACTTAGCCACTATGAACTGCAGTATGGTGGATACGGAGCACGGTCTACACGCAGACAACATCAGCGGCCACGTGACCACCTCACTTAACTCCACTAAATTTTTCGTTAGAGCGCTAGACTCTTGGTTGAGAGAGACGTGAAATACCTCTACACAAACCCACACAAGGTCTATGAGTTTCTATCTAGGGCCCAGCACAAAGCTACTGCTTAAGACCACTGCGGGCGTCGGGGGCATCGCCATTCTCATTGGTGTAGTATAGCTGGAAGTACGTGCCTGGACTGTCTCACATTACGCTGCGAGTGCTAAACGCCACTCAGCTGCTCGAGCAGCTACTCGAGGCTAAAGAAACTTGCAGTAAGATCGAGGAAGAAGATTTTGAGGCGTACCTCTACCACCAAGCCTCCAGCAAACATGATATATAACAGCCACTACTACTCAGGAGAATCCTCCAGTGTCTGATATCGCTATTGATACCGCCGAGACCCCGGCTCCGGAAGCCGAGTCGGGCCCTGCTCGTCCGGGTATTGCTCCTCCGCCTAACGGGACCCCCTGTGTGCTCACTGTCGTGTTCAAGGACACGCACATCACGATGGAGCTGCAGACTCGGTGCTTCCAGGGGTTCAACCCCTTCAACGTTCCCGCTGTTCACGCTGCTACGCTGCGTCAGGGTGGCGGGGCTATGGTGTTCTCGCTCAACCCTGAGGGCACCGAAAGCGTGTCCTTTGAGTCCGAGAGCGTAGCCAGCATCTGGGCGCGGGTGCCACAGCCCAAGAGCGCTCCTACGCCGATGCCTCAGCCCAAGCCTCGAGTTCGTAAGCGTAAGTGAGCCTTCCCAAGGCAGTTGCCGGAAGGGCGGCAGGGCCCTCGATGTACAGACTGTGGAGGCAAAATAGATGGGTAGCGAAGCGTCCCACACCCGGTACGTAGTGCAAGCCAAGGAAGGCTGGTACATCGCCGGAAACACGGAAAAGACGTTGGCTAGCTTAGGCAGAGCCCGGCAGTGGAGCACCAAGGCTGAGGCTGATGCCTGGGCTAAGCCCTACGGCGGCGAGTACCGCGTGCTAGAAATCACAGTCCACATCAAGGTTGCGTGAAACCTGGCACAAGAGAGTATGACAAGCCTAGTAAGGCAGATTGACGCTGCCCTACAGCTTCTTGGTTGGAGTCCCCTTACGGACTTTGGAGAGATTAGTCTCTGCAGTTTACGTGAAGAGTGGGTGGCCGATATGACGGCTAATCTCTCCTGGCCGAGGGACGCCCAGATTAGTAGATGGTGCAGCAGCGCTACCCGTGGCGTAGGGAAAGAGGCGGGTACCACAATCTACGTCCTAGCCAACCTAAAAGACCCGCACATGGTGTTCCTGGCCTCCCTCACACACCTAGGCCCAAGCAAGTTCAGCAGCGAACACGCAGTGCTTCACGCAAACTACCCAAACTGGGAATGGCTGCTCAACCACACTGCAGCCCAGTAGAAAACCCCGACGTGTCGTGCCTGCTACAACTAATCCATTGGGATACTTAAGTAAGTTAGCGGGTGTCATGGACCTCGCGGGCTTTACCTACGTTGATCGGTGGCTAACGCCTCAACTGATCGGGGGGTTGCCCACCGACATGGCCCACAACCCTAGCAGGGTAGACTATGTACTCGGAGAGTCCGTGCATGTAGTGGCGTGTGTCGTAGAAGTAGGGTTCCAGGTCAAGCAGGCCAAGCTGGCCATCTACGTCTACAGCCCTGAAAAGCCTGAAGTACCCGGCTACCACGCTGTGCTCGACAACGCTGTTGCCGCTTTCGGCGTTGTTGCTGCTTTCATTGAGGACATGAGATGAGCCTGATTGACCTTAGCAACTGGGACCCCGCCTTCATCAAGGCTAGCGCTGCTGCGCTGCTTACGCTGCCCGTTGACCCAGCAGAGGTGCAGGTCCAGCTGCGTGCTAGTGAGTTGAATACGTATTCCTCGGAAGGGGTGATGACATGGCCCTACTCAAAGGATGTCCTCTCTAGCTATGGCGACACTCCGTGGGTCAGTGCAATCTGGTTAGACCTGGCCAACCTGCCAGGTCTTCACTTTCGGTCAGCCAGTTACGACCTCTGGTACATCAATACTCGCTGGATCGTGGGGTGCAACGTCCACCCAGACCATCCAGGGCTGCCGGAGATATCCTGGTGCAAAGAAGTCAGCACTCCCTACGAAGTCTACGAGGGCGGCGTGAGAGCACTCAATGAGCTCTGGTCCTGTGGATAGCCCGCCCTTGCACGGACGGCTGTTCGACCGTACATGGGCGCCACGGCCTGGTGCTGTACGTGTTTGTGCGGCTGAGCAGTGGTAGCGCCTACGTGGTCAGCAACGTGTCGTGGGCGCAAATGTTCAAGCGCCCTTCAAGACAGGGAAATATGCTTCACGTAGGACGCCCTAGCTGGGAGCTGAAGCGCGAGCGTACGCGCGTAAGCCTTGAGCACCCCGCAGAAGTGCAGCAACACATCCTCAAGGAACTCGACCGGCCTCACAGGCATGCAAAACGAATTAGCGCTCAACGCTAAGCTGCTCCTGAGAGCAGCAGAGCTGTTAGGGTGGGAAGCGCCGGTGCAGGTAGCCACAAGCTCCCTGGACAAGCACATCGGGGCAGGGATCTACTACACTATTGGGCGGTTCTCAGGGCGAGGCATCACCATAAGCGTAGCTACGAGCACCGACAACGTCTGGAAACCCCTGCTAACTTACGGACCCTGCGAGCGGCGCGAGCCTACGCACTGGGAAGACCGACAATACAAGCATCCCAAGTACGTCTTCATGCCTTCGTATAGGCGAGAACAATGTAACAGCATACAAACACTGTTCGCAGCGACAGACTTTCTCGCAGAGCAAGCAGCGTGGTTCAGGGACTGTTCCCGCAAGGGAAGGCTGTATGTACGAAAGGAGTACTCCTCGTGAGTGACCTGAGGACACTGCTTACCTCGCTTGCGCTGCTTGGGTTCCAAGCAAACCGCGCGGGCGGCATGATCAGTGGTAGGTTCGAATTCAGCGAGGCCAATACATTGGTGCTAGTCTACGTGCCCGACGACCGAGGCCGCCTGTACTTGTCGCTGACCATAACGCCTTCCGCCCTAGACTGGGTGGCCTCGACAACTACCCAATTTCCGGTGACCTGGGTGACCCCCCAAGACTTCCCTGCAGTGGCAGCATGGCTTCTCAGCGGATTGCCTCGAGATGAGTAAAGCAACGCTCAACGCTACCAATGACCAAGACTGAAGCGCGAGTAGCGCTAGAGGCGCATGGGTACGTGGCCCGCTACCCCTCCGCTGCTTTCCCTAATCACGCTAACGGGGTACTGGTAGCTAAGCGCGGAGCGCCTACTGTGCTATCGCTGTCCTATAACCCGGACGTACTGGACCTGGTACTCGAGGTAGGTTCTGCAGATGTGTGGAAACAATCGGGTGGGCTCTTTGTTCAGTGGCATCTTCCGGGTCTTCGACCAATAGGTACCCCCTACCACTACCACCACGACGGTTACCTGCCGTCTGAGTACTTCCTGGAGTTCTTGCTGCTGATGAAGAAAGCCTTTCATGACATCACCGGCAGCTGAGCTCCTTTTTAGCCCGCAAGACCAGGCGGCGTTTGTGGCACAAGCGAGTATGAACCTGACTACCGCGGCACAGGTCTTTGATCTTTGCGGCTACGATGTCGAAGCCGTCTACCCAACTAGGCCGTCGCTGTTAGCCACCACCCGCGGCGCCTTCTCCACCGGCGGCGCCTTCTCTGGGCAAACTGCGGACACAATAGAGTGTGAGCTTAGCATCGACTCGTGTGGTTTCCTATTGACAGTCCTCTACGGGAAGGCTTGGTATCCCACTCTTAGAGATCCCTTGCGCACTTGGGTAGACAGCGAACCCCACATGCAAGAGCTAGAAGTACACACAGCGCAAGAGCTGCTTGCGCTGTGTGCGTGGCTGAAGACAGCGCTGTGAGCCACAACAGATACCCTACAAATGAAGAGGCCTGGGAGATGCTAAAGCTCATGGGCTTCCACCAGTCTTACATCCCTAGCCATGTACGCGAATCTCTCTCTGCTGTGTACTGCTATCCAAAAGTACACATGCGACACGCGGTCCTTGAGATACGGTGGTTCGAAGGCGCAGGGAACCTTTTCGCCCATTTGAGCGGTGGCTGGGTCAGCAACACACTTACGTCACCGTGGGAGATAATGTTTGTTCGGTGGGACCCGTGGGAGCCAGGCCTTCCACACACTCTCGCTGGAGTAGCGCTAACGCTGCCCAAGCTGCAAGCTCGGCTCGCCGAGCTCATGCAGCAATTCAAGGAAGCCAATGCTTCGCTGTACGCCTGACCGAGCTTGTCTTGTCTTTGAGCTGCTAGGGTTCGCCAACCTGGCGTACTACACCCGGGACCCCCAGCGCCGAGCCGCCACGGGATTTCACAGCGCGGGAGGCCACCTCTACGCTCTCGTAGTGGCCTGGGACGCGGAGGTGGAAGAGTTTTTCTCCGAAGCAGGCCTCGGCATGATCCTCGACACTTCGGATCCCCCCACGCAGCCTCCGACAGTGGTTTGGTCCGCGATGTATCCTCCGGAGCCCTTGCTCCCAGCAATAGAAGTGAAGACAGTGCAAGAGCTGCTCAACGCTACTTGCGCTGCTTTCGCTGCTTTCCATGAAAAATACGGAGATGACTAGAACAGAGTTTGAGATGCTGGCCACGATGTGTGGTTACAGAGTGATTACGAGAGACAAAAACGTGTCTAAGTCGTCTGTCGTGGCCTTCGCTACTTGCTATGACACAGGACGAACTAAGCGCGGTGACACGCCCGCAGTGCTAGTCAAGTGGCTAGCGCCTCCGCCTACATACTTAGGGGTCACCGCAGGCTACGCCCGCCTAATTCCCCTCATCCACGAGGGTAGACTGACACACTGGACTCACTGGACGAGGCAGGTATACTCCTCTGGGATCCCCCCGCTGCCTGATGCCAAAGAGCTAGCAGCGCTGTTTGCGTGGTTGGCGGAAGGAGTCCTAAGTGTTGAGACCTAGTGTCCTCCGGGAGGTGCTTGCGCTAGCTGGGTACCACCCTGCTTCCATCCGACACTGGTTTGTGCTGACTTCTCGAGGCACGTCTGTCCCCCACCTGGCAGAGTCTGACTGTTTTGTCTTGAGTGTAGATATCACCATGCAGGGATCACTGCGCTTCGAGGCAGGCACTGCTATAGTTGCTTTCTCTGCTGAAGACGACCCAGGCTGCTGCGCAAAACTCTTTCGCTACGGCCGCGCTTCTCTGGTGGAAAGCCTAGACACACCAGACACACCCGAAGAGCTCCTCGAGCTCCTGGTAAACAAGGCGGAAGCCTTTTACAGGGAGTACAGTGCCAAGCATTGAGCTGAGTGACAGTAGGAAAGAGTGGCTGCTACAGCTTGCCGGGTTTGAGATGGTGTACTTAGCTCCACGGCAATACATTGGTAGTCTTAGGCTGCCCGCAACCGGACAACTCTTGCTGGCACAACCACTGACAACAGAGCTACGCATGTGGCACGGCGTGGGAGGTACTCACCAGACGTCTTACGGTCGCAGGTCCTACAGCTGGCAAAGCATACCAGTCTTTATCCACTGGCAATATCAAGGCCCAACAGAGTGGGCAGTGTACGCACAGCTGGTAGAGGCAGCCAACGAGTTTATGGAGACTGGTGTCATCGAGATGTGTTGTGACCAGGACTGAGATGCGAGCGCCGCTAGCGCTGCTTGGCTTTCGCGTTTTGAGCAAGGAAGGCCCCTTGGAGTGGGAGGTAGCGGCGAAACAGCTGCCTGGTAGGCCAAAGCTTATCTACGTAGATATGGCAAAGGCCGGACCTCCGCATAAGCTCAATGTGTACATAGGTGACGGGGTAATCCTCGGAGTAGAGACAGACGCATACCTGAGGGGAATTAGGTGGGGCTCCCCTCCTAAGATAAACCGCAGCGACTGAAGTGTCAGCACTCCGATACAGTTGGCCATTGTGTTAGCCAACCAAGTAAGGCTTGCTCATGACTAGGACTGAGATTGGTATTGTCTACCTTGCCTTAGGCATAGAGACTACCACACCCAAGCCCACACACTACTATCCCTGGTTCCTCGGGGTTAGAGAAGTGGGTCCCTGCGTTTTGTGGGTAGAGACCAGCAACTCTGACGCAAGTGGCGTGAGAAGCCACATCAATGCTTACTGGGGCCCAGGAGTGTTAGAAGGCTCCGTGGGTCGCAGACGACCTGACCGCGGATGGGACGTTGTACACCGCAGACACTTCAACTGTGACACCCCGCAAGAACTCTACGATCTCCTGGTACAAGTAATAGGTGAGATCGCAAAGCATGACTCGAACTGAGCAATGTAGCCACTACCAGCTGCTCCTGGAAATCACAGACCGCTTCGTTAGATATGCCTCTCGTGACTAAGCAAGAGCTAGCAATGACATTGTCGCTGACAGGGTTTACCCGGACACACCCTGCTGACGCTGTTTGGGTTGGCGGCGCTAAAGGTGTAGGAGACAACCTGCTGTGGGTTACCATCACTGATGTCATAGGCGAGTGGTACACCCGAGCTGAGTGGGGGACTGGCTCCTTAGCCAATCGCTCGACTTTGACTCACTACTCCCATAGGGACGGCTACACGGGCACGGAATACTACCCTAGGTGGGCGTACCGCCGAGACGGGGGCTTCTTCCCAAGGCGCAAGCAGGTCAAAGCAACGTCAGCAACGCCAGCAGCGTTCCTCGCTGAGCTCGCTGAACTCACTGCTCGCGCTGCTGCCTACGACCCCACAAAGACAGCATGACACGCGCAGAAGCAGAGCTGGCGCTGACTTGCGCTGGCTACACGCTGATGTTGTGGCCTGGGGTGTTCTTAAGGAAAATCGAGGGATCCTTACATAGCGTGGGAAGGCGAACGCAGGTACCCGCTTTACCGGCTAAAGAAAAGACACGACGTGACCAGCTTACGCGGCTTCGCTGATTTCCTTGTTGCGCTGAGAGAGCAGTACTTGCAGGAGGTTGGGTGCTGAGCCCAGCTCAAGCAGCGCTAGCAATGCAAGGGGCGGGGTTGATGCTGACTAGCGAACGAGCTGCCCCGATCCTCCGCGTCGGGAGTCTGCTTCGAATACCATGGGCCCCCGCGGACACTCGGGAATACGCCCCCGGCCTCGGGGCCACCTACACCGAGAATAGTCACGGTGAGGGCAGGCTGTACGTGCGCACTGGACCAGCGCGATGGACGCCTCGAGTTTCCGTGGGAGGTCAGCCCTACGCCACAATTAGCTGGAAGCTAGATGGCGCGTTGATGCAACAAATACCCTGGGACTCCAACGACCCTGTTGAGCTGACGCGCTTCTTGCGCTGGTTCGTTGATTGGTTTGTCGAGACACAGGCTAAAGAAAAGTGATCAGCGCAAGCAGCGTTAGCCTGATTTTAGAGGTACTAGGGTTCAGGCTAGCTTACCCGTACCAGCCAAAGTTAGTTGTCGGTGGGGGGTTGCAAGTGCCCTTTACCGGTAAGCTAGCCACTAGTCTAGTCGTGGAGCACTACCGCTTAGCCAACGTCTTGTACCTTTACTGCGGTAACGCCTTGGTTTGGGATCCTGAACCAGGCATCACTGTCGTGGAGGTCAAGGACGACATAGACCAACTGGGCCTGTACACCAACGCACCTGAGGATCCCACAGAGCTCTATAACTTCTTGTTATGGATCGTCGACTGGTTCGTTTCAACCAGACATGCCGCGACGAGCAGCCTCAGCGAAGGCAGAGAAGGCAGCGTCAGCCCGGTGTCGGCCCAGACCACTTAACAGGTACTGGGCTGACACCGGAAGTTGCGCTAGTTCTCGCTTTAGATTTACCGGGCCAGGCTGTTGCGGAGTACGCGCGTAGTACGACTCCTTGACAATGCCTCTAGCGCTCAGCTCCCCCCGGTAGGGCGTTTCTTTTAGCTCCGACATGGTCTAAGTCTAGGGCTGCGGTGGGGGGAAAGGCAAGCTTACGCTGCTGCTCTGCTTGCTTGAGAAAAGCGAGGGGGTCGGGGTGCTGCTGGAGCTGCCTAAGCAGCTTAGCGTCTAAAGAATCATCAACAGCGAAGGCAGCGTCGAAGGCGTGTCCATACGAGACGTCATCGTCGTATAGCAGCTCCTGCAGCTTATCGTAGGTGAACTGCTCCCAATTTGGGTGCTGCTTGCGCCAGAGCACGCGGAGCTTGGTGATTGGATCGCCGTCTCGGTCGTCTAGGACATCAAAGTACGAGTCGTCCCAGCAGGCGCGGAATTCTCTGTCGGTTGAGCTAGTAAAGGCCAGCAGCGCCTGCCAGGCAGCAAGGCCAGCTTCTTTTAGGTCGGGGAGCGAGGAGGGCGTTGCTTGCGCTGCTGCTCTGAGGGCTTCTAAGGCGTCGAGCAGCTGACCATAGGCAGGGGTAGGGACTTGGTCTCTTCGTGGGCCTACGCTGACGAGGGCCGCATCTACGCGCTTTAACACCTCCAAGCCTATGGAGACGTTTATGCTTTGCAACCTGCCCACCTTACGACCTGCTTTGCTGCTTCGTTGTTTGACCGCGCCCTGGAGCCAAGTAGCGAGGATCGCATGGGCGCGTTGAGGATTTACGTAGGGCATATACCGATGATTCGTGTCTGGGGTTTCGAGGGTAGAAAAAGCATATCGCAGAGGAAGTGAGTAAGAAACAGCGCAAGCAGCGCCAGCAACACTTTCATCCACATCAATGATATCCTCTATTACTTCTAACAGAGAACCCCTGTTTTCAATGATTACGCGGACTTAGCCAGTAAGCTTCGAAATTTTCGAACGCGCTCTAAGTACTGGAATCTATTGGGAAATCAGACACAAGTCTCACGTTATAACTAACAATCCTTTTTTCCCTTTAATTTCAAGGGTTTCGACTTTTGGTTTTCGATTGTCAATAAGTTTCAAGTACTTAGGCGTTGCCCTGCGCGAGCAGCCGCCTCGAAAAGTGGCCCTAATGCGCTGATTTCATTGAGAAATTCGCTGCATCTATATCTTTATGGGAGAGGTTTTGCGCACCATAACCTAATACCCAAAACCCTGGCTACTAGAGTAGCCGACAAAAGAGCGGCATAGAATTGTAAAATTCCATAAGCAAATCTTATGGTAACCCAACACTGCAAGCTCAAGCAGCGCTAATAGGCTTTCTCGACCCTCAGGAGAAAATTTTGACTTTTGAGATTACTAACACAAATAACAAATAAGCTTTAATGAGTAATAAAAGCTTCTACTTCTTATGCATTGAGACATAAATGTCCCAGCAGATTTCGTTTGTAAGCTCTTTACCCAGTACTCTCTCATAAAGATATAGATATAGGTAAAAAGGTAATAGTTTTAGTTAGTTAGGGTCACTTTTGCAGGCGGCTGCTCGCGCAGGGCAGTCTCTAACTACCCGGAATCTATGCGCATTTGCTTTTCGAAAGTCGAACTCGTTGAAATCATTAAGAATTTCCCGATTTTCAGCTATGCAAAAAGTATAAGGTGTAACTTTACCGTATGACTAGATTTTGAAATCTCTACTATTCCTCACAAGCTTCTATTCCCGCGGACGTTTTTGCTCTAATACTTCTACGCCGACATGTAGGTATAGAAACTACTTCTACTGAGACCTTAGCACCTCACTTTTTGCAGCACACGCACCTACATGTACTGCGCTGTCGTATCAGCGTTCACATCAAAAACAGTGCTCTCGCCCTCCGCACTTTCTAAATCCCCCAAATCCTCCACCAACCCCCTCCCTCGCTCAAATTCCGCCCCCGACCCAAATCGCGCTACTCTTTCCGCACAACAACAACCGGCTTCCTGGTAAAAGAACACGATGAGCAACCCCCCAACTCCACCCTGGGTCCGAACTACCGCGCGACTCGTTCGCACGAAGGAATTCAAGACCCTCCTGGAGTCGTTGATGCCCCCACACAAGGCACGCATCCTCGCTGAGGCATTGACGAACTACTACTCTGTAGACAGAAACCCAGAAGCCCGAGAGAACTACTGGGATGAGTTCACTGATCCGGGCCTAGAGCTGTGCTTTGACAAACACGGCCCCCGCTTCGAAGGCAGCGCAGGCAGCGCAAGCAGCGCAAGCAGCGCAAACAAGGCCCTCCAAGCAATCGTGGCCACCGTAGCCCCCTCTCACCCCTCTACCCGCCCCCCACACTCCGCTCAAACCCCCGCGCCCACGCCCACCCAACTCTCTGCTAGCCCTAATGAGCGCAAGTAAGACGTACGCGCGTACAACCGAGCAAGTTTCTGCCACCCCCAGCACCTCCGCCACCCCCGACCCCATCGACTGGCTCACCACCGACGCAGGGTTGGCGTGGCTTCGCTGGCTCACCCTGCCTGTAGTCGTACGCCCGTGGTTCCCTACGGGAGTAGTGGCAGTTGCCGCAAACCCTATAACCACCACCTCCGCCAGCGCTTTGCGAGACTTCGCCGCCAAGCTCCACGACACCAGCCGCTTGTTGTTGGCAGTCTTGCCCTCCTCCGCAGATAACCTATTGGCGGGCGCTTACTTGGACACAAGCACAGCCCGATTATTCACTCGAACAATGCGTAACGTAACTCTCGCCAATACCGCCTCTCTCTGCGACCTCCAGGACCCCCTCGAGCTCCACAAATGGCTGACAGAGCAAGCAGCGCTAGTGCACCAACAGCACTAGCACCACACCTAAGCGACGAAGAAGAGCTAGCCTGCCTGGTGCGTACCCTGGCACCCACTACTCTCCTGGCTGGCTACGAGCTCGTGCACCAAGACCTTACAGACAAGAGGTACTGGCGCTTCGTGTTGGATGACGTAGCTGGCGAGTTCAGCCAGACTTCCACCGACCTCGACGTCTGGCAGCTCCCCTGCACCTCCGCCACACACCCCACCCCCGCCTGCATAATGGCAATCAATCCTTACGCTGACTGCATGCGAGTCGTTTGGATTGAGGGAGACCCGTCACGTGAGCTTATGGGACCAAGCATCAAGCTAGCTACATTCGACTTCCCGGAACCTCTCTTCCCGGTCACCCCCACCACCCAGCTTGAGTTTTACACGTGGCTAGTAGAGTGCAAGAAGAAGTACCTGGCGCCATCCAGAACACAGTCGCCCAGTTAGCTGGGTTTGTGTACTCTTACGAAGAGGCCACGTTACCTGCTTACTGGGAGACCTTCCTTGATCACTACCCAGACCGCGCTTTCTCCACAGCGGACTGCGCGTTTTATGTCTGGGAATACACCATAAAGCGATAGTGTCGCTCAACCCCTACCCACCCCCAGGCCGCAGTCCCTACTTGGTTAGCCCCTCCGTTCCACACGGGACTTTTCCTCTTCAGGTCTCTCAGGATTCTCCAAACCCATTGGACACCCAGCACTACCTGGATTTCTATGTAGGGCTGACCCGTCTGCGCCTGGCAGTGTTCCCAGCGCCGCCAGGAGCACCATGACCCCAGAAGAAATCGCAGCAGCACTAACAGCGCTAGCACCGACAGCAGCGCTAGCAGGGTACGTCTCTACAAAACCTACCAGCGTCTCTGCTGGCCTCGGTGCCAACGCCCACTATGACCCGCGGTTCTGGCAGCGCACGTTGGACAATTACCAGGGGTTTAATGAACAGGTAGCTGTGTGGGATATCTGGGTATACGAAGCAACTGGCAATGACACCGGAAGCAACGACTTACGGGCAGTCATCATTGCTGTAAACCCATATGCCCGCGCCCTACAGTGGGTGTGTGCTTTCCCAGCTACGCCAACCCTAATAGAAGCAAGGTTCCGACTCCCTACTAACACCAGCACCAACACACCCTACCCACCCTTTTTCCACTGGGAACTATACACGTGGCTATGTACCTGTCGAAAGAAAAGCCTTACGGCGACCTTCCAAACCCAGTAAGATACAAACTCCTGGTCGACTTCGTAAACATGGCAGAGAAGGTCCTGCTACTCACTGCCTTGCCAGTGCGGCTGGGCGACTCTCCAGAGTATTACAGGCATATCTTGTTGCCTACGTACGAGACATGGAAGCGGGATGTGTTCAACCGCTGTGCGCGCAACCCCGTCCCTAGCCCCAGCGGGCATCCCTGTGCTGATTACTACAACCACCTGGCTTTGGTGTACACAGAGCCGGAAGGCGAGCGCGCCTCGAACACTCAGACAGAATCCTGGGTCTTCTGTCTGAGTGTGGTTGACTTGACTCTGTGCACCTTCAGCAGCAGCATATCGGGCCCAGCATACATCCGTCCCATGCCAGACCCACGCACCCCCAATGCTCCGACAGAGCTACTGGAATACATCCTAATGTGTCATAAGGCACTAACATGACACCAGCAATACTGCTCAACCCCTTCTTCACTGCCATCACGCAAAGCACGCAGCGTACGGCAACGTTCTACATGTTTCAGTACTCGCCGGAGTCTTACCCGCCGGCGCCAGCCCCGGTGGCCAACACTTTGCTCCAGTACACAGTGCACACGCCGCCCTCTCTCGCGAGCACTGCTCTCGCAGCTGTTCCTTCTCCAACAGCAGCGCTAGCAGCGTACGTTCCCTCCCCACTAAGAGAGCTAGCGCTGCTAAACATGGTAAACGTGGGGGGACTCCCGCTCTTTGTACCTTGCGTAGACATGAAGACGGCCTCTTTTCGCACTGCCGGGCTCACGCCGGGCGCTTACATGACCATCGTACAAGACGTCGCAGAGATGGAAGACTACCTTGGGTTGCCAGCCATGATTTTCGACACGGGCAATTCTTATCATGTGTACTTCGAAGGGCTGTTGACTCAGAGTGCGCACGAGACGTGGTTGGGGTGGCTACGCGACCTGGCTGAATCGGCGCAGTCGGACATTCGCTCACCGCAGATAGACTACACTTGGGTCAGGAACACCATCGACCGCAGGGTAGCAACGCTTCGGTGGACGCACACCACGCGGAGCAAGCAGCAAATCAAGCATTTGCCAACGCTTGCGTACATGCCACACGCGTCTGACAGCTCTCCGCTGGTCCCGCGGACCTGGCTGGACCCTGAACACCCCGAAAACCCGTTCACTGCCCACCCAGCCCTCGGTCACAGCAGGTATTATGACGCGCGAACGCTGCCGCTGCCTCCGAACCCAGACCCGGATTTGCGGCCTGTTTTTGCTCGCACCAAAGCCGCCAGCATCTCCACCCCCAAAGCGAACTACACATGGACTCTCTGAGCTACATCCTCAAGACGCGCATGCCGGAGCACCTGGACACGTTCAAGAGGCACTCTCTGCCACTGGAGTGGTCACGGCTCACGCAGAAGCGCTTGCTGTACCACCCGGACACGCGTGCGATCTGGAACCAGCTGAGGTACTACGGGCTGCCAATGTACGCAGCGCAAGCAGCGCATGCAGCGAAAGCAGCGCTCATGCCGCTCTCAAGCCACAAACACACACCTGCCATCTACGAGGGCCTGAACTTTGACCTGATGGACCTCTCCCGCACGGTGTGGGGTACGCTTGAGCTTCCGGCGTGCAGCTTTGTTGGAGCAGACCTCTCCCACTCCAACTTCTCTCGAGCCAATCTCACCAACACCGACTTCACGTACGCCAAAGCCACCAACGCGAAGTTCTCTCGTACGTTGGACCTGAGGCACATTTCGTACCTGCGTAGCCGTACTCCGGCAATCAATAAGCGCCCCACCATGTACCACGACCGAGCGCGAGACGGCTCGGCAACACTATGGCCTTTGGAGGACTTTCAGCGCGCCCCCGACGCCCCGCCCCCCAAGCCACTCCCACCATCGCCAAAAGCGCCAGCGTCGCGGTCGGTGTTGTGCTTGTGTACACTGCACCACTGGCATGCACGAGCCTTTCTGGCTCGACGAGCGTTGCGCACGTGGAAGTGGAAGTACCAACACGAGTGGGTGATTCACTTCCCGACAGGCTTTACCCCCGAAACCCGTCAAGCCGTCCGCATTCTACGCGCGTACGGGTACATTCCACACCTGCTGGCCGTCGAGTTGCACAGCGCGGGCTGGGAAGCTGGAGTGTTTTCGAGCTTTCTGCCGATGCCGGTTAGCGGTACTGAGTGGGAGACAGTGCGGGTGGTAGAGCGGCGGTTGTGAGTACCAAACCGGGCCTATGGGCAGGCGGCATTCACGCAGCGCAAGTCAAGTTTGACGCCTGCTGCGAGGTGCTGTGGATGTTGGGGTGGCAAGACATTCACGGTCCTCAGATTATTCTTCACACAGGGTACGATCGAATGAAGCGCGTGTTTCGGCTCTCTACAAACCCCGCGATTTTGCTCCCCCACCGAGCTCGAGTGTTTTTTTGGGCACGGCGCCGCAGACTACAGCCGAGGGGCCTATGTCCGCGTGGAGGTGGTAGTGACCACACCGCCAGAACCGGGCCAACACCCCTACCTGCTCTACGACGGTGACGGGTGTCCCCGACCTCCTAGCTTTGTTGTCGTACAATGGGACAACCTACAAGCCCTAGGAGAAGCACTCTATGAATACACTGCTGCAGCGATTAGCGGACGCATTTGAGCTGATGGGGTGGGAGGAGACTCCTCCTCCGTCTCGTAGGTACAACCAAGACGCGCCTCTCGACAATCCAGGGAGGTTTAAGTTTCCGGAGTCCCTGACAACCAAGAAGACCCCCAACACGCCGGTAGCGGTGCGAAGGTTTTCGCCGCCGCCAGAGTCCCCTGCCTACCCGCTAACAGCGCTAGCAACGCAAGTAGCGTCAGGCAAGATTCGCGTGTCCGTCCGAGCACTAAGGCTCTCCCCCGAAGTCTGGGAAGACTTTGTGTTTGACGAGCTGGACGACATGTCTCCGAAGCTGCACGAGGCTGTGCAGAAATTGGCTGCCCTGCTCCCCCCTAAAGAAGCCGCCACCGAGAACCACATCGTCTCTATGACGCTTGGTGGCGGCTGTACCGTGTCTAGCTTCACGGGATCGGGGTCCGTGACCGCACTTGCAACCCATATGACCTCGGAGGACTCCTACACGGTAACGATGAACGTCGAGTGCCCGAGGTGTGGATTGCAACATGTAGCTAGCCCCAAATAAGCTCCACTAGCTCTAGACGCACGTATGCACGAGCCTGTTACAGGCTCACTGTGGCCTTCTGACAAACCACGAGGGCTCTGACCATAAGAAACTCACCTCCGGCCCTGGCCGGCGGTTGCGTAGTTTCACCACTTACCGACGGCAGCAGAAGCCGGAGGGAAGTCGTAGAGCTAGACACAGACACATTAGCCGGTGTCGACAGGCACCACGAGCTTGTAACGAGCTCACTGCGGGGGTACGGAGGTTGGTTTACATCATATCCCGACCACAACCTAGTCATTTCGCAAAAGTGACTCGCTCCGCCCCGCTCCTCTCGTCACTCTGTCCGCTGCGCGGCCAGAGCGACCGATTATACCCATGCCGGGTCTAATAGGTCTGTTTTGCGAAATAGATCGTAATGTGTCTCAAAACGCCTAAGTTTTTAGGCCGTCAGCAACAGCAGCACTGCTACCACCAACACGACGGCCACAACCTGGTATAAGTCAATGCGAGTTATGTACAGAGATCCTTCCAAAGCACTCAGCCACGCAGGCCTGGGACGAGGCTGGCGCATTGTGGGGAACACCCCGCTTCAAATGCGCAAGTACGTCACCGACCACGCATACGTGGAAATGAGCGCACACGACAAAGTCAGTGTCTTCGAGTTGAGGACATCTCCCCCCACGTCTTCCAACGCAAGGCGGTTTACGACCAAACACGTCTGGGCGGAGACTCACAGGACCCTAAGCAATTTCTCCGAACAGGAGCTAGCCGAGTTCCTGCCCCGTCTGGAGGCTAGAGCAAGAGACCTTGCCAGATCACCGACCGCCGCCCCACCAGATCCCGAAGCGCCTCGTTCTTAGATTTACGGAGCTAACGAAGACGCTGACTGAGCTATCAGGGTGGAATTTCCCCCCGGCGCTGTCCTGGCCCAACGTGTCAATGAGCTACACCACGCTCTACGACTCGCCCCTGCGATACGGTCAGCTCTTCCATCGACAGCCTGATGGCGACTTAACTGGAGGAGCGGATCTCTGGTACGTCCCAGAGGACGCCACCACTCGGCTGGCAGTTTTTCGTTGCGACCTCACCCCTGGCGGGCAGCGCAGGTATTTCACAAAGCACCTCCGCCCAGCGCTAACAAACAGACTCTGTTACGTGCAAACCTGGCCTTTTCTAACGGAGGGCATGCTCGACCCGGACACCCCACCTACGCCCAGCATCGAGTACCTGGCGGAGTGCCACGCACATCTGGTAGAAGCGCGCCACGTAGCGTTGGAGTTGCTAGAGGGGTTGTGCAACCAGAAGAGCTAGTCGAGCATTTTCGACAAGCAATCCTTTTGGCGCCTAGCGCAGGCTGGCACTGTCCGCAGGCTCTGAGCGCCGCAAAGATCCGGTATGATGGGCCTACTTCGAGGCGGATTACGGGAGAGCGGCTGGCGGTGAAGCTGTTGTACCGAGCTGGTAGCCCAACAGGACGACTGTACCGTGCTGGTCTGCACCCGGCCTCCGCGCCAACCAAGATCCCCGGAGAAGCGTGCATCGCACTGCTAGTAGTAAAGCGCCCCCAGATGCGCAGGCTGACTATTTATAGCGCTCAGGAGTCCTACGGGATGCACCTGACCCTGAACAAGGCCCGTCGTCGAGAGCTCCGCGACCCACCCGACTCAGCGCTAGCAGCGTATGAAATCCTACTGAGGCTAGACATGCTCGCTGAAGGCGCGTGGGCCCGGTACACTCCTTACACGGACCAGTTGGTGTGGCGCGGCTAGACACAGAGCGCAAGCAGCTCGCTCCGCTCAACAAAACAACGCAGGACTTGTTCAAGCAGGCATTGGTGTCTGGGTACTTGCCGAGCTGGTGTGCCTGGGACCACTTACCTTCGCGGCTTTCTTACCTTCGCGTATCCCCCCAGAAGTCTGGCGCTTTTATCGCTGCCCGCCTAGGGTGGGTTCCGACGCCGCCTTCCCGATTCCTCGGCAGTGGCATACTAAAGGTGGAGACCTTGCGTCCCCTGGTGGTTGTGGCTAGCCGAGCTAAGTCTAGGCGGCTGACGCTGTACACCTTGAGTTTTGACCCCCTCACGCTCATACCCACCGCACTAAAGCAGCGAGCAGCGTATCAGCGTCTGGCAACGCGCCCAACAACAGCGTACGCAGCGCACGCAACGCTAGTAGAGTTGGAGAGTATAGTTCAGGAGATGTGGCCCGGCCTCGAGCCTTACCAAGCGGCTGATGACAGCTATGACATCTGACGACAAGCTCAGCGCAGAACCTAAACCCCGAAAGCGCGTAGAAACCGGGCCGCCAGCAGCGAACACCTATCTGCTCATGCAGCGGGTGATAGTTACCGCGGCATTCCCGCATTGGCGAGTTCCTGGCAGCGGATGGAGCTACGCGCTAGCGGGTACTCCCGTGGCTAAGCGCATGCGGCCCAACTCCCCTTCTCTTACAACACCTGACACTCTACCGTGGGTGCCCGGCTTAATCGTGTGCCACCGGAGTAAACAGCGGACGCTTACAACGTACGCTCTACACTTTGTGACCCCCGGGGAGTGGGGGGCTGTGCCACAGTCTACGCTACGAATCCTAGCTCCTACTACGCCAGCGGAAGCGCTAGCAGCGCTAGCAGCGCTAGAGGAGTTTGCCCAAAAGCTATGGACTTGAAGTCCGCAGAGGAAACCGCCCTGCGAGTGCAGCTAGTAGCCGAGCTACAAGGCTTGCAGTGTTACGATCTGCGCGAGGCGAACCTCAGACTTCTCACCCACAACGAAGGCGTGTTGTACCTGGTGCTGCTAGCTAAACGCACCCGGGAACCTATGACTCGCTTACAATTAGAGTTGTACAGCGCAATGCCAATAGCAGAGCTAGCGTTGCGCGGGGACGGCAAGATTTGCCTGCTAGCAGGGCACGGCGCGCACCCCGACACGATAGCTACCTGTAGAACGCCAACAACGCCAGCAGCGCTAGCAGCGCTAATAGCGCAGTGGCGTGTACGCGCGTGGGAGTACATATGACGCCCATAGAGACCACCGAGCGCTTAGTCCGGCAACTACTAGACCTGGGCCCCATGGCAGGGTGGTCAGTGGTCACGTGGTTGCAAGACAAGTTGCACGCCAAGGAGCTGTTCCCCGGGGGGCTATACAGTGACCGCCAGGGAGTGTTGTACGCCTACGAAAACAACTGTCTCTGATTTGTGGGCTTTCGTCACGGAGAGTCGGAAGTTTGCTTGTACGTGCCAGAGATCACAGGCGGAGTCTTTCTACGCGAGACAGCAATTTTGCCCTCGCACAGAAACGTAGCCTACCCGCTAGGAAGTCTGGAGCTGGGGACTTTGCTGCTCAACTGGCGGCTGTCCCTAGCGGACGTTATGTTCCAGGCACGCAAACGGGAGCTAGAGTTAGCTGCGCCCAACTTCCAAATAGAAATAGGCGAAAGCAAGTTGAACTCTCCCCTTCACGAGACTAAGGTCTAGTCACAACCTAGAAGGACCCTGAGATGCCCCGTCGTAAGACTTCTACCCCCTCTCCTACGTCCAGCAGCGCTACCACCTCCAAGCCGAAGTCGGCGGAGCCTGTCATGGAGCAGCTTGAGCTAGAGCTAGCGCTGTCGGAGCCGGCGGTCCCCACTCAGCTCGAGCAGCTCGAGGCGGACATCATGCCCGTGATAGCTGCAGGTCCCGAGTACAAGAACTTCGTGGTCTTCGGTACCAAGTCCGGAGACCGCGCGGAGTCGTACTACTACTACCGCGCGCAAGACCAGCGAGAGCTGGAGAGCGTACTTCTTTCCACGCCGCTGTCCGATGGCGGCTTCGTCAACTTCACCTACAACGAGGTGGACGTTTTCCCGGAGGATGTTTTCGTTAAGTGTCCGCACTGCAACGAGACTCACCTGAACGAGTCGATGGTAACAACGATCTCCCCCCAGAGCTAAAGCCCTCGGCGCTCTACAAGCACGTAGAGATTGCCAGCCTGGGCTTTCAGCTGATGGGGTGGGAGCTTAGGTACCCTCATCCCATACCTTCGCTACGAGACAGCGTTAGGTACCCAGAGCATCAGCTGGCTCGGGTCCCTACACGACGGCCAAAAGCCTGGCACCCCAACCGGATGGACAGAGTAGTGCTGAGGTTGTCGGGATCGGTGTATATTCCCGCCTGCATCGTGATACCAGGCTACTACGGGCGCACTTCTTGGATCCAAGAGTTCGGGCCGCAGTTGCCCAACCCGACACCAGAAGCCTCCGTACCAACTCCAGCAGAATTGGTGTTGAGCGTTGTCAGACGACTGGACAACCTCGGTACTTGAGGCGGCGAAGCGGCGGTGGCGTCAAAGGATGCTGAGACGTAAGCAGCCCCCGCCTTCGCCGCCTTCAGAGCAGCCCCCGCCGCCCACCGATTTCACTGTAGGCGCTACGCTATCGCCCAAATACCCGAAGGTGCATAGCTCCTCCAACCCCGCAGTGCGCGTTTCCCCCGAGGACATTTACAAAGCCCTGTGTTTACTGGGCTGGAGCTGTCAGCTACTAGAGTCAAAGCTTACCAATGTCGGGACGCCAGGTCAGAAGGTAGTCACTGGGCTGATCGGGGAAGGCAACCGGAACAACACGTGGGCGTGGGTCTCCATGCGGCTGTGGGACCAGGACACAAACCTGTACCTGTGTGAGTACACGCCGGACAACTATGGCAGGGACCCTGCGGCCTCCGACTACAAGTCCGGACCAACTCAAATCCTCTTCGCGGACATGGACGCGGTGCTGAACTGGGTAGCTGCGCGCAGGCACTATCACTTAGCGTGCCTGTACGGGGATAGGGGTGAACATCCATAGTCTAGTGCAGGTTGCGCAGGCCTTAGGGTGGGGAGTTATCTACCCGGCAGTCTATGGGACCCTGCCGGCTAACAAGTTGGCTCACGTATCTCGTGTAACGCTAGTGCTGCCCCTGGTAGTACCAGACGACGTTGATGAACCGTACCTAGTTCTCGCTGCTTCGGGGCGCCTGGAAGCCTCACTGTACAAGAGGATTAGCTCCACCGACAGAGAGACTATACGACTTGTGCCTCGTACAACCGCTGAGTTCGGGGAGTGGTTGCTGGCACACACGCGGGGCGCAATGCAATGAGCCCACAGTTTGCTCAGTTCACAGAACTGTACCATACTCGACAGCGTCTGATTAGGGCGTTGACCACCGCGTTCCCTGTCATTGCGGTGAGCCCGCAAACAACGCAGGTAGACTTAACTATCTACAGCTGGACCATCCCGTTTGTGCGTATCAAAGGATTGCCTGAGGAGTTTTTGTACTGCAACATAGACGCGGTAAGCTTGCGGGTTACCTACACTAGTAATAGCCTACCTCGTAGCGCCCGGTACCCCCAGGGCGTGCTGGAGCGTCGAGCATTCACGACCCTCCGGGACAAGTCCCCAATCAAGATGATAGACTGGGTCCTCCAGCAAAGGAACGCGTTGCATGAGCACCTGGAAGCTGCACGACGGGATTAGGCACGTTCTTCATGTGCCTACTGGTCTCAGTGTAGGGCGCAACCTAACAACGCAAGCAGCGCTAGCACTACTTGCATACCTACAAGAGCACCTACCTGACCCAGACCTAAACGACCCCGAATTGCGAGCACAGCTAGAAGCTGCCGTGTGCCACGCCAGGTCCTATCTACCGGTAAAAGACCTGGAACACGTCGTAGTTCGGGTGTCGTATGAGTTTTCCGTTTACGCGGACAGTACGACGCAGGCTATACGGGCCACCAAGGCGTCTCTTTCTGCGCATCCGCAACTGGGCCCGGCTCGAGTACAGGCATATCAGGTATCCCACCCAACGCGCACTAAAGCGCTGGTGCCTATAAAGCTGCCTCCCACCCCCACACAGGTAATCTCACCGGAGAAACTTCAGATTGTCACTCTGGACGAGGTGGCGTTTGTTCCGCGAGTTGCGGCGAACTCACCGACACCTTCTAGTAAGAACTAACTCCCTGCTAGTAACTCCTGACCTGGTTACGCTCTCCCGTGAGCGTAGACTTTTGGTCCTGGCTCTACTAGAGCACACAAATTCGCCAAAATTTGGCAAAAGGTTGTGATGACGTACCTCATACTAATCGCACTATCATATTTTAGTGCAGGAACAGCTACGCGCGTACACGATGCGATGTTGTGCGCGTTCAGCATCAAACACCCAACCACATACCTGGGTAATCCGGAGATGACTCGAGACGCCTTCTTCGTATGCATGGAGATGGTAGCGGAGTCTCGCAGACAGCGGGTACCCCCGTTTTGGACGCTATCAGTAGCGTACACCGAGACGCGGTGGCGCCACGGACTTGTGGGCTCTCTAGGAGAGATCGGCCCGCTACAGATCATGCCAAAGTACTACTGCCCCGCAGACCCCACTACTCCGTACCCTAAGGGATCCGCTAAGATGTGCGGGGATCGCACTGTGTACTACGGCGTAAAGGCTCTCAAAAACCACCTGCTAAAGTACGGAAACGAAGACCTGGCTACGTGCCACTACAAGCAAGGGAATACCTGTGGCCCGGAAGGCAGAGAAGCAGCGGCAAGAGTTAGGAGAAAGACTATGGCGCTTAGGGGGGCCTGGCACCGAACCAAAGCGCGACGCAACAAGCTGCAGCCTCTGTGGTCGCCCATTGCCGCAACCAGTAAACGTGGACGCCTACGCAAGAACCGTATGGTTCGGCCCCCCGCGGGGCGGCGGAGCATGTAGACATTGCGTCGAAGAGTGCCGCGCTCTGCGCAGGTAGGAGCTGTCCTGACGGTAGGCCGGCTCGTGGAGCACCTGACTCACCACAGAGGACTTGGGTTTTGGGACTATGCCAAGGCTTGGGCCATTTTCAACGGCCTGGTCATTGTGGACCCTGAAGACTCCGGGATGACAGGCATGGTCATCAACGCCCGCAGCGAAGGCAATCCCTGGTTGGTCTACCGCAGCAGCACGGACAAAGACTCGGCCGAGATTTTTCAGGTGCCGTACCAGCGAGTAGTGGAGTGGGTGCTCAGCAAGTCCTCAAAGCACAACTACTGGCAGTTGATGGGGATGGCTGGCGCTCATAAGCAAGAAGACTGCTATGCGTTGATTCCCATGATGGAGTGCGACACGTCAAGTCGGTACCGTCACTACGCGCTCAACTCGCTCGTTGATCCCTACTCAACCAATACGCTAACGGCCGAGAAGCTCTTTCGGCACATCGCCGAGAACTGAGCCTCTTACAGCTCCGGTTCGACCGTACGGTCGAGGCAGCGCAACGCTGCTGCTGGTCAGTAAGTGTACCCAGAAAGAAATATTGAGAGGGTACAGCCTCGCAATTTTCCCTCTGTGTTCAGGGAAAACTGCAAGGTCGCGGAGCTAAGTTTCTTATCGGGCTGATCCCCCGATGTCTTGGTTTGCTTTTTACAGCAACGAGCTCGCAACGAGCTCATCGCAGTGCTGGGGCGCTGCGCGCCCTTGATCTAAGCTGATCATAACCACTTTGCTGCGTTGAAACCGTAATGATTTCAAGGAGTTACACGGGCTGCCTATCGGCATTAGGTGCCAAAGGGGATCGTAATTAGCCGCAGCAAATCGCAAGACAAAAAATGCTCTACATAGACTTGCCCAACGGGCAAAGAACCCATTGGCCTCCAGTCAGGGACAAAAACGCTAATTACGGTTGGTCGCAAACGCGCGCGCTTGAGGAAAGCTTTGCCTTCTTCCAGCGCCGCAAACACCTACACCGGACGGGTCCGGGGGAGATTACCGGCACCAACCGGCACCACCTGGTCCACGAACTGAGCTCGAAAACCACCAGCTACGTGTTCCGTCGCAAGACAGGCGGGGTGTACAAGAACAACAGGGGGCGTGCGGTGTGTTACCTGGCCTTCCGAGTGGACCTGAGTGGTTTCGCGACCCGCGCACAGGACGAAGAAACTATCTACCTCCGGTTGGACCGGGGCTGTATTTTCTCGCGGCTCTCCAGGGCTATGGAGTCGACCGTTCGGTCGACCGCCAGCCATAGAGCAAGAGAGCGCAAGCTGGCGGAGGCGGTGACTCAGCTTGAGGAGCGAACTGGGTGTGCTCTGTGGGCTACCCACAGAGCTGATTCGGAGAAAAAAACAGTCTGGTCCTGCAAAGACACCGCCTCTCGCTTGGAGGTGACTTCGGTGTACGAAAGGGACCTCGCCACTGACTACCCGGCGATACATAGGTTGCCAGAAGAGCTAGCTCAACAGCTACAGCGTTGCGCCCAGTTAAACGCTCGCGGCTGGCGGATTCAACGACAGTTGAACGCAGCGCGCTACCTGTGGGTAAACCACATGGTGTATCCGCAGCTCCCAAGTTTGCGGGGCCTGGAGTACCAAGAGGTACCGACGTACGCGGTGATCACCTATCCAGGAAAACAAGTCCAGGTACTCCTTGCTGACATGTTCCGCCACAGCGCCAGCACAGTTGAGTTTGAATGGTTGTCGCAACCCACCAGCACACAAAGAGGCGTGGGCGGCGGGGATCCGGTTCTTGGTCCCGCGTGGTTTTTTGAGTATGATGCGGACTCCATGCAGTTACGCAGAGTAAATGAGTAAGTGATGTCTGACGATACGCCGCACTACGAAAGCCAAGACCGATTTCGCTACAAAGTACTTGTGGGCGAGTGGCGAGACCCCGGAGCGCTAGTGAAGCGCCTCAACCACTTAGGTGCTAGGGGCTGGGAAGTAGTGCAGCTATCGGAGACTGATGGCGCGGTAACACGCGTGTACCTCAAGATGCTGGTGGACGGTGAGCCCTAAGCGGCGCAGGGCCCTAGACAAAGTTCTAGCTGAGATCGACCAGTGCCCCGACATCCGCGCGAGCAAGTCCTCCCGGAGAGTGTCCGCAGGAGGTAAGCTACACGAGATTTTTCTCAGCTGGGACGACGATGAGCCGTGTCCTGCTGCGGTGTTGGTGACTCGAGAGAACCCGACTGGCGGCAGAGAGCTACTGCGGCCCTGCATGGGTGCTCCCGATGACTGGCACAAAACGTGGGCACGGTACTTAGTAGCGGTGTTTCGAGAGGCAGGGCGGGACACTACCGCGCCCCACTACCTGAATGTGCTATCATAGCCGGATGCAAAATCCTAGTTGTGATGTCTGTGCTGCCCTCGACAGAACCCATGTCCCCGTAGTCTTTGGGTACAAAGAGGGCTACGAGTACCCTCTGAAAACCATAGAGTTTAGGGACGCGCGTGTCTGCAGCACTGGATGCGCCGTTTCTTTAGCCTCGGATTTCCTACATCCGTCGTACACCTGGAGGGTAGAGATACACAGTGTTAGTGAACTTCAACAAAGCGCTGGACGCTCTGACACACCGCATGGAGACGCAGGGAGTAAAAACAGTGTGGAAGGAGACCAGCAAGCTTAACCAGCTTTTCGCCTGGTTCCTGAAACCGGTTAACCCTGACTACATGGCTCGCATGGTTACGACTATCGGGTCCACTATTTACTGGCCTAAGCAACGCTGGGAAGAGGCTTACGCGTGGCAACGCTTTGCTACGCAAGCACACGAGATGCAGCACGTGCTAGACCACCGAAAGTACTGGTACGTGTATGTGTGGAGCTACCTGCTGCCCCAAGTAGCAGCGCTGTCGATATTTTTAGCCTTCGGCGCATTCTGGAATCCCCTCTGGTGGTTCAGCCTGTTTGGCCTGGTGTTTCTAATCCCTGGGATACCTAGCCCCAGGGCCTTTTGGGAACTACGCGCGTACAAGGTCAGCCACGCCATTTACAGCCTGAAAAAGGGCTACAACGACGGCGATTACGCTGACTACCTGGCGGAAGTATTCGCAGGGCCCAAGTACATGTGGATGTACCGGGACCGAGACCACATCGTGCAGAGTCTCACAGCTAGTACTGCTGCGGTGCTTCGAGGCGAGCCGGACCCGTCTATGCCGTGGCTTCGAGAGGTCATCGCAATCATAGAGGAGAATAGGTTAAAAGAGAGGGATGAATAGTATGCGTTCTTCCTCGACAACCTACTTGGACTGCAACACGGTCCGTCTGACTGAGCTCAGCACTTCGGTCCAGCCGGAGCCCAAGACCAGCGACAACTCCCGCAACGTAGCGTTTCAAGCTATGCAAGAGCTGAGGCAGTTGCACACGGCTGATTCGGTGGTCTCCATGCTAGACCAGCGCCGCGAGTTTGGGCGTCGGAAGTACGGGACTCCTCTGCTCAGCCACAATGGGCGCGACGCTAACTGCGATGCAGCGCAAGAGATGCTAGACGCGCTGGTCTACGTAACCCAGGCTAAGATGGAAGGCCGGGACACTCGAGAGTTACTTCCCTTGGCCCAGACCCTGCTCAGGGTGGTCATCAGTGGGTGCGAAGAGTAACCCAACCGACTACAAGCTTCCCCTCAACCTGGTAACAGCGCAAGCAGCGCTAGCAGCGTGTGGCTGGGAACCACACCTCTATCCTCGAGAGCCAATAGGCCAAGAGGAGCTAGTCTACTTTAGGATAAAGCAGCGGAATCCTTTCGCGGAGTTGCGGCTAAAGCTAAGCCTGGGCGATGACTGGTGCCGCATGTACTTCAGCGCTGTATCGGACTTCCGAGGCCAGCCACCTAACTCGTACCAGCAGTACGCCTCCACAGAGAGGGTGGCTCACAGTATGGCGGAGTTTGTAGCGCACGCCACGCGCGTACCGCACGAGTACCTCTATGAGGGAAAGTATGTCAAAAACGTCCGTTGACCACCAAACCGCCCTGCTTGCACTGTCCTTGCACGGCTGGGAGACAGTAGAGCTCTCCAACGGAGGTAAATACCAACACCGTTTCGTGGGGGGCCAATACTACACGGTTAGCGTGGTCTCCCCGACCGCGCATCCAGGTCTCATGGAAGTCTTTGTTAGCAGCGCGACTAGGCTGTCTTCGAGGGCCGTTGACCTCGTAGCTCATGCTACGGTCTACAGTATCCCCGAGCTTCTAGGAACCACCGCCAAAAACCTAGAGGAGCACCGCCAAAAACCTAGAGGAGCACCTACATGAATGAGAACACAACCAGTGCTAGACGCGTAGGACTGACTCCTCTTTTAGCTCGCTTAGCCTGGTACTACGCGAAAAAGGGAGAGGGTCAGTACTACATCGACCACAAGGAATACGACAACGTCGTGGTGTCTCAGCGCTACGATTGGACCGTCGTAGACGGCGTGGGCCAGGGCTGCCTAGAAGTTTCGTTTCGCCTCGGTAGGGAGAAAATTCGTAGTATTGAGCTAGGTGTACACATTGTTGGGGCGAGAGGGGAGCCTCTAGTCCGGGAAACGTAGCGCAATGGGTGTTGTGGCTTTTACAGTGCCGATCCTCTCTAGGATTTCCCACAACACTGCGCTGATGGACCTCTTCCTGGACATGGACCGGGACTTTCAGCTAGACCAGTTGCTCATAGCCGACCGCTACAAAAACGGCGTACTCAAGCTAGTACAGCTCCACAAGGAGCGGTTTGGGACGCAGGATGGCTGCACGCGTGACAGCCAGAATAAACTGCACTACTGGTGGTTTACGGACAGCGGATGCGTTGTTTACGTCAACAACCACCACGGCATCGACTTCCAGGTGCCTGCCTCCATGACCGCAGAAGAAGCCTTCGACGCCTGGCAGCGCTACCGGAGTCAGGTAGTTTGCTTGATTGGTGACGAGGATGGCGGGGACCCTGACTGGGTCAGCTGAACGCGCAAATCCGTAGTTAAATTCAGGCATAAGTATATGCGCACCCGAAAACTACATATGGCCTTACTATGGCCGTGAGAAAGGATAAGTCGACATGGGCCTCGAAAGCCTGGAGTGCTGCGAGTACGACTTGGAGGGCCTGGTCAAGGACCCCGTCAAGGGTCTGACCCAGATCCTGGAGCTGGACTACGAGGTCCTCGGCGACCTCATTGAGGATCTCGAGTGGTGGCTCGAGAACCTCGAGGACGAGGAAATCCCCACCGCCAACAAGGTGTTCGCGGAGAGCCTGATCTCCGCGGCCCGTAAGCGCCGGGCGCAGCTCGCCTAATCACCACACACACACACACACACACACACACACACACACACACAAGGAGGGCTTACTATGCCTCGCCTCGCCTCGCCGGTCGTCGTGGAGTTCCACGACGACCACCGTGCCCAGTTGAACTCGGACATCTCGTCCGGAATCCTGTTTGTCGGCCTTCGGGCCGACAACCCCCACAAGATTTTCTTCCCGGGGTACGAGGGGGGACGCTTCTGTGTCAACCCCCTCTACCGCGGGGACAAGGGAGAGGTCCGACTCTCCCGCTGGTCGGTGGCCGGCGTCATCTCCCCTAAGGAGATGGACCGGCTGGTCTCGGGCGAGGTTCGCTGGGTCGCCCAGGGTGATTGGTTGTTCTTCCTAGCCAACAACCCCGCCACCCCCGAGCAGATCGGCAGAGCCCACGACAAATTCATGGACCACCACCACGGGCGGGGGGTCTCCGACGACCTCCCGCTGCTGATCGGTCTGGAACGCCGCTAGCCTTCGGGCTAGCGGCAGCGACGGGGGCTAACTACCCCCGCTCGTTTTTAGCTTCTACTTCCCCCCACTCCCACGACCAGAAGAGCTCGCAGGGTAGACACTCGGACCAGGGAGCTTAGGCTTCTCGGCTTCTTCCTTCTTGCGCCGCTCACGTCGTACTTTACGCTCCCATTCAATTAGCTCACCGAGGGACATCATGGGGTGAAGGAACTCCTGTTGTTGTGTGAGTAAAGTATATACACGCAAATCGGCGGTGGGAAGATGGCATAAGTATACGTGAAAGGAGGAAGCTTGCTGTCCGAGACTCTCTCGGCAGAGGCGGCTCTCCTGGTGCGCGCGGCTCTCCTCTCGAAGGAAGCAGTCCGCCCGTTCACGGATCGGTACCGCCAGGCTTGCGCCTGGACGACCAAGGTCCGTAACGGGAGGGTGCTTACCCCCGAGGTGGAGCAGCGGCGGCTCGAGGGGCTTCTCCTCGAGGGCTTCTTGGCGGAGGTTCGTGACTTCGTCAAGGGGCTCGAGAGGGAGGCCGTTCGCCTGAGGGCTCTCGCGAGAGATGCCAAGAAGGCGGAGACCGAGGCTGCCCGTAAGGCCTACGCCGAGGCTCACACCGACGACTCGCCCCGTAAGGGGCGCGTCCGCGGTGGGAACCGGGCGAAGGGCGGGTATCCGAGGTGGTCGAGCGCGGCGGTCGACCCGGTCATGTACGAGGCCGGGATCGTCGCCTGGCGGCGCCAGTAGGGTCCCTCTGGACCCGTACACGGCGGTTGTACGGCGTAGAGTGCACATGGCACGGAGGAGAAATTCCGTGTGAGGATGTGCTGAGCCAATTAGCGTTTGGCTCGGAAAAAGAAGGGGTGTACTCGCGTACAGCGAGAGTTCCCCCAAACGTAGGCGCCCAGGATGGGGGCCGGAGAGAAGAGGCTGTGCGAGTTCTTTGGGCAGAGCGCCTCTGCGGAACAACACCAAGTTCCGCCTTCTCTTTAGCCGGCACAAACCAGTAAGCCCTTTCGGGCATAAGATAGTATGAGCAAAGTAAAGCTCGCTCCCTCTAGGGGAGCAGAAACCATTAGACTCCTCCTCGACGAGGAGTACGGCTACCGCTCCTGGGTGTGGGACAGCGGTATGTCAGCGAAGGAGCTGATCTCCTGGTGGAAGAACCTCCACTCGGTGATGATCGGCTTCTTCGACCCCAGGAAGCTGCCCGGAAGCTTCATGGAGATCGAGGACAAGGTCTTCGATCAGTTGGACGTGGACCCGCGTTGGTGGCGGGGGCACATCCACACGGATGAGGACAGCTTCATCCGTGCGCCGATTGCAGAGGGGCATACCCTGTATCGGCACGCTGGCTACCGGCGGAAATAGCCTGTCGTATCCGGGCATAAGTATGTGAATCGCCAGAGCCCCTGGCTGAAACCACCACAGCCCCATGAGGCAACGCAAGGTGATAAACGCCTGCGAAGCCTGCACCTAGTACGGCATGGGGTGGCCCGGGGACATGTGCGTAGCGCTGGCAAGGTGGGCACTCCGGTAAAGCTCTAGACCCCCGGATATCGCGGTGATACCCGCGCAGTACTCTCAGTACTGGGGAGTTAATGGCAGAACTCCTATTGCTGAGCCCAAAAGGCGAGGCAGAGAGATTCCTAGTTTCGCGCAGTTCTGCCTGAACCAGCTGCGCCGAACCACGAACAGCGAGAATCCGGGAACACGAGAGGAGCCGCCTGCCGGCGTGACAGGCAGAGACGCGCGGACGCCCTGAGGCCCCAGGGAATAGCGTCTTTTTAGCTTTTACCTGGCATAAGTAAGCACAATGGGTGACTACATCCCTCTAGAAAACTGCGTAAAAGGGCGCCTCTACAAGCTCCACTCCCGCAATCTCGCTGCTGGCGTTTTTGACGGTAAAAGGGGCTTTATTGGCATCCGAGAGAAGTTCGACCAGCGGTACTTGTTCACGGAGTACCACTGGGACAGCCCGGCGTTTGCAACGGCGAAACCTATAGAAGACCTAGGCGTAGACGTGCCTGAAGACATCCCCGTCCAGGAATCGCTGGGGAGCTTCGACCAGATCACGCAACGCCCAACCGCTTTCGACAAGCCTGTCGCAGATGGTGGCAGGGGCTGGTACTTCACCGACACAGGCGAGGCCAGCCGGGACATCAGGTCCTACAGTAAAAGCAACGAAGAACTCTTCAAGTGGATACAAAGCACCACGTCATAGCGACAGTTTTCACCTGTCCGCTATGCGAAGACACCATTGTTTCTCGAGCCACGCACGACATGCACAGCTGCTCTTGTGGCGCTGTTAGCATCGACGGCGGGTTCGAGTACTTACGCGGAGCCTGGGACCCCAAGAGGGTCGAGATGCCCGAGGGGCGCAAGGTAAAGCTGCCCTATACCAAGAAAGAGCTTTACGAAGACTGGGCCAACGGGGCTGACAGGCTTGGAGTGTTCCCGAAGGGGACGGTGTTGGTGGAAGCCGATTAGTAAAATCGTCTACCAGGCATTAGGCCTGCCTATACATCTGGGTCCGCTGTCACGTTCGACGTCCCCCGCGATATCCTACTGTGGCTACTCGGCGTCCGCAGAGCGGATCCTGAGACGCCGTTTAACGATCTAAGGAGCAAGTGATTGGAACTCCTCTACGACGGTAAGACCGTTGAGTTCGAAGACTTCGATGGTGGGGAGGTCATCAAGATCAACCTCCACTTCGACGGCGAAGACGGCGAGGGCATCTGGGCGATGTTGCGCCCTGATGACCAGAAGGCCTACGACAACGACGAGAGCGGCAAGCTCGTCGTCTGCTCCCTGCGAAACAAGAGCCTTCACGGCGTACCGTGGGGCGCGTTCATCCTGGCGGAGTTGCAGGGGTCGGGGCGTCCCTCGACCAACCTGAGTCTGATGGACGGGAAAATGCTGGTGAGCGAGCTAGCTCGCAAATCCTGACCCAGCCGGGGGAACTCCTGGGCCTGCGTGAGTAGGCCTGGGAGTTTCTTTAGGTCGCAAATCCGGATAGCAAATCAGTCATAAGTAAGTAAGCGCAACAATCTGGGTGCGCGCCTTTGTTTCAGCCACCACCAACCATCAATGGGGAGGTACAATCTTGGCTCACGGAGCCTGCGAAGACTGTGTGTGCTCGCACGCCGAGTGTGAGTGCCCCACCGTCGTGGAGCACTTCGACGACTGGGACCCGGCCCGCGCGCGGGTCTTGGTGTCCCAGTTGGCAGGGTGCCCCTTCGAAGACGTCCTGGCCTTCCGGCCGGGGCGAGATGAGATCCTGGGGCTGCTCGGCAGCTTCAGGGTCAAGACCCGCACCTACTCCGTGGTGCGGACGCAGCGTGGGGTGGCCTGGAGGGGCCGGTCCAAGCTGTGAGAGTCGGGAGCGCTGCGTAAACCCGCGCGGCGCTCCCGGTTCGTTTTTAGACATGAAGGTTTACGATTACTGGCGGGTGCACGCAGAGTTAGACCTGTGTGGGTTCCCTGCCAAGGACGTTTGGAAGGACGCCTACCATCTAGCGCGGTGGGTATGCAGAATTCCGTGTAAGAACGGGCAGTGGGTGCTCTCGGTATTAGCCGGGGCTAGCGTGTACTCCTCGCCCAGGGACTTGCTCAGAAACCCAGCTGAGTACTTTGACGTAGAGGTTGCTATCCTGCCCGGAGTAGAAAACCCCAATCAGGGCCAATGGGCGAGCCGTGCAGACTTACCGGATGCGCTCAAGACCCTTATGGAGCCTGGTGGAAATAAGGGCGTTCTACCCTATGTCTCCTGGGAAGACGTGCAGCGCATCTATGACTGGTTTGCTTAGCAGGCGCTGCCTTCGTCACTGTGCCGAGTCACCACGCCCATGTCCTCGCCGAAAGCGGAGCCGGCTTCAACGTCAGCAGCGTCAACAGCACCCACGATGTTGAAAGCTGCGTCGAAGACCGGCTCCGCTCGGCCGTCCCCTCCGCCCTCTAGTAGGACGTCGACCTGGTACTGCAACTCCGGTGTGGACGAAGTGCTAGAACCAATGCCGAAGAGAGTTTGGAAGATGCGGTAAGTATCTAGAGCTGCTTGCATGCTGGCGTCCCCAGCGAGGAAAGCAAGGCCACCAACGGTATCTTCGTCTCCGAACTTTGGCACGCGGTTGTCGGCTACGAAGTCCGTGAAGCTAGTTTTTTCTAGCCTTTCGGAGAGGCGCTCGCTGAGCGAAGCGTCGCCGTCTACGGGAGTGGGATCATTTAAGTTGCTCGCTGGGGCGTTCTGGACGCTGTCTTTTAGCACGTCCACCATGAACGCGTTGCCTCCGAGACCAAAGAAGCTCAGAGCGTGGAACCCTGCGCTGATGTTGAAAAGGTCTCGGACCATTGCCAGAAGGGCGTTTAGACGACGAGCAAGTGCAACCCACTTTTCTACCTCCGCTACCATGGAACTTACCAAATCAGAGAACAGCCCAGCTGTATCAACGGGTAGGTCTAACAGCTGGTTAAGCACAACTCGCAGCTCGTCAATGAGAGCCACTAGCCCTGCTGGTAAGAAGTCTGATACGCGGCCGGAGACCCAGTCCGGCGGGATACCCCCAGAGCTGGCGCCCCTTTCTTTAGGTAGTAGCACGCTAACTGGCGCAGAGAGAACCTCTACCTCGAAATCTGAGGTGAGGCTGGAGCTTAGCTTTTTCTTGTAGACGCGGCCCACCCGGTAGACCCACGTGTCACCCGCGTCTCCGGGTACGAAGTCTTCGTCGATGTACGTTTTGGACCAGAGGTCGGTATCCACGCGCGTACGCTCGAATGCTGCTACGGGCTTGCCTCGGTCGTGGAACTTAACAAAGTCAGCAATGCCAGCAGCCCACTCAGCGCTAGCAGGGCTAGCAGTGTTGAGATCTTTAGTAGCGTACAGGATGTCGCGCTGCGGCTGCCAGGCCGGATAGTACCCAGAGAGCTTGAAGCTCACTTTGGGGCGGTCCCAGTGAGCAGCAGTCTTAGGCGCGTCCGTGGCAGACGCCAGAGCTTCTACGCGCAGCCCGGTGGGTGCCGGAGGCAGATCTAGCCCAGCGTTGCTACCAATGAAGTCCCCAAAGAGCGCTAAGAGGTCTAGCCACTTCTGGTGCAGCAGGCCGAGGTCCGTGCCTCCGTACACAATGATGATGCCGCCAACCCAGGCGTTGGAGCTGAGCTGCGGGCGTTCCAGATCGTCGACGTCATTAAGAGAAGCTTCAAAGGTGTCAATGAAGCCGTTCATCCCTCCCCGGGAGGCCGTCTTATTCGCAGCAGTAGGAACCACGCCAGCACTAATACGATTACGTATGTCGCTAGCAGAAGTAGAGTAAGAAGATCCGATACCGAGTGCGGATCCGACAGCCTCTCGAAGATTGACCGTTGTGGCCTCAAGTTTGGCCACGCGTTTGGCAGCGTCAGGTCCGGGCGGGGCCTGAAGAGGCACACTAAGTGCGTAAACACCTGTAGTACCAGTAAAGAGCCCCAGGACATCCTCAATCTCCGCCTTCACTGCGTTGACAATGGCCGACAGCGCATCAACGCGAGCGAGCTGCGCTGCCTCTATAAGCTTGAGGATTGTTAGTACTGCTTCAAGCAGGGACTTAACGGTGTTGACAATGTCTGCCAACGCATCAACGCCAGAGGCAAAGGCGTTGGGCAGCTTCAAGCTCAGTCCGTCCCACCGCCACGCTGCTACTGTGCTGTCCAGCACACCCAGCGCAGCAGTGAGAGCGTCGCCAGTCTCGTCAGCGATTACGCCCTGCTCTGCATTGCTATTGGTTACGGCAGCGTAGTTACGGTATTGAGCGACCTCGAGAGCACGTTTCTCCGTGGCCAGCAACACGTCGTCAACAGCGATGCCGAAGACAGGCTTCATCTGCTGGTCAAACCCCACCCGCTGGGACTGGTTGGTCGGGTAGGAGTTCTTGCCTACGTTGTCTGGTTTGTAGGGTCGGCGGGCCATTTACTTAAGTTTAGTTTCCGCCTTCTTCAGCTCCAACCTTGCCTGCTCCACCAGCTGAGTAATCCTGCCAGCCATGGCCTTCTGGATGACCTCGTTGGCCTTCTCTAGTGACTGGAGGGCGGGGGAGTCAAAGCCGTCCGGATTCTTGGTCCACTTAGCGTCTTCTACGGGGATTTTGGGGGTCAAGAGAAGTCTCCTAGGTTGCTAAAGCTACAGACAAGGAAGCAATGGGAGTCACAAGCCCCGACAGCGAAGGCGTGAAGGGCACAGCGGGAGTCCCGGTAGGCCCAGCGCTAGAGGGGTGCGTATGCGCGTCTAGTAGCAGGTGTAGCTGGTTGAGGTACGCCAGCAGCATGTTGTACTTGCACGCAGGGTCGCCGGGGCCTGTGGGGATTAGGCCTCCCGGAACTCCACCCAAGAGGACTCGAGGTGCGTTGAGTACGATGCCAAACGTGGCAGCCTTGCCTAGAGTAGACGGTACCCCCGTAACCGCGTTAACGACGAAGGAGCCGGCCTGGTTGATGGTGGCGAGTACATCGCCCGTGTGCACGTCCAGTTTGATCGAGGGGTAGGAGGCGGGGTAACCGAGAGATCCCACAGCCGAAGTAGGGTTTCCCACATCGAGCTCGAAGTTTCCATTGACTACCTCGATTTTCTTGCCTCGGACCTGGCCGGGGGTGGGGGTTACGTCTTTCTCTACGCGATACCCAGAGACGGTCTCGGTGCTGGTATGCGACGCGGTAACGCTGAAGTCACCGGTAGAGATGCTGTGCTTAGTGCCGGACTGGTCTTGGATGCCCGAGCCAGCGGACCGGCTAACCGTAGTGGCCTTACGCGCGTAGGCCCCGCCGATTTCTTTAGTATCGTTGCCCCGGATGATTTCGTTGGCTTCCTGGCGGCTACGAGCTCCTGCAGTAGCCTTGGCTTTCTCGCGTTCGCTGATGGTGCGCCCCTCTATCTGGATGTCTCCAGCCGGCGACACGTTTAGCCCAGCAATGACGTTCTTTCCGGCGTCCAAGAAGCGCAAGTAGAACAGCGAGCCTGCCTCGCCCAGACCACACTCAATGTCCCAGTTTTCTCGAGTAGGGTGGGCTTCTCGGACGTTGGTAGCGCCTCTGAAACTCATCGAGGCCTTGCCGTTGTCCGACACTATCCGGAACTCACCCATGTCGGTGAAGAGCTCAAAGTTGCGAGCTACTACGCGGATGAGGTCCCCGAGCTTGAAACCCAGAATCTGAGCTAGGTCGCTAGCTCTGAAGATGTTGACTCCACCCTCGAAGACTCCGAGACCATTGCCGTCCCCAGCCTGTAGGAGCCAATCTCCGGGCCCGGCGTCCCGGCCCTGCCCCTCCGAGTAGTCAGCGCCCCCAGTACGTGAGAAAAGCGGGTCCTGCGCGCCTCCCAGGTCTTCGCGGGCTAGGGGCACTGCGGTAGTCTTGGCCACGTCGCCTACTGTAGTAGGAGTGCTAGACTCCCCGGACCCCGCTTGACGAGCTGCTCCTTCCCCCAGGTACCCGACAACGAAAGGAGATTCGCCGTCGATGCGAGAGGTGACCGCCACTGCTCCTGGTTTGGGGAGGTGGATTTGGCCCCCACGCAGGTCGGGGTCTAGAGCGGAGCGCATGATGGGAATAGAGTCTTTGACCGCACCGGACCCCAGGTACTGCAGGGTACAGGTGTGTGTTGCTGGGTCTACGGCTATTACGGTGGCCTTAGCGAAGCCTACAGGGTGCTCAAAGGTATCATCCGTAGACGGGACGGACGCTCTAGGCTGGTAGGTGCCTACTAAGGGCTTAGCGGGTCGGCGCTGCATGACGAAATACTACATGATTCAGGTATAAGGAAGTATGCCAATCAACGATGACGAGCTGGTCAGGTCGACCAGACGTCGATACAATAAGCTTGTTTTGGAGTTATCGGCCCTGGAAGGGCCGTACTCCGTGCTGATCTCGCGCCGAGAGGCGCTCAACGCCGAGATATCGGCGGCTGAGGCCAAACTCGAGCAGGTACGCACGCAGATTCGCGCACTGCATGACGTCATGGCCTCGTTTGGCGAGGAGGAGTTGCCTCCGCCTCCTGCTCGCACCGTCCAGGAAGTCGCTGCTCCCGAGCCACCACCAAGCTCGGCCGCGGAGAATCCTTGGGCGTCGTTTGTGGTGCCAACGGTTTCTACGTTGGTGCCTCAGGCTCCGCCGCAGCCCGTCCCTGCCAGGCTCAAGAAGCCCGCTGCGCCGGTAGTTCCTCGCGCTACTCCAATTGCACCCGAGGAGTGGCCTACGCAGGCGTCTCAGGAGCCGCAGGAGTCCCCGGAGCCCAAGGCTACGCCAGCAGCGGGGGCGTGTCCCCGGTGCCACGAAGCCACCGGGCTCTCCAAGAAGGCTACGCGGCGTGAGCTGCGCAAGTTCTGTCGGTCGTGCGTCAACGCGGCGGACACGTTCCTGCGGCGTAACAAGCTGCCTGCTTTCTTGGCGGGGCAGTACCTCCTGGAGGTACCTTCGCAGAAGGTTGAGCGGGCTAGCCTCGTGCGCGAGCTGGGCGTAGCGTTCCTCCAGCGGCTCGATGTCATGCCGCTGATAAGCACCCGGGAGACCTACACGGGCCACGTACCGCCGCTTCGTACGAAGAAGGGGGAGCCGGAGAAGCCAGCAGCGCCTTCAACCCCACCCGCCCGGCAGCGCAAGAGCCCGCACCCCGATGACATCCGGGCCGCGGCAGCTCTAGTGGCTGAAGGCTCGACGTGGGAAGAGGTAGCGAAGTTCCTGGGGATCTCCGTGCTGGCGCTGCAGGAATATGTGGCGGAGCTGGAGAAGATAGTTCCTCCGGAGGAGCCGCTGGTCGTTCCGGAAGTTCTGGAAGCCGAAGCGGAAGTTCCGGCCCCGGCGGAGAGCGCTAAGCTCAATTACACCGAGCTGGTGTTGCAGTACATGCGAAACCACCCGAGGGCCAGCTACATGGCGGCGGACGTGGCTAACCGCGTGCTGCCGGGCAAGGTCAACCGGAAGGAGATCAGCACCGTCCGGAAGATCCTCGAGGACATGGTTCACTCCGGTGTGCTACACCGTAACAGCAACAGCGGCGGGCGCGGCGTGACCTACACCATCCGCCTTCCGCCCTCGAACCGAAAGGCGGGTTGATGCCCCGGTTTGCTGTAACGGTGAAGCGCACCTTCGTACGCGAGTACGAGTTCGCCGTAGACGCTGCTGACCAGGCGGACGCCGAGGCCCAGGTCTCTCAAGCCATGCAGCTGCTGGAACAAACCAGCCGCTGCGACTCCTTCGTAGAAGAGGAGTGGGCGGTAGGGGAGACCCGGGTCCTGCGGGCGGTAACGAGCAGCGAAGAGTGAGGTTCTCAACACCCAGGCAGCGCAAGCGACCCCCGTTCGGGGGTAACGCTGATGCTCCGCCCGACCCGTGCAGTATGGGCGCTGTCTGGGTGTTGTTTTTTAGGTTAGCGAGTCAGTTTCTGCCAGGCGCTGTCACCTTCACGCGAGATGGCGGAGCCCTTGGCGGCGCCGTAAGTGCCCCCCAGGCCAGCACCTAGCAGACCGGCCAGCATTGCGCCTCTCCCCCCTCCAGCGAGGCCTCCCAGCGCTCCCGCCCCCAAGCCGCCTGCGGCCCCTCCCAAGAGACCGCCGCCCGTCATATGCCCCCACCGGCTCAAGCCTCGACCCTCAGGAGCATTAAACGCTGCGAGCAGAGGCCCGCCTAACAGCGCGTTCCCTACGTCCGTGGAATCAATGTCGGCAGCCGCCTTAACAACCCCAGCATCAATCAGCGCCTGCTGCGCGCCAACGTCGTATGCCTGCTTAAGAAACGGGTTCATTTTAGCTCCTAAACTACAGATTTTCTTCTTTGACTAACGAGTCAGTGTCGTATGCCTGCTTAAGAAACGGGTTCATTTTAGCTCCAGTTAGAAACCAATTGCATCGTCGATGGCGTCCGAGCCCTGGTGGCCGTCCTGCTTAGCGCCGGGGTCCCACGGGAGAAGCCTATCACACATGCCGGAGACGTTCTCCATGATCATGTTCTGCCCGGCGTTAAGCCCAACAGTCCACTGGTTCATGCAGCACAGCTCTAGGTAAAATCCCCCCAAAGTGTTGTGGCTCTTGTCGCGGAAAGCGATAGCCATCCCGAAGGGGATGAGCAGAAGCTCCGAGTCAAGGTTAACGAAGTAATCTGTTTGCTTTCCGCGAGGGTGAATGGGCTCATCGAAAGTATCCGGGTCTACCCCGGCTTCGATAGCATTACGGTACAGAGCCTTCACCATGTTACGGCCCTTAACGAAGAGCCGCCCCATCTGCCAGGTTAGCGAGCTTTTACCCGATAGGAAAAAGCTGCGCCCCGACCCGATGGTCTGCACAGGCACGGTAGGCTTAGCCTGCGCCACCTGGAACGCTTGCATCATGCCCACGGCGTACAGCTTGCGCCCCGCAACGTTGTCGTTGCGCAGCTTCATGCGCGGAGGACCAATCATGACGAGAGTGTCATCCGGGTGCGCGGCTGTGTAGGCCGCGTTGTCCATGATACGCTCTACGTACTGGTCCTGGTAGAGCCACGAGTTGAGGTCCTCGGTTACCTTATCAGCCACGGTTGTCCTCCGGGTTCATTTCCTTGAGACGCTGGCGGTACCAGTGGGTCCCGTAGCCGCTGCCTCCAAGGCTACCTAGGATTGCGGGAAGCGCAATCATCTTTGCTCTAGTGTCGTCGCTCAGGTCTGCGCCGAGAGCGTTAGCGAGGGCGCCTGCGCCCCAGCCTCCAAAAGCGCCTCCGAGGGCTCCTAGCGCTCCACCGCCGATACCCGCACCGGTACCTCCGACAGCGTGCATGATGCGGTCATTGGGCGCCGTAGCCCCGCTAACGATGCCTCCAGCAAGGGGGCTCAGCAGAGCGCTGGCGGCCGGAGCAGCGTAATCGCCTGCGGTGACCAGCGCGTTTTGCCCTTTGGGCTTAGCCTTGGGCTTGGACTCAGACTTAGGCTTCTTTTTAGCCTCGTCGTCGGACTTTGCCGCGAACTTCTGGAAGTCCTCCAGCGCCTGCCGGGCCCCTAACTGGTAAGCAACGTGAAGCATTACTGCGACACCAGGTGCACAATGAGTTTGTTGAGTACCTTGGGCAGCGTTACCTCAACATAGGTCTCCATGGCGGAGCTGTCCGCAGCGGAGGCGCCGATGCTGCTGATCTTGCCGCTAAGCAGCGGCGACCCGATCTTCGGACGGAAGTCGGTTCGCAGGCTCTCGATGGCGGAGTTGATGGTGTCGCTGACCGAGTTGACAGCCTCAGGGATGAAGTTCCACACACCAACGAACGGCTCCAGCCGGCCTTTCATGACCAGGGAGACGTAATCGAAGTTGCGAACCACGCTGAGCTCTGCATACTCCTGAACGCCAGGGTTGTCGATCTGGCCCGTGGTGACCTGGTGCACAACGTAAGGCAGGCCAGCAACGCTGTCCTGGACAAAGACGTAGTACCCGCCGTCACCGAGAGCATCGATCTCGTCGTCCGAGAAGTGCAGGTTGGTGTCGAAGACCTGCTCGACGCCAGCAATGCCAATCTGGTTGAAGGGCTGATGCGGCGCCAGCGAGGCGTTCATGCCCCCCACAGCAGCCGCCAGGTAGTACGCCGGGAGCCCGGTAGTGCCGAGCACCTTGCAGCTACCCGCGTACACCATGGTGAGGCGCTTGCTGCCAGCGCTAGCAATGCGAGCAAGGAGCTCGTCCTTTTGCTGGGTTGTGCTGGAGCTAATGCTGCGCTGGACGGTGTAGGTAAGGCTGTTAGCGGTCTCAGCAACCTCGCCCCCACCAACGTCGGTGATGGTGAGCGCGTTCTCGTTGACTACAGCGGAAACAACGTAGGTCTCGCCGCCAGTGACAACAAGGGTGTCTCCTACGACCACGCCATCAGTAACAAACTGCGCGTTGAGATCAGAGAAGGTCCCTGGGTTCCCAGCGACCACCGATCCAGTATCCGTCTCCGCCCCCAGCACCGGGCCAACATATTTGAAGCTAGGCAGCCCAGCACTGGCACCGATGACGTGGCGGAAGTTGCCCTTCTCAGGAGCCGACTGCGCAACCGCGGCATTCTTAAAAGGAGCAATGACGTTAGCCAAATCCGTGCTCAGGGGCACTATGCAGTAGATGCTCTTGTTGGCGTTGATCTTCGACCGAGCAGCGGTGTACCCGGCAGTGTCGTCGCTGGCGATGGCCAGGCACTGCAGGTTGGTAGCGCCAGCGTTGCTAAGCGCCACGTACATGGCCAGGCCGAGAGGGTTCTTGTGGTGAACCTTCCCGATGTCAGCGAACTCGTTGTTCGAGGGGATGCTCGAGTGCGTGATGAAGTCGGCCAGATTGTTGATAAGGCCCCGGGCCTCGACCTGAACCGTGGCGCGGGTGACTACGGCTGTGCCCTCAGGGACGGCCATGGAAATCTGGTTGTTACCGCCACCTCCGAGGACAATATTGGTGTCGTCGAAGGCCACCTCTCCGGCAGGGACGGCCCAGCCGGGTGCGTTGCCGTTGGTGCTGGCCGCGAGGGAACGCTCGATGTAGCAGGAGGCCCGGCTGCCTGCGTCGTTGCTGGTCTTGAAGCGAAGATTTGCAGCCACAACCAGCTCTGTTTGGCTAGAAACAGACTGGACCGCCACTGCGACCGGGACGTGCTTCAGAAGACTCGCCCTCTGATCCACGACGGCGAGAGCGCCGATGGTGTACCCGAACCGGGAATCCCCGCCACCAGAGTCCGCGTTCAGCTCCGCCCCCGCCAGAGTGTCAAAAACACCTCCAGCGCCGTCTGCGTCTGCCAGCAGGAGGCGGTTGTCATCGATTACCTGAAGCACCGTAAAGGCCCCGGCACCGACAGCATCAAGAACCGTAGAGTCGTTCTGCGTATTGTTGAACGTAACGACGTCCCCCACGGACACATCCGTCAGGAACGCGGCGGACGCGTCTAGGTCCACCAGTACCTGAGGCATGTTGGACTGGATTACAACCTTGTCCCCGATCTTAACACCCCCTGCGGGGCTAGTGCTGGAGAGGTCGGCCGCTGCGAAAGTCAGCGTGTGCGCGTCCGCGCCAATGGTAACGTCATTGGCAGCGATGTCATTCTTTACTAGGTAGTAAACGGCCTCGAGGAACGCAGCCGGAGGGTGGTCCCCCGCAGTGTCGATATCGTGCTCAGCCCCAAACCCAAACGCAGACCACGCAATCGTGCTCGCCGGGCCATCCGGGTCAGGCCATGCTCCGGCGGTAATGGTGAACGAGTTATCCCCCCACCCTCCGGAACCATTAGGAGCGTAAGCAACGCCCGCCCCGCGGTTCTCGGGATACTCGACCACCTTGTAAGCGGGGCCCACGATGCACGTAGACAGGTCGGGGTTTGCCGGAGTCAGAATGACGTTGGCAACTTCCTGTCGGATTTCAACTAAAGGACGCGGCATGAGTAGACTCCGCTAGGTAAACGGTCTTCGTCAGTGAAATTATAGGGGGGCTCTGTAGCCCAGCAACCCCGCGAGATAACTACTCCCCCAAATCCACTCTAGCCAGGCTATCAAACGCCAGCTGGTGGTAATCAACGTTGTTGGAGTGGGTGATACGAGTGTCGAGGCTTTGGATCTTCCGGGCTACCGGGCGCTCCGCCCACTTGACGTCGAACGAGATCTCCGAAGTTACGCGCGTAGAGTAGAGCCGGTTGTCCTTCTCCCAGACCGTGGTGGGCCCCAGCGTAATCGGCGTATTGTCGCGGATGTTGTAAACGCGGAGGATCTCGTTGGAGCTCATCAGCAGGAAGCCCTGCACAATGTCACCCAGGACAGCGCTCTCTCCTCGGTTGCTCGAGACGCAGTCCACCAGGATTTGCCCGTTACCTACGCAGTAGTACCCCTTGAGACCCGTGTGGTTCTGCTGGCCCGCAAAGTCACCCACCGTGACCTGGGGAAAGATGATGGCAGCGCGGTCTACGTAAAGAGCCGGACGAGCGTCGTTTTTCTTTAGCTCATCGCCCGCGCCAGCTTCGATGTAGATGCGAGAGAGGTGGTCCTCCTCGTTGTAGAACCACTGAAAGGTCTCTCCAGGCGAAGAGAACCGCTCACGCAGCGTAGCTAGGTAAACCCCGATGATGTGGAGAGGGGATTTGACGAGGACGTATGGGTGTTCGGTGGCGGGCACAGGCTACTCCCGCATGGCTTTCTCTGTAACGGCACCTGTTAGGGCGCCGCCGAGAATGCCTCCTCCTAGCACCGGCAGACCAACAAGCTCGAACATATCAGAGTCCGGCATCCGCTTAGCCCACCGACCCAGGGCCAAGGCGGTAGCAGCGCCCCCTAGGCCTGCGCCTATAGTTGTCCCGGCCGGGTACGGTGTGTCGCTGTCCTTCTTGTAACTGGCGTAGCCCATAAGCCCGGCCCCAGAGCCCCCTCCGAGGAGAGCGGCAACCAGGTTGGGGTTGTCCCCCACCCAGGACCGGAACCCTGCTTCCTTAACCGCCAGCTCTACGCCCGCCTCGTAGGCCCGTTTGAGGAAGTAGTTCATTCGGTCAAATCCAGTTCAACAGCGTAAGCAGCGTCAGCGCGGCTTAGCTCGCTGATCTGCAAATCTTGGTGCACCGTGATCCTGCTGGACTCGGTGGGGATTTTTTGCCTGACGATGAAGCGCCGGTTAGTGCGCATCTCCACCAGGACGTCTTCGGGCTCCATCAAAGGATAGTCCAACATGGTAGCACTGAACATAGCACTATCAGTGAGACCAGTGTTGTCAGCGCGCTGGCTGACTACTGCGGGGTCTAGCTTAGCCCAGATAGTGACGGGGTCGTGGTAGCCGCCGTCGAAGCTGGTGCCGTAGCACTTCCCACAAGAGCTGAGTACTACGTCTTTAGTGCGGGGGTTGTAGCAGACCGAGCAGCGAGTACCGAACCGCTTGCGCTTGAGAGCTACCAGCTTTACGCCATTGAGCTTGCGTAACTGGATGTCCAGGTCTCTGCGAGCTTTGCGACCAATACGGCCACGCCACTTGTCTTCCTGGTGAAAGACTGTTTGCGGCGCTGACGCTGCTGCGTTGTCTGGCCCTGTCTCGGGGATGGCCTGGACAATGTACCAGGCCCGGTTGGTAAGGTTGAGCTGCGGGACGGGCTGGTCCATGTAGAAGAAGTTGTTGTCGCGAACCTCTTCTTCGGAGACCTGCTCGAAGGGGCCGGTAGGAGACCCGGACCTAAAAATCTTGAAGGTGTAGGGTGTGTTGTCGGGGTTCTCCATCGTCCACTGGATGAAGACCTCGTGGGGGTAGACGGGCAGTACGCGCGTAATGGTGATTTTGGCGGCCATCAGTCCTCAGTAAGTAGCTTACCTATCCCCCACCCAGCCCCCGCTCCGGCCCCCAGACCTAGGAGGCCAAGCAGAGATCTGGGTCTTCCTATGTACCTGCCGTGATTCACATCGCGGAAGGCTTCCCCACCCTGCACGGATTTACGTAGGTAATGTTGTATTTTGGCGTCATTCGGGTCTATGTCACCCTTAGTTAAGGGCTCTTGTATCCAATTTTCGTACGCCCGGTCTAGGTTAGAAGCGCCCAGGGACGCTCCTGCCATAGCTGCGGGTACCCCCACCATTGGGGCCCCGATTAATGCTCCTAAGTACGCATCTTTATTATCCTCATCCATACCCCGGGAGACGTGGCTTAGCATACCCGCCTCCTTAACCGCCAACTCAACCCCAGCAGCGTAGGCCTGCTTCAGGAACTCACTGTTCACGGTTCGCTCCTAGTGCTGGTAAAGCAATAGCTGGCATCAGAAGGAGGACACTATATCTGACAAGCCCCACCCAAACTGCCCCCAAGGAGACTTCGCCTCATGGATAGTTCTCCCAGATAGGCCAGCAAGCCTAGACAGCCCATACCCGGCTCCCGCGCCGATAGCTCCCCCCGCTAAACCTCGCCCCAGGGCTTCCCCAGGACTATCCGCAGAGGCTACCCCCACGCTAGCGCCTAGGCCACCCCCTAACACAGGGACAACGGCGTTAGGGTTGCGTAGGAAGTTACCCACCCCGGCCTCCTTCAGTGCCATAGCGCATCCGGCCTCGTAGGCCTGCTTTAGGAAGTCATTCATATGTGGTACCACCCCCGCCAAAGGGGCGACCTAATGAATCCGCTAGCAGCCATGTTAGACGCGATCTTCATCTGCGAGACATGAGCCCGGAACTCCTGCTTGAGAGACCCCGCTAGCTGCAGGTACTGACCGTACTTGTCATCAATGCCCACGGGCTGGATGTTGCCGTCCTGGTAGCTGGCCTGGTTGCGCAGCTGACGGAAGGCCTCGCTCTGCATGAGGTAGTGAGCGGCCCCCGTTAGAAGCACATACTTGTTAGGGAACGTAGCAGAAGTCCAGTTAGTGGCGCGATCCACAACATTGGCAATGTCCACAGCGCGGTCGATGGCGGTAGCGAGCTCAGTGTCAGAGAACTCTACGTCATCGAGCAGGGGGTTGTGGCCAGTGTAGTCCCGCAGAAAGTCACGCACCTCTGTTGTCGAGATGATTCCCGCGGGTGCTGGTGACGCTACTGGAGTTGCTACTACTGGCATTGGTTACACTAAGACTTCCTGAGCGTCAGGCCCGTAGGACCCCTGCTTCTCAAAAACAATGGTGTAGGTGTTGCCCGTGGGCAAGTACACCGGCACAGCCCAACGGCCATTGTTGTCTGTGTAAGTAATAGCCTGCACCAGGCTCAGGTTACCAGCGTCGTAGTCGGCCTTCTTGTACGCGCGTATGGTAGCGCCAGCAACGGGGTCACCGCCCGCAGTGACGTAGCGTAAGTTGTCTGCGTCGCCGCCTGTGTTGTGGTTGATCGCGGTTTCCCCGAGGCCAACGCCAGTGATGACCTGGTTGTCCTCAACGAGAGCAGTGTACTCCTGGACCGCCTCGGTCTCCAGGACGCCAACCTTCTCTCTAGACTGGATGACGTAGATGCCATCCGGGAAGTTGCTGAGGTTGATGGCCCACGAGTAGTTCTCGGCTACGCCTTCAGCGAAGGCCACGCGGAACGTTGCTCTCGTGGCTTCCGGGTCTGAGACGATATCAAACGCAGCGAAGTCATTGGTGGCAGGGCGCCAGTACTCTCCAGACTCCTGGCGCTTGATGTACGAGAAGAGAGTCTTGCCTGTGGCGTAGACCAGGTTGGCTTCAAGCTGGGACTCGACTTCATTGCCGTTGTCGATGACAGTGCTAGTGGTCCCAAACGGCCCGTACTCTGTACCCCCAGACAGCTCGTAGCTGTTGTAGGTGTAGGTACCGTCTGTCCAGTCGGAGGCGTCTAGGGACCAGTCGTAACTGGTGTCAGCATTGTCGGTGAAGTCCACCCGAAACGGGTCTCGAGTGGCCTCGTTAGCAGTAGCGGGGTCGAATACCTGGAACTGCTCGTCTACTGTATGCCAGTAGCGACCGTCAGAGTCTCTGCGCACAAACGAGAAGAGTGCGCGCCCGACAGGACGGTTAGTCGTTGCTGTCAGTAGGCCCATCGCCCATTACCTTCTGCTCGAGTAACTGCACTCCCAGGTCAATAGTATACGAAGCGGCCGCTCCGGCGAACCCACTAAGCAAGATGGTTGCCGCGTCTTGGGGCTGTAGTAGGGTAGGCGAGGAGCTTAGTCTGTGCAGTACCAGTACTAGAACTCCAGACCAAAACCCCGTGCAGAAAGAGCAGGACAGCAGTTCATCGAAGAACTTTAGCTTTCTGAGCTGTCGCCTAGGCCACTCAGAGAGCTTAGCATCCTTAATGCCAAAGGTAGTGCCGTACACGGCAGCGGCCCACAGCAGGAAATCACCTAGAGTGTACATTATCGTCCTTTAGGCTTTGATTGGCGGTCCGTACGCGGCTCACGCCGCGGCGTAGTAGCTCGGACTTGCTTAGGCGTAGCTCCGCTAATCCTGCAGCAGTTAGTTTCTGCAGACTTTTGAATGAGCTCCATAGAAGTGGGGGCTTCTGCTGCTACTGCATCTTCAATGAGTGTGCTAGCGGTTTCGATATCACACTCAAAAGATACGTGCAGCACGAAAGCATTAAGTGCTTCCTGCAGGGTGTGCACTTCATTTAGAAGGCGGGCGTTTACTACTGAGCTGGGGGTGGCCAGGACGCTATGCTGCGCCCGGATAAGCCGCACGATCGCGGTACCTAAGGGAAGTTCTTCTTTAGGCCGCTTTCGCTGAACAACCGATGGGTTGGTGGGGTTAGCAGGCATTTGACCTTCAAAGTTTGAGGGGGGAGTAGGTTAAGCTTACTCCCCCCTCAACTATACCCCTATTTGGCGATTAAGCCAGAACGACGGCCTCGCCAGGCTGGATGAAGACAGCGTCTGCGCCGATGGCGTACCCAACCTTCAGAACAACGTCCCCCGCGTCCGAGGGAGCGGTCTGGGTCAGTTCACCTGCGGTGAGGCTGAGGAAGACCTCGCCACCCGCGGTGAACGCCCCGCCGCCCGAGGGGCCACTGACCTTGCCTGCCACCGCGACGCGGATGTCGTCAGCGGTGTTCTCCGCGGAGGAGTCGAGAGCGAAGCCCACGAACTTGGAGCTGGCTTCCGCGTCCGCGTCACACAGGTTGACGGTACCCGAGCTATCGATGTAGAGGGCATCACCCACCGCGATGGCTGCGTGCGTCGCCGGGGTGCTGAAGCGCACACAGACGGGAGCGTCAACCGCGCCGGTGGCCCCAACCGTCAGGGCACCGGAACCGAGGAGGTTGAAGTCCGGGTTGGTGGCGGCGTTACCAAGAACCACGGCCGCACCGGTGTTGCTGGTATCCACCAGGAAGTAGTTGTTAGTCGACTCCGCGACCTTGAAGGCCTGGCCGGAGTCGTCAACTACCGCCATGGAGAACGCACCGCCAGAGGTCAGGGCGATGGAATCCGCGTCCAAGGTGTGCGCACCAACGTTGACGTCAAACGCGCCTGTAGTAGTGATGTCCACCTCGCCAGCGTTGCCAACCAAGTTGACCCCGCCCGCACCGTCCAGGCTAAGAGCCCCGGCTACGGTCGACCAGGTGGCCGCAGCCGCCGAGGTCAGCGTCAGCGCTCCCGCGGACGTGGTCAGGCTCGAAGCCGCGTTAGCGGTCAGGGTGGCAGCGCCCCCCGAGAGGGTGAGATCGCCACCGCTGACGTCCAGCCCGGCGTCAGCGTCCAGGTTGGCGCTGGCAGTGATGACGCTGGCCCCGGAGCCCACGACCATCTCCGCCTCGTGCCCCAACCAGACAATGGAGGTGGACGAGTCCGCACCAGCGTTGTCCGTGCCGTGGAAGTAGAGGAACGCGTCGAGGTCAACGGCGGAATCGGCTGTGAGGCCGATCTGCATGCTGGCCGAGATGGCGGTGCCATCATCGTCCATGCCGAACTCGATGACGGGAGCCCCGGTGTCGCCCGCGACGTTGTACATGCTGGCCGAGAAGACCGAGTTGGTCTCCCCAACAGCGTCGCCCGACTTCAGAACGATGCCCGCGTCCTCCTCCGTGCCCTGCGCGGAGTCGTTGTTGACCGTGAACACCAGAGCGTTGGTGCTGGGAACGCTGATCTCGCCAGCGTTGAGCGCCCCATCCTTGGTGATCTGGACGAGCCCAGCGTCGCTGTGGAAGAAGAGCTCCTCGTCCGAGCCATCGACGGCAACGTAAATCCGACCGTCGCCATCCGCGGGAGCCCCGGGAGCAGCAATGGCGTCGAAATCCATGTAACCCGAGGACTTCACGTTATCCGAGCTGAGGGTACCAGTGGTGCTCAGGTTCTCGTTGCCGAAGTCAATCGCGCCACTGGAGTCAGTGATGCTCCCGTTCGCCAGGGTCAGGTTGCCGACCGAAGAACCAGAGGCCAGGGTGGCGACGCCGGCGCCCAGAGTACCAGTGGTGCTCAGGTTCTCGTCGCCGAAGTCAATCGCGCCACTGGAGTCAGTGATGCTCCCGTTCGCCAGGGTCAGGTTGCCGACCGAAGAACCAGAGGCCAGGGTGGCGACGCCGGCGCCCAGAGTACCAGTGGTGCTCAGGTTCTCGTCGCCGAAGTCAATCGCGCCACTGGAGTCAGTGATGCTCCCGTTCGCCAGGGTCAGGTTGCCGACCGAAGAACCAGAGGCCAGGGTGGCGACGCCGGCGCCCAGAGTACCAGTGGTGCTCAGGTTCTCGT